GTTGACATTTATTTCCATGTTATACGATTCAATCAAAATTTTTAAATTAATAATGTTTCACGTTAAACATTGTACAATTTAATTTTATAATATATAATAATAAATAAGTTAATCATTAATCATATATATTTCATCAGCAGCAAAAACAGATCATAATTATAATAATAGCGGGTATAGTGATATAACTGTTATTATCTCACTTAATTTTAAGCAGTTTTTGGGTATCAATTAGGGGGGTAGGTTTATGATTTTAGCATTTTTTGGAAACTGAGAAAGGGTGATACAGATATTGGAATACGCATCCACTATTTTTCGTTTTATTGAAGTTTTACACTTTTCTCAATCTTTCATTTCTTATTGATAAAACTCACTCCAATTTCCTCTCCATAATATCCACTTATCCCTTATCCTCCTATACTCAATCCACTCCCACTATTTTGAATTTTAAAGTCACTCAATTTTTATCCCCCTATATTTCCATATATCCTATCCTTATTTCACTCTTACTTATCCAGCATATATCTTCCTTCCTTACCCAATATCTCCTTATACACCTATCTACTTATCCATATCAATTTTATCCTTAATCTCCCCATATTTTTTAATCATTCTCCTACAAACTCCAATTTCCTTTTCATTATACTCCATCTATCCTAATCGCATTTCCCATCTAATTTCCCTAGCCTTATTTCATCCTATTGTCCTTTATCTATGCTTCTCTACTCATACATATATCCCCCTTATTCTCTTAGCATCTACTCAGCATTTTTATACTTTCCTCTCTGATCATACGATTTCTTCCATTCTGATTTACAGATAAACACTAATTTCTTATTCTCCTAGAGTTAACTCAATATAATACCTATTACCAACCTCCATATTTCTCTTGTTTTTATATGATTTTGCCTATATTTCTATCAATTCTATTCAATTCTGATTAATTCCATTCATATTTAACCATATTCTATCCACAACAAAAAAAGACCACTAGATTTCTCTAGTAGTCTCTATAATCTATCCTATTGATGATCCATCAGAACTATGATGTGATAATGCATTATAAGAAGCTACACGTACTGATTTATTCATCTACACTTCACCTCGTTCTTCTGGTTGCCACGGCATCTCATCAGTGAGTTTAATTACATCATCATAGTCAGTCTCACTGACTTGTTTAACCTCTATTATCTTTTTGTCTAAATCCATATTATCAGGATTGCTATTAAACACTTGATTCGCTCTTGCGATTGCTTGTTCAACGTCATTAGCTTCGACCACCACATAAGGATGGAAAAATAATAGGCTGTAGAATATTTCAAAGTCTACTCTATATACACTCATTCATCTTCACCTCGTTCGAGTTTATTCATTTTTTCTTGCGTTGATTCAAGGACTTTCCTGAAATGTTTGAAAGCTGGTACACCAGTTTTATCGTATTTACTAGACTGATTAATCACACCTTCATCTAGCCACTTCTTCAACTTCTCCCATTTTTCCTCTACTTCATCAGCACGTTGTTTTTGTTCGCATAACAAGCCCTCTAATTTTCCGATATGTCTATCCATTGCGTATCTGTAAACTTCATTATGTCTCCAGTGAAACTTTGAATCATCTTCTTTTTTGAATGTGTAAAGGTCTGCGTACGTTAAATCTTCAACAACAGATATTAATTTTGCTTTTTTACCGTCAACCTCTATAACATCTCCAACTTTTATCCATTTGACTTTAATCATTTACTCCACCAGCCCTTTCTCTTTTGTTGATATTAAGTTAGAGTTAGTAATTTCTTCTTCGATTTCTACTTTAAACTTTGTATCAAACTTAGGAATTGCTTTACCATTATCAGTTTGAACCCATCCGTGATGATAACTAATGAATACACGATAATTCTCATCGACACCATAAAAGTCTCCAGTCTTATCATTATCTCTAGCCCAAGTTAATAATTCCAATAAATCCATCTCTACCGTGCGTTTAATTTTTTTAACCATAATTTATTCTCCCCATCCCTTACTTACTTGATCTGCAATCCTATCAATCTCATGCAGATATTCTAATGTACTTGCTAAATCATGTTTACCAACCATGCGTTTTACTGGTACATTTCTTGTATAAGCCTTCAGTGCAGTTCTTACATTTGAAAAATATCCTGCAAACTTCCATGATTTAGTATTAGTTGGTTTCTTCGTTTTAAAATCAATATCATATTCCAATGCTTCTAACTCCAATGTGTCGCTTTTACCATATCTCACGATTCTATATTCGTATGGTAATGTAATCTCCAATGTAACTTCTCTTTCGTTTGTCTCTTTCATAACTATCTCCCTTTATTCATAATTTATTTATTTCTTATATACATCATAATCTATTTGAGATTATCCGTCAACCATTATTTTAATTAATTACGTTCTATTTGAATTTTATTACGTCTTATTTGATTCATTATACTAATTTAGGTATTCTTTATCACAAAATATAAACAGTCGATTCTAGCACGTAATAAATCTCAAGTATTTTTTATAACAAACTAACTACCAATTTATTTTTCAATATCATCCCAATAATATATCATACTACGTGTTATTTGAATTTTATTACGTTCCATTTGCTTCGTTATTATAAAATGAGACCAAATACCCATTTAAGATATATCGGCTAAAATAGAACGTAATAAATCTTGAGTTTTATTATTTGTTAAATTTAAATAGCTTTAATTAATTCAATAAACTACCATAAAACATATCTTTTGTATAATATTCCTCTAGTCTTTTAAAAGCTGTAACATACATACTTCTATATTTTTCAATCTTCCCAATATCAAAATCACAATCTTCTTTTGAGTATTTCATTGTTCCAACCTTATTGACATTATCTCGATCCTTTTCATATTTTTTTTGAGTCCAATCAATATAGTTGTCTTTCTGTCTATGTAATTCATTATTCATTCTTTCAAACTTTTCAGCTTTCAGTAAAGCGATTTCATTTTGCCATAAATTTTCTCTGTCTTTTTTGTATTGTTCCAATATTTCTTTACCATTGCGTTCAATATATTTAAATGTTCTTGATTTAGTTGTCTTAGTTTGTATCATTGTGGCTCTAAAGTAGAAATCAATAGAAATGCTTTGTTTATCACCTTTTGAATCTATATATTCAATATTCTCATAAAATTTGTCTTTAAGTTTATTAAATTCTGAGCCATTAATACTTTTACCTTTTCTTTCTAAATCCTCTTTAATTTTCTGTTCTCCTGACACGATAGTTGAAAACACAATCTCATCTAATGTGATAAAGGTTTCACTACCTCGTAACTTAGCTTTAATGAACTCTCCTGATACAATAATCCTAGTGCGTTCTAGCCTAGCTAATGATTCTTTAAATGCTTGTGCTAAATTGGTAGTAGTAAAATAATCTTGCAGCATATATGCGTTCTCCGTATAATTTACATTCTCTTCTATAACTTTTTCTTCTTCCAGCTTTTTTATAATCCCCTGAATCTCTTTAACTGTTGGCTCATTTTCATTGTAATATTTATTTCCATATTTCACAGTACGAGAATCATTGTATTCTTCCTCAGACATAAAACCTATTTCCTTCATCCAGCGACCAATAGTATAAGTTTTACCATCAAGTTCATTATTATTTTTAACTAATGCACTAATAACCAAAAGATCAATACTTTTAGCGAGTTGTTTTCTTTTGTCTAATGACTTCCACGATTCTGTGACCAAAGGTTTACCATCAGGATTATGTAATTTGCCAATCTTATAATTTTTCTTGCGTTTATCTTTTTTATCAGGGATTTCTTCAAACTTAATATAATATTTATCAATTTTCTTCTTGATAGATTCCATTTGGTCTTTAGGAATTTTTCCTTTTGTATAAAAATTTCTAGTTTGTGCTTCAGTTCCAAACATATCTATCAGTTCTTTAAGTGTAACTGTTTTGTTTTCTATAGTTTTTAATAAATCTAACGGATAATCTTTTTTCATAATTTTCTCCTGTCTTGTTTTTATTTAAATTTTAGTAAAAATAATATGGGACTTTAATTGCACTAAAGGTATTATATTATAGTATTAATAATGTCCCATATTTTTTTCTCCTGTTTTTAGTCCATTTTTCCCTAGTGGAACAAGGCAATTTTAAAAAATTAGTATAGGTTTGAACCCCTCATAGGTAATAATATAAACCCTATGTATCCTTCAAATCTATACTATTTTTGCTCAATCCCTTGTGGCTGTAAGGCTCAAGCCTATTTACCTATGATTTATTTTTTTGAAAGTGTCGCTATCGCTCATGCTCATTTCGCTACGCTACATTCCGCTTGAACTTTGTTTTATTCGCTACGCTTCATAAAAGTCGTTCGTGAAGATTCTTTCTATGTGATGAACATTATAAGCGTAGCGTTAATGTGAAGCACTAAGCGGAATTGCGTCAGCAATTTCAAGACCCTAAGAACTAATTTTTTTATAATTTATTTAAGAAACTCACCAATAAAACATTTTCTATTTTTGCCTTTATCAGTTTTAATGGCATATTGTACAGCTTTGGATTCTCCGAAGAGGAAGCATTGATCTATAGTACGAGTTAAGGCAGTATATAAGAATTGACGACTTAACAACATATAGTCGTTATATGTAACTGCAATAATTAAAGTTTTAAATCCTGAACCCTGTGAACGATGACAAGTGATTGCATAACCTAAATCTAATACTCCTATTTCGTCATCATCTTCATCTTTCTGATAGAAAACTAATCCATCAATTCCTTCAAAATCAATTAACATTCCATATCCTTCAGCACAACCTATAATTTTACCAAACGTTCCGTTAAAGACTTCAGTGGACTCAAATTGAATAGCGTTCATTTTAACAAAACCATTTGTGTAATCTGCAAACTGAGTCTTTGTCATAATTCTAGCTTTATAATTGTTACCTTGTTGAATAACTCTGTCTCCTACTCGGAAAGTATAGTTAGAATTAGTCAATTCATCATCTGATACTTTAGGAGGATTAAAAATTGGTTGTAATAATTTATTTAGATTCATTACGGATAATTCACCTTTTGATTTCAGTCCAGTAATAACTTGAATGTCATCGAGGTTTTTCTCAGGGTTACTTATGTATTTTTTTACAGTGAGGATAATATCATTAAGGATTAAAGTTTTATCATTGTATGAAAAATAATAAAAGTCTTTGTTATTCCCAAAAACTTTTAAACCTGTTTCGCTTGAACTTCTAAATTGATTACCTTTTCTCACTTCATTTGCAACAGTTAATGTGCCACTATCTAAAGCTTGTCTGTGAACTTTAGTAAGTGTGGCTCTAGCGAACTCTGTAGAAGACAAAAGATAGTCGAAAACAGCACCTCTACCAATCGCAGGTAATTGACCACTATCCCCTACTATTACCAGTTGAGTACCATCTGTAATATAAGAAAGAAGCCAATTAAAAATACTGTTATCAATCATAGAAGCTTCGTCTACTATAATAATATCATAGTCAAGATAGGATTCCTCTGATTTAGGATCTATGGTAATATGTCGAGATAATGCTCTATGTATAGTTGCTGCTGTCATTTCGTTTAATGATAATACATTAACTGCTTTACCTGACAAGGAGACAGCTAGATGTTTAGAGATAACATCAATAATAACCTTCACCAGTTTGCTTTTCCCTGCACCAGCTACTCCATCTAGTACCAAGACTCCATTTTGAATACCTTTGTGTATAGCTTCTTTTTGCTCATCTGTAAATTTAAATCCATTTTTTAATTCATTCATTGTAATAGCATTTGTAATTACTTCTTCTGAATATTCACTGTTAAAGTTGTCTCGAATACTTCTAAGCTTCTGTACGATTTGGTATTCTTCTTCTCGATATGTCTTCAAGCTGATAAACCCTTTGTCATAGTAGATTCTTTCATCCTTCATAATTTTAGTGAATAATTCAGAATCCACTTCTTCAACTTCTAAAATATCACACATTTTTTTATCAAATAACTCTACATCTATTTTCGTACTCCCAGATAAATTAACTAATTCTTGGATAACGTAGATTGATCCCGCTTTTATTCTTCGAGGGTCATTTTTACTTATTCCTAATTCTAAAGCCAATTTATCTATCTTCTTAAAACCAAAGCCATCTACCTCTGTTAGCCGATATATATTTTTATTTAACACCTCTAAAAGTTTTTGAACATCACCAAAGTGGTCTACTAATTTTTTAATGGAATTAATTCCAACTCCAAGCGGGGCGAGTTCTATAATTGCTGTACTGTAATCATCAACATCACTGAGTTTCAATTTTATTTTTTCCGCTACAATCTCTCCGATACCTTCAACTTGAGTTAAGTTAACTTTATCAGTAAGAATATCCTTGACTAATTCTTCTCTATCATAAAAGTTTAAGATAATATTGTCAGCTTGAATATCAGTGAGCATAGCACGAATAAAAGCATGGTTTGCTTCTTTACCTTTGACTCCATCTGATTTAACTTTGATGAACTTATAAATATCTACACCTTTTTTCTCATCATATGCTTCAGTAAAATGAACCATATATGATTTACCTTCTACTAATTGTGGAACTGTTCCTACAATTGTAAAGTTTTTATAGATGGGATGTAACTTAACTTCCTTGTTTACTTCGTCTTCAAATTTAAACCCATAAACTCCGAATGAAGAGTTATCACTATAAAACACTTCTTTGGTAACAATTAACCTTTCATCAAATTCCTTATAAACTTTTTCCATTTAACAATCTCCTTTTATTCTCTATTAAATTTAGTCCTTATTTAAGAACTATTATCATTATACTAGATAAATTATAGATAGTCAATAGGGGTTGACACACAATATGAATTCATGGTATAATTCTTATATCGGTAAAAGGGAAACCGACAAAAAACAAATTATATAGAAAGAGATGGAAAAGGACAATGATGATTACACTGGAAGAATTACCGAAATACGAGAAAGCTTTAGGCTACTCTTTAGATACATTAAAGGCAATGCAGTTAGGTGAAATTAAGGATATTGTAGGAACGGAAAATAAAATTAAGAGACACGAAGATAATTTATGGATATTCTTGAGATTTGATTCAGTACATACGCATTTAATTAAACACGAAGGTTCATCTGAAGACACTTATGATATTTGGCAAAGATTCAGAGAAGCATGTGATTATGGGGTAAAGTATGGTAAGGATCGTTGTGATGCTATTTCAAAAACTTTTAATGATGACGCAGCGGTTCGTACAGTAAGCTCAAATAAATTTATGAATCAACAAGTGAAAACAAAGGGTATTCCATTATCAGGTGAAAACGGGTTTACTAAGACATTAGAAACTATTGCAGATTTCATCTGCTATGCACGCTTTGATAATAAGGAACAAGAAGATGAACACGAAGAATTAAAAAAAGAAAGACTACGATTAGAGAAGATTAAAAAGAACAAACGAAAAGAGTATCAAGAACAACGATTAACTGAATTGAAGGAAATCCCTAAATCATATGCTGTAAGAATGAAAAATTCACCTGATAACTTTGAAGTAACTAGCTTAGAAAGAATCATTGAAGAAAATAATGGTATTGTAGATAAAAAAAATTTAGTGCAATATAGCAATACTAAATTTAAACCAACAGATTTAAAAGTATTAGAAGGTTTTCTAAATGGAGATTTTAAAGTTTCACATGAACCACATTCAAAACTCAAAGCAATTGTTTTGAGACAATTTCAAGATGAGATCAATTTATTAGAAACAAAACCTTTTACTCCAGAAAGAGCTAAACAAATTTCGTGGTTAAAAGGTGAAATGCATACAGCAGATGAGAATATGAGTAGGTCACTAAGTGCCACACCAGTAGTCGATATTGAAGAAACCATTTCACATGATAGCTGGAATCATCTGAGTTACAGGAATATTGAAACATATAAAGCTCTATTAGAAGGATATTATGAATCTGAGAAGAAGTATAAGGAAAAACCAAACACGAGTTTCTGGGCAGTATTAGAAGACTTTAAGAATTTACTTGATAACACTGAGTGGAATAAAGAAGAAAAATTAATTATTGACTACATAATGGATACAGGGATCACTGAACATAAACAGATTCAGGAAGAGTTGTTGAGAGAATTGGATTTCAAGATTAGTAAAATGACTCTTTCAAAATGGTTAAATAATAATATCCCTACTAAGATTTTTAATACATATGAAAAACAATTGGAAAATTGGATTTGGATTGAACGTAGAAAAGGACAATATAAAACTTGTAGCAAGTGTGGAGAAACTAAATTAGCGGTAGATTCTAGGTATTTTAGAAATGATATTACAGGGAAATTAGGATTAAGAAGTCAGTGTAGAAAATGTGAAAATAGTTAAATCCGCACTTTTAAGCTACTTTTTGCTTCTAAAAATGTAATATATATAGAGGGTAATAAATACAATCTTTGTTGATTCCCTATTTTACTAGCCTTCTAAAGATAAATTATACATAATAACTTAATAAGTTTTGTGAGGACTCCCCTTGATTGGTAGAGAGATTCCTCACATCTCTATAGATCTTATAGAGAACATACATATACAACCAATCAAATACAAAAGGAATAGTTTTAACGGACTAAAAGGAGAAAAAATAACATGGCAAAATTAGCAAAACAAGAAATTTTGAATGATTTACAATTACAATTAAATAGCGTTGGATTTGATTTCACAAAGAAAGAAACTAAAGAAGTCTTTGATGCTTATACTCGTACAATCGAAGGTTTAGTAGATGGATTTGCTTCAGGTGAATACGATGCTTTTGGTTTAGATTTCGTTACAGTTAAAGCTGATGAAGTTAATGCACGTCAAGGTGTGTCAGCATTGAACGGTAAAGAATGGTCTACTCCAGCACATAAAACAGTACGATTCAAATTAGCTTCAAAACTCAAAGAAACATTAAAAGAAAAAACTTCAAAATAAAAATTATATAAAACGGGAGAACACAAGGAGAAAGATAACATGGCAAAATCAGTAAACACACTATCACTTAAATGTAGTATTGATTTAGAAAATAACACTGTAACAGAATATAATGCAAAAGGCGAAGAAGTTGGAAATCATGTTTTTTCAGATATGATTCATAGCTTCGATGATAAAATTGTATCACTCACAATCAAAGAAGAAACTGAAAAATTCTTTCAAGACGAGTTAGGTACTGAGTAATGAGTACGATTACTCGGAAGCCTGATGAGAAGCTATCTGAGTATCAATATCGACTATATGAAAATCGTAATGAGCTTGGTTTATCTAATCAAGCCATTGCTGATTTACTCAATGCTGAACATGGAACTAATTATGATGAATCTAAGTTCAGAAAAGAATATCAGGCATATAAAAATGTTTGGGAAGAATTAGTTGAAGAGAAAAGACAAGCTAACTTACCAGAGGATTTTGCTGAAGAAATGGCTCGTGAGCAATTAAAGTTTAACGAAAAGAATCGTGCTTTAACTAAGATGCTCCAAGATCAACGAAGAGAATATAGAAAATTATTAGATTATTCTGGTAGATTTGAACATATTAAAAGCGAGATTTTTGAAGTAGTTCATGCGTTAGAATTTAATCCTAACTTTATTGTTGAACCAAATGAGTTAAATGATGAAAAAGAATTAATTGTACTAATGTCAGATTGGCATTTAGGAACAGTAGTTAATAGTTCACGAAACTCCGTTAACACAGAAGTTATCAAAGAACGTGTTCATTATTATCTAAAAGAAACGCTAAAAGAAATCACACAAAATAAACACCAAAAAGTTATTTTAGCTGGAATGGGAGATTTTATTGCTGGTTTAATTCATGTTTCAAGTAGAGTTCAAGCAGAAGAAGATACAATTAAACAAGTTATGATAGCTTCTGAATTGATTGCCGAATTTATTGCAAATGTTGCTAGTATCACACCAAACGTTACATACCTTAATATAGTGGGAAATCATGGAAGAACAAGTCCACAAAAAGATGCAGCTACTCAAGAAGATAACTTTGAGAAAATGATTCTTTGGTATGCACAAGCAAGGTTATCTAATTTTGAGAATATAACTTATCTTGAAGACGAAGATGGATTAGTTGAATTAAATATACTTGGTGATAAAGCTATCTTTGGGCATGGAGACAATGATCGTCAAGCAAGTGCTAGTGATAAGTTAGCTCAGATGCTTGGATATGTTCCAAATTGGGTGTTCTTAGGTCACACACATCATGATTACTCTAAGTCTCATGGAACTTCTACTGTTATTGTTAACCCATCTTTAATTGGTGGAGATAAGTATTCAATTAGTGGAAGATTTGGTATCGGTGCTGCTCAAAAATTAGTTACTTTAGAGAAGACTAAATTCGGTGTAGTCCATACTGTTAAAACTATTAAATTAAATTAAATTAAATACATAATATTACACTCAAGAAGCACTGGGTGTAGCTCGGCAGAAGCATTATATCTGACTGTTGATCCCGATAGGTGATACCCTTCCTATTCGTGCTTATTAAAATCATGCTTTTATCTAATGCGAGTTCTCGATTCTCACCAAAATCGAAAAGTTTTAAACTTGTTCAATGAGTTCAAGTTAACCGATGAAGTTAAGGCTCGTCTACTATGAGTGTTAATGGAGGTTTTGAAAGGGTTTTATGCTTTGTCCTCAAGGTAGACAGGTTATTAACCGAAAGAAAAAGTAGCGTAATGGTGGCAAAGCAGCCACACTAAATATAGCTTAATGAATGTAAACAGGTTACTGTGGTTATTACCCCGAAACAGAACACTCTCGTCAAGTGTATAGGGTGATTATAAAGAAGTTGGCTTCACTGGATGACCACCTTGTAACGGATAGCTCTCGACCACCCTGTTTGCTTTTATTATGGTGAGATTAGTATAGTGGTTAATACATCCGATTGTGGTTCGGATTACAGCAGTTCGATTCTGCTATCTCACATTGCCAAAAAGATTACTAGTTGCTTTTGTTCCTATCCCAAAGGTCTAGTTAACCATGTGCCTGCTCTAGTCAAGTAGGCTTTTATTAACAGAATATAGTGTAATTTGGTAACACGCTACATTTGGGATGTAGTAGTCTAGGTTCAAATCCTAGTATTCTGACTTCAGTGAAATAATTAGATTAAACTAATTGTAGAGTTAGTTAATGAGTCATGACATTAATTAATTTGAGTTGGGATTTGACAGCGTATCCCTTTATCAAAAATGACTGTATATGTGAAGGCTAGTGGACTCTCCCGATACTCTTTCGTAATTCCTATTGCAAGGGTTGAAGAGTGTTATTTAGAGGAAAAACTAGACGGAACTTTTGTTGTCTATTTAGTCATAGACTTGAATGGAAGAAGTCGATTCCAATAGGTTCGCTACCTATAATTATATTGTTGTTTTTGTGACAATCGCTCGCATTAAACCCTTCCTTATTCTTTAAGAGAAGGCTACACTTTGTGTAGAAGTAAAAAGCTGTGGGGATTACTAACATACTTTGATGATGTAAGTCCTGTAGAGCTACAGTATTAGTGTACAGAATACGTGGTAGCACATATCATTGACTGACGAGTTGATGATCCTTCTTAACATACCATCGAGTTGCTTCGAGTGTTAAGTAAAAACTTGCGATAGCTTCTGAGCTATGGCACACAAAGTTTAAGGTTATAGTGTGCTTTTTTATTAACGTTTAGTGTGGTCACTGAAAAACAAGTTCAATTCTTGTGTAAACGTATAAACAAAAATTAAGTTGGTGAAAATGTGACTGAAGAATATATACTTAGTTCGCAAGGTACAGAGATTAAAAGAATTGCAAAAAATACCAATGGTAAAACACAGATTAAATTAGAAGGATTAACACCTTATAAGAACTATGAAGAAGGTTTATTTACTATTAACAATGGAGTAAATAATGTTAAATCCCCTGCTTTTAAAACTAAAGAAGAACGTGGAGTCATTTTAGATGTAGCAAGAAGATATTATTCCTTGTCGGCAATTAAGATTGTGGTTGATACTATCGCTGCATATGGTGGTGAGTATTTACAGCTTCATTTCTCTGATAATGATGGTTTTACTATTGCTTCAGATTTCTTAGGACAAAATGATGCCACTTTAAATAATGGTAAATATTTAACTAAAGATGAAGTGTCTGAATTAGTTAGATATTGCAGTGCTAATAAAGTAATGATCATTCCTGATTTCGATATGCCTGCACATTCTAAAGGTTGGTTAGATTTATTAACTCTTAAAGATCCTACTTTAGCAACCACAGTTAAAAGTGATTTTAGCGACAGTGTTTTAAATTATTGGGATTACAGTACTGTAGTTGAAGCGTTAAGACCTATGATAGAAGAAGTCGCAAAAATGTTTAGGCAAACAGATATTCCTAACCAAAGATTTAACATAGGTGGAGATGAAGTTGCTGGAGCTTCATCCAGTCAAGATTCATTTGTTAACTTTATGAATCATTATTCTGATGTTGTAGAGTCTCAAGGATATAAAGTAACGATGTGGAATGATTGTTTAAAATCTGGACTACCGAATTTAAAGAAAAATATTGGTGTCCTTTATTGGAAACAATCTTACACTTCTGAGGGTAATGATTATGGACTTACTGCTCAAGCTATTGGTGATGCAGGTTACAATTTGTACAATTGTAATTTTTACTCATTAGTATTCCTTCCTCAATCAAAATTTGAAATGGGAGATATTGAATGGCAGCAAGATTTTATTGTTAGTAAATATAAAGTTGAATCTGTTTGTCATTATGATAATACCTATGAAGTTGTAGAGACTGATAAGTTTAGAGGTACTGCTTTAACTTTTTGGTCAGAAGGAAGTATAGGAATGACTGAACAAGAGGTATTAGATCAAATTATTCCATTAATAGAAACCTATTTAAAAATTTAGCATCTTTATTTGGTGGCATTTTTTTTATGTCACCTTTATTTTGTTTCAGACTTCTACATATATCATAATACTAGATAAATTATAAAAAGTCAACAATAAAAGGTAAATTTTATCTCAAAAGAATTAAACATTGAAAACTATATTTGGTAGTTAACTGAGTATAGTTTTGAGTGTTTAACACTCAATTCCCATGAATTCTTTTTCCAAAGAAAACTCTCCCTTTCTTAAATCCATCCTATTCAGAGGATGGATTTTTGTTGGTTAGATAAACATTTGTCTACCGAACAAAAATTGAATAGAAAAGAAGTGAGAATTATTGGCTGTAACAAGAAAGAAATCAGAAAAAAAAGCTTGTTCTAGTTGCAATCGTAATTTAGTTATCACACAAAATTACTATTCAATCAACGGAACAGACCCAGCGTTTGCTGATAACTTATATCCAGTTTGCAAAGATTGTTGTAAGAAATTAGTCAACGATGAATTAGCAGGTCATAAAACTTTTCTGAAAATACTAATGGTTTTAAATAGACCTTTTATACAAGAAATTTTTGAAGAATGTAATTTTGATCGTGGTTTATATTTAACTACGATAACAAATAGAATGAAAAAAGTATCAGGAGAATTCCTTGATTCAGAAGATCTATTTAATGGAAAAGTAATGTCTATTAATGAGGATACTATTGAAAGCTTAACACCAGAAGAGCTACGAGATTGTCAGTTGTTCTGGGGAGTTGGAAATTACACTGAAGATGATTATTTATTCTTAATGGCTATGTATGAGAAATACTTGAATACTTATGATGTTGACTCACCTACAATGGAAAGTAATATAGCTCAAATATGCCAGTTAGATTTAGATATTAAGAAAAAACGTGCTGCTGGTATAGATACTACTAAAGAAACTAAGTTACAACTTGAAGTTATGCGTAGTGCTGGTATCGCTCCATCACAAGAAAAAGCTAACAAAACGAATGAACAACAGTCGTTTGGAATGTGGGTAAGAATTTGGGAAAACGAACAACCTGTCCCTGAGCCTTTACCTATGTTCGCTGATGTAGACGGAATTCGTAAAGCGATTAGAGAAGACTTTTTATACCCAATGTTAAAATCCTTAGACATGGAAAATCCTAATGAATCAGAATACTTAGACTATCAGGAACAATACGGAATATCTAAAGAGGATTTATTGGGAATCGAAGGTGATGAATAATGCCTTTTGATAAGAATTCAAACACTAATATGCACAATTATAGTCATCAAATTGATTTATTTAAAATAAGAAGAAATCATAAAAAAGAAAAAACAAAGTCTCAGGAGTCAATGGAAAACATAGCGAAATGGATAGCTTTTTACAGAGCTAATCCACATAGATTTGTATTAGACTTCATGGGTATTAATTTGAGACCGTTCCAGTGTGTATTGCTTTGGGCAATGATTAATAATCAATATTTTATGTTTTTGGGATCGAGAGGTTTGGGTTTTGAAATATTAACTTAAAAATTAAATAAAGGAGTGAGAATATGCCAAGACCTAGTATTTTTAGTAAAGAAGAAGATTTATTCATTAAAAACAGTGTTGGCACTATGTCTCACTCTGAAATAGCTAAAATAATTAACGAAAAATATGGATTTGAAAAATTTACGAAAAGACAAATTCAAGGCAGAGCAAACAACAAAGGATGGTACCGAGAGAATTACCACCATACTTTTAATAGAAGATACTTCAAAGAGATTAACTCTAAAGAAGTAGCCTACTGGTTTGGTTTTCTTTACGCTGACGGGTATATAATCAACACACCTACTACTTCAGAAGTATCTATAGAACTAGCAGCAAAAGATATTGCACACCTAGAGAAATTTAAACATTCTTTAGATGGTGATGTGCCAATAACCACTTTTATTTCAAAAGACAGTGTAATCAAATCCACAGGGCAAATTGTTCGTGGAACTGAGATTTGTCAAATAAGGCTTTACTCAAAAGAAATGGCAGTAGACCTTGAAAACAAAAATCTTCTACAAAATAAAACTTATAAAACAGTGTCTCCAGACCTCTGCTATAGTGATGAAATTAACATTGCTATAATCAGAGGTTTTTTTGATGGAGATGGTTGTATTGATAAGAATGGAGCTTGTCATTTCACAGCTTACTCAAATGTATTTTTAGATAAGGTACAAGAGTTCCTTGAATCAAAAGGGATAAAATGCTCAAACTATCAAGAAAATTCTAAAAAACAAAGATTATTTGTAGATCATAGCTCAATTTTAAAATTTTTAGAATTGATATACACAGATATTTCATACCCATATTTAGACAGAAAACTTATTTTAGCGAATAAATTTATAAAAATTAAAAAACAAAAGTTAATATTAAAACAAAGCTCGTACACTACAGTAAACTCAGTCAATGTAGTGTAATGTAGGGAGCAATATCGGTGAAAGCCTGACCATTTAGTTGAAGGTAATACCGAGATAACTTAGAGAATTAAAGAGCTTTAAGTATCGTAACGCATAGGGATTGAAACTCATTTTACGAGATCTATAACATCCCCACGAGTGTTCCCTATCTACTGAGTATGTAATTTAGATAAAAATGTATGCTGACCTATATAGAAATATATAGAACTATAGGATAAAAAGCCTATAGGATAACAACAGTGAAATCCTTTCTTTCTGCTGTATATTGTGTTACTAGATGTGTGCTGTTTCCTAGTACTAAGATTATTATTACCGCACCCGTGAAGTCTCAAGGTATCAACGTTTTAGAAAAAATAGAGAATGAAATTATGTCCCCCCTACTACAACGTGAAATCACTTATATTAACACAGGTAATCAAAAACCTATGATAGAGTTTCGTAATGGAAGTTGGATTCGTGTCGTAGCTTCTACTGATAATGCTCGTGGTCATCGTGCTAACCTATTACTTGTTGATGAGTTTGTTAAAGTAGATGCAGACACTATTGATACAGTATTTAAGAAAATGTTAACCTCTCAACGTGAACCCAACTTCTATAAAAAAGAGGAATATAGAGATTACCCCCGTGAGGAAAATATGCAAATGTATTTATCATCAGCATGGATGAAGTCTCATTGGTCTTACAACACAATGAAAGGCTATGTGAAGCAGATGACGAAGAAGAAATCAAAAGATGCTTTACAGACATTTGTTTGTCACATCCCTTACTATACTGGTGTCAAAGAAAAACTTTACTCACATAAACAAATGAAAGCCGAAGCACAACAAGAAGGCTTTAATGAAATGAAGTTTGCTATGGAGATGGAAGCTCGTTGGTGGGGAGAATCAGAAGCAGCTTTCTTTAACTTTAATAAGATTGATATGAATAGAAAAATAGATCAAGCTTTTTATCCTAAAGAAGTAACTGAACATACCAATATAACCAATCCACCTAAAGAACCTAAAGAAATCAGAATACTTGCTGTCGATGTGGCACGTATGGGTGGTAATGCAAATGATGCTTCTGTATTTAGTTTGCTTAGATTAATTAACAAAGGTAAATATTATGAACGTCAACTATGTTACATGCAAGATATGGAAGGTGTTGACTTTGAGACTCAGGCAATAAGAGTTCAACAGTTGTACCATGATTTTGAATGTGACTATATTGTGCTTGATAGTAAAAACGTTGGTATGGGTGTGTTGGATAATTTAAGACGGTACTTACCTGATACAGAGCGTGGTACAGAGTATGACCCTTTAAACGTAATGAACGACCCTGATTTAGCTGCTGAATGTAAACATCCTGAAGCTAAAAAAGTGATATATGTTATTAGAGCTACAAATGAATTAAATATGAAGATGGCTGAGAATCTTGCGGATGCTTTTATGCGTGGTCGTTTCAGATTATTAATTCAAGAGAATGTGGCGGAAGAACAAATGATATTAAATAAAAAATTAAAATATTTAGACCTTAAAGAAGGAATAAGAGCATTAATAAAATATCCTTATCGTCAGACTGAGTACTTCATAGGAGAAGCTATGAACTTAGAACAAGTTATAATGGATGGAGGTTCGTTTAAATTGGTTACTACTGGAACTGCCCGTAAGGATAGATATTCTTCGGTATCTATGGGTAATCATTTAGCGACTGAATTAGAGCGAGACCTATATAAAGGTGGAGTAGTTGCTAATCCAAAAATGTTCGGTAAATTCAGAAAACCAAAATCAGTAATCTAGGAAAGGAGGACAATGATGACAGAAAATAAAGAGGATTCAAATTTAGAACTAACACGTATTCAAAGAGCAAAAGAAAACAGTGATAGTTTCACCAAATACTTTAAAGAAAAGAATATCACGATTCCTTTGAATGTGACTTCCTCTCTTTCCGCTTTATATAAGAATAATATACAAGCATTAGATGATATTAGTTTAGAGCAGTTGAATAAATGGATTAAAAATCCTAGTAATTCTTCTAATGAACTAAGAGCTTTATCACGTAGACTGTATCGCTCATCAGGTGAATATAAGTCTCTAATCAATTATTTCGTCAATATGTCTCGATTCTATTATAGTATTGACCCTATTCATGATAAGAGTCAAAAAATGGTTAAATCCACGGTAAAAAAAGAGTTGGGAGCTATCTCACAACAATTAAATAAAATGAATCTTCCACATGAATTAAAAAAAGCATTTAAAACATGTGTAATTGAAGATGTATTCTTTGGCTACGAAGTTGAAGATAGCAATAACTACTTCATTTTGAGATTAGATTCAGATTACTGTAGGATTATCGGAATGTCAGATGGTATGTATGTATTTCAATTTAATCTAGCTTATTTTGACACTCGAAAAGGATTAATAGACACTTATCCTCCAGAGTTTATATTAGCTTATAAGCTATATACCATGAAAGAAGTAGATAGATGGTTCTCCCCTACTTTTACGAGAAGTGTATGTTTCAAATTTGATGAAGATACACTGGATATTATACCACCATTTTCAATGGTTATTGGTAGTTTGTTGGAACTTAATGATTATAAGAAGTTAAAGAAAGCAGGAGCTAAAATTAATAACTATATGTTATTACATCAGAAAGTTCCTATGTTTGACAATAATAAAGGTGATTATCAACCTGATAATTATTCTATCTCAACAGAATCAGTGGATTATTTTCAATATATGGTTGAGGAAAGTTTACCTCCAGAGATAGGGGCAATCGTCTCACCTATGGAAATTAGCTCTATTAAATTAGAACAGAATGATAACGGGGATAAAGTATCAGAAGCGTTGAGAGACGTATATAATTCGTCTGGTGTATCTTCATTCTTGTTTAATAATGATAAAAACTCTACAGGTGGATTAGCTTCATCATTAAGAAAAGATGAACATTTAGTCATTGATTTTTATAGACAGGTTGAACGCTGGTTGAATCGTAAGATTAAATATTCTAAAGATATTGTAACCAAAAATAATTGGAAGATTACGTTATTAGATGTAACTGGTTTTAGTGAACAAGAGTATTTAGATCAATTGGTCACTGCTGGTTCATTAGGATTTGCTGTAAGAGGTAAGATTGCTGCTATGCATAGACAAGATTATCATACACTGGCTAATACATTAGAACTCGAAAACAATATTCTTGATTTAGATATTAATATGATTCCACTTGCTAGTTCTTACACTGGTGGTATGAATTCCGCTACTCAAGATGAAGGTGGAAGACCACAAAAGGATAGTAAGGAATTAAGTGATAGTGGACAAACTAATCGTGATTCTGATTCTAGTGCATTAAAAGGCGGTGAAAAATAAAATATGATTAACTATGTTAACAATGTTGTGCCAATGATGACTCAACCTTTACAAGAATTTTCTGTTGGTGAGGACACTCGTTTTACTAGAGTTAAGATATGGTTGATGCACTTAGGTTTAAACCATAATGGCTCTGTTTTCACTAAGGAAGTTGTAGAACGTGCTATTCCTACTTTATCTAACACACCTATCGTGGGAAGTGTTGGTTTCAATTCAGAGGATCAACAAGATTTTCAAGGACATGAGATTGAATTAAATGTTAGTGAAGATGGTGAGTTGAAGTTAGTCAATAAGACGATTCCGTATGGAGTGATCCCGACTGACAACAATGCACAATTTGAAATGAGATTATGTGATGATGGTATTGAACGTGAATATCTGACTTGTGAAGGATTACTTTGGAACAAGTGGGATGATGCGGTAGATATTATTATGAATAAATCAGGTGCTACTGGACAATCAATGGAACTAGCTAGTGAATATTCTGGTAATTTCTCGAATGGTAAATTTGAGTTTACTGATTTTAAATTCAATGGTGCTTGCCTTTTAGGGAAGGATGAAATGCCTGCTATGGAAAATAGTACGGTTGAAATGATCTTTACGCAAAAGGCAAAAAATTATATTGATGAAAAAATAAATTTATATAATCTTTCATTTACAAAGAATGAAGAAGAAGGAGGAACTATGGCTAAAGAAGAAAAAGTTGAAACAGAATTTGTTGAAGCCAAAGAAGCTGAAGAAAAAGTCGAAGCAGAAGTAAAAACTGAAGAGACTGAAACTAAAAAGCCAGCACGTAAAAAAGCTGCTGCAAAGGCTGAAGTAAAAGAAGAAGTTGCTGAGGAAGCTGAAGAAAAGAAAGAAGAGAATCTTGACACTAAAGATCACGTTAATATTGTAGTTGAAGAAGATGTTGATACATTGGCTGAGGTACATAAAGCACAACGTGAAGATGCAGAAAAACAAGAATCAGTAATTGACCGTATTACAGTTTTGGATAACGAGTACTCTGCGAAAGAATTGGAAGATATTCTTACTGAAAAAACTCGTTTAGAAAATGAATTGTTTAGCTTGAAAAAAGAGATTCGTGAAAAAGAGGTTAATGCATTATTCAGCAAACACAAGGATAATCTGACTCCAGATGAAATTTCTACATTAAAAGCTAAAGAATTATCAGTAGAAGATACTGAATTGCACATCTTCTCTATCATTGGTAAAAAATTATCAACTGGTGAAGTTGAAACTAAACAAATTGAAGATACAGATATTGCACCTGTATTTACAGCGTTAGATAACTCTAAAGAAGAGTCTGACGTATACGGTGGAATTTTTAAACAGTATCTTAAAAAATAAATTATAAATATATCGGAGGAAAATAAATAATGGCTAAATTAGAATTAACTGCTGTACACAATGCACGAGTAGAATCAGTAAAAGCTGACAAAGTTTACGAGAATGGTGAGTTTGTTGGTCTAGGAAACTTAGTAGAAGGCGAAGGTCGTTTACACCAAGCTGTTGAAGCTGCTGCTGATAACGCATACTTAGTATCTACTGTTGAATATACAACTGGAGATACAACTAAAGGTTTCGATTACACTAACCAAGCTGGAGACGTTATGCGTGTTCACCAACTTGAAAAAGGCGATACTGTAACTGTTGAACAAAAATTACATGCTACTGGCTTTGTAGCTGGAGACGTTCTTGCTGTCACAGCAGGAAAGCTTGCTAAAGATGCTGCTGGCGACTATGTTGTAGACTTAGTTCGTACAATCGGTATTGACCGTCGCCCTGCTTACCAAATCCGCAAATTCAAGTAATAAAAAATAAATTATACATACATATGGAGGAAAATAAATAATGACTTTACTAGATAATAACATTGTTGCTTTAGCTAAAGATGTAGCTAAAGGCAACGTACAACAATACTCAGCGAAAGATGGTTCTGAAGTAATCCGTCAAGCAATGATTACTCGTTTTGGTACTGACAAATTAACAATGCAGGCTTACCGTAAACATAAAGATGAATTGTTCGCTTTCATCGAAGAAACTATTACACCTATCGTTAATGATCGTACAAAAGAAGTGTTTGGTCAATTTGCTGAATTTAAATCTATCGCTTTGAACGAAGAAAATATGTTCCACGTTGACGATTTGTCACTTTTCCCTGTTAATACTATTTCATTGGGTAACGGAAACGTAACTCGTCATCGTTTAGATTCAGAAGACTTCTCTATCAAAGTTGAAGCTATTTCTGTAGGTACATACGAAGAGTTAGTTCGTTTCTTAGCTGGTCAAACAGATTGGTCAGTATTCGTTCAACGTGCTGCTGATTCTATCGTTAACGAATACTTCTCTCGTATTGCTCAAGCATTTGCTGCTTCTGTTGATGGATTAACTGGTGTTTACAAGCAGTCAATCGCTTCTTCTTCAGGTGTAGATGCAATCCGTGAAAAAGCTCTGGAAGTTGCTGACCATGTGGAAGCTGACAATGGACAAGCTTTATTAGTTGGTACAAAAGCTGCACTTCGTAAACTGAAACCTGAATATTTCTCAGATGCTCAAGCTGGAGAACGCAATGTTAAAGGATTCTTTGGCATGGTTGATGGATACCAAGTATTGGAATTACCACAATTCCACAAAGCTCTTACTGATGAGTTCGCTCTTAATGACAAGCAAATCCTTGTATTACCTGCTGCTGCTCAAAAAATCGTTAAAGTTTACTTAGGTCAAACTTTCGTTCGTGAAGCTAATGGTACAGAAAACAACCGTCAAGATATGCAAATGCAACACGACATCATCCAAATCGCTGGTGTGTCTGTAGTATCTGCTGCTAAATTTGGTGTCATTGAATTATCATAATTATTTTAGGCTGGGTTAATTCCTAGCCTTCTTATTTTTAAAGAGTAAAAGGAGAAAGTAATATGGCTGTTAAAAGAACAACTGCTACTGAAGAAACAGTAGAAAATAAAGTAGAAAAAACAACTGAGCCAGTTACCAAAAAAAGACCGCAAGTGAGTAAAGACACTGAAGTATTAGTCTATAATGCGACTACTTCTAGTTTCTATTATTCAGCTAAAAAAGGTAACGGTTATTTAGAACTATCAAATTTTATGGATTCCGACTGGATGACTGTCGAAGATTTAACTGTTTTGAAAAATACAGATCGAAATGTGTTTAAGAATGGATGGCTTTGGATTGAAGAAGAGGATGTTGTTAAATATCTAGGTCTTGAAAAAGAAATGACTGGTATCTTGTTAGAAGATAAAATTGATCTTTTATTCGAGTCAGATCCAAATGAAATATTAGAAACTATCCCAACTTTAACTGATACTACTAAAGAAGTAGTAGCCACTGTATTAAGACAAAGATACGCAAATGGTGAAATCGCAGACATACACTTAATCAAGGCTTTTGAGGAAGCTCTTAAGATTGATAAAGTACACTCAGTTTTGAATTCTTAATCTTGTTAGGAGGAGAAGCTCTTGACAAAATTTACTTCGATTTATGACAAATTTTTATCTAAAATTACAGACTTCTCTATTGCACAGATAGATAAGTCAGTTTTAGAAGCTGATTTACAGTCAAAGCTTATCAGTGCTTTAGCCTATTTTCCAGAATTATCTGAGGATAAATTATTGTTCACTGACAACGGTGTTGCTTCGGAATTTGTTGAAACTTTATCTGTGGAAGAAGAAGAAATTATCGCATTGTTGATGGCTGTCAACTACCTAGATAAGTTTATTATCTCGGAAGATAACATGCGTATTCAATTGAACTCAAAGGATTACAAAACATACTCTCAAGCTGCTTTACTCAAGGAATTAAAAGATACTAAGTCTAAATATCAATCATTAGTTGATGCTAAAAAGAACTCATATAGTTTCAGGCAGAAATTTAGAATGAGAGACAAAAACAATGGATAAAGTATATGCTGTTTACCTTGAGGAGTTAAAGAACAGAGTATTTAAAATTCTACCGTTATGCGAAGAAAAGAATAATTATATTGACAAGTATCTGGAATCATTAATACATGAACTTAAAGGACTTCCTAAAGTATATCCATGTGTATTGGAGACGGAGACAGCATGGTATGTTAAGGTGATGAGTTCACTTTATACATTTCATGAAGACTACTCTATTAAAGAGTTGCATAGTAATGAAGCTGTAGCAAGAGTCAGGACTCAAGTATTCTCAATGATTAATATGATTGATCGTGAGAAAGGTGTTGTCGAAGATGGATTATCTTGATAGATATAAAGCCATGAACACACCTTATGGTACTTCTATACCAGAGCATACAAGAAACTTTTCTATTGATGCTGCACGTAGATTTGTGTTAAACTCCCCTACTTTATACAAGGTGACAATTAATGAGACTGAGACACAGGCTATTGTATCAAATTATCAAAGAGACTATTTTGATAGGACTTTTTTACTTGAGCCTGAATCACCATTAGCTGACATTGGGAACTATGTTAAATATAGAAATTATACTTATCTGATTATGAAGACTAATGATGATGACATTTACCCTAATTTATACGGAAAACTATGTAATGACACATTCTTAGTACCTATCGAAACTCGTAAGATTCCTGTGGTTGGATCAAGAGGAACAACTTATAAGTATGAATATGTTACAAAAGAAGTGCCTATTGTAGTCGATGTGAAAGGCTATTCTATTGCAGACAATGCAATTTTACCTTTAGCTGAGGGGCGAATCGTAATCTATATGCAATATCAACCAAATTATATTAAACAGATTCCTTTGAATCATCAATTTAATATATTTAACGATGAGTACAAAATTACAGATATTCAACTAGATAAAGTTATTAATGAAAAAGGTTATATCGTGTTGTCAGCACAGAAAGTAAGTGAAACAAATGTCACAACATAATTTTAAAATTTATGGTCGAGGTAACATTATTCAAAAGTATATCAACATTATGAAACAAGATGAACATTTAATGAGGTTGCTTTATTACAATCCTAAAGATGCCAATGATAATTATGTTGATTTCAGAGATGAAAATTTACCGAATGTCACTGAATTTGAAACTGATAAGTTTGAGGAAATTGCGAATGATTTAATACGAAAATCTGAAAAAGCTGATGATATCATTGAGACTAAAAAGACGGTGATATTTGTTTATTTAGGTAAATCAGTACCAGTGTTCGGAAATCGTATGCTAACTGAAAGAGAGTTAATATTCACCATCCTTTCTCATAATGACTTTTCATTTGACTACCGCATAGAGGAAATTTGTGATAGATTAGACACTTTGTTTGTAGGACAACGAATTGGAGGTATCGGGCAGACTAGAACAGGTCGCTCATTTAAAAGAGAAGCTCCAAAAGAATACCTAGCCTTTGAACAAAAATATATTATCACGAATCAACAGAGGTGATTTATATGAATAATTCATCTATTGAAGAAAGAGCGATATTAGGTCTACCTATCATTACTGAGTTTGGTGAGATGAAGCCATTATCCATACAGGAGTATATACAAAGATCAACTTCTTTAGGTGTTATTGCAATGGATAAGAAGAAGGTACTCGCAGAATTAGGTAAAGGGCAACAAGCTGAAACAGGTCAGTCAGATAAAGAAGTTTTTAATTTGCTGACAGAATTAAATAATTCACATACATTCTTATCACTGTTAAAAGAATATTTCACTGAAATTTTAAATCATTATATTATTATTACTTGTTATTGTAAGTTCTATTACTTAGAAGATACTAAAGAAGATTACGAGAACGAAGAAGAATATAACAAGGATTTATTAATGAAGAGTGCTGATTTTATTATCAATCTTTCAGATGAAGCTTTTGATAGTTATAGACGTATATTGTTACAGCTAAATGGTGTATCTGAGATTACTTCAAAGATTAACCCTGTCCTCTATAAAAGAGAGGATAAGCCAAAAACTAAATCAAAAGAAGACGATGAAACGCCTAATTTATCTACTATGATTTCTTCATGTGCAGTACACATGGGGATTGATTACAAAGATATAGCTAAATGGAATTCATTGCAATTACAACATTCATTTCAACGTATCGGCTTGTTTATTGCGAACAGTGAAAGAACGCTATTCAGAACTGTATCAGATGAGGTTGAACCTGTCGCATGGACTACTAATATTAGTACAAACAAAAACAGGAATAAAGATCAGTCACTTGAACAATTCACAAATTCAATGAGCGGTTACGTTAAATAAAATAAATTATAAAAACATTTTATAGGAGGAAATACGAATATGCCATTATATATTCAAGATACAGCAGATGTTACATTAAAAAGAAAAAGTGATGGTTTTACTATCGCTACTGGCACAACTCAAAGTGCTTCTATCAGCCAAACAGTTGAAGAAGAAGCAATTAAAGGTGGTATCGGTAACGGTACACTTTACACAATTAAATCTGGTAAAGAAATCGAAATCTCAGTAACAGATGCTACATTCAGTACTAACTGGTTAGCTGCTACACAAGGTGTTAAAGTACTTGAAGACCAAACAGTTAAAGTATTGCAAACTGACCGTGTTGAAGTTGAAGCTGGCGGTAAAGTAACATTGAAAGATTCAGCTTATTCTGGTTCAGTCGTTGTTTCAGATAAAGAAGGTAAAAACTTTACTGGTGAAGCTACTGCTGGTGAACTTACTGTACCAGATTTAGAAGTAGGTTCTACTGTTGCAGCTGTCTACGAAAAAGATGTAACTGGTCAAACAATTCCAATGCGTTCTGATAAGTTCGCTGAGAAATACAAAGCTCAGTTATTTACTTATGCATACGATATGGAAACTGAAGCAATCGTTAAAGATGTTTACATCTTGTTTGAAAACGTTACTCCATCTTCTGAGTTTGAAATGGGATTTGAAGCTGGTTCAGCCTTCACTCCTGAAATGACTCTTAAAGCTTCATTAGACACTAAAACTCGTGAAATGGGTAACTTCGTATTCGTAGACCACGAAGAAGTATGAAGTAATCCTGTTGCGAAACAGGAACCTTTAAAGGTTAACGTGGTTGAAGTAAATAGCGATTCAGTTACTATTGAAATATAAGAGACAGGTAGTTTATTCTACCTGTTTTTTTATTTTTGTTTAATTTATATATTGCTTATGTAAGTTAAACAAAAATAAAAAATCAACACGGATTAAAAGGAGAATGGAATATGAGTGAATTTAAAAATACAGAGGTAATTCAGTTTGAAGATATTCTAGCTGAAGCTAGTAAATACGAAGAACTTGCTACACATACCTTATCAAATGGTAAAGATATGGAATTCTACCCTTACTTTGCTACATCAAAGATTAAAGAAGTTATAGAAGAGTATGTTGCTTTACTAAATTCCACAAATAAAGACGATAAGAAAGTGATTGAATCTATCACTAAAGATGAAACAAGTATTATTTATTTTTGGTACTTCCTTACTATTAAAAAGTTTACACACTTTGGTGTACAAATGAAAAAAGCTAAAACACTACGTGCATTACTCCCCTACTATAATGCGTTATATGAAACAGGACTATTTGAAGAAATTATCAATGACGTATTCCTATTTGAAGAGTTAAAGAAAATCAATAATATGTTTGCTACTGAAACAGCGACTAAAAGTGCTGCATTTGAATTCCTGAATAAACATGAAGAAGAATTAGAAAAAGCAAGAGAAAAATTTAGTAAGCAATTAGAAAATGAATAGGTGATTAAATGCCTACTTTCAAAAATCTAAAAGAGATGGAGCTTTATATTCAATATGCCATTGAAGAAGTTATAGAGAAAGAATTGTTCCCTGTGGTTAGAGATACATGGTTGGAATTCCAACATGATAATGTATATGAAGTCTATAATCCTATCAAATATAAAAGACGTGGAACTAATGAAGGTTTAGCTGATCCAGACAATATTGTAATGCTAGATCCGAAGAAATCTAAAGAACTTACTGAATTTGTAATGGTTAATATTGCAACAGGTGCAACAGAAGATTTTGAAGATGTACTAATTAATAAGTTAATCGAGGGCGAAGATGGATTTGCTGGTAATCCTTTAACGGGTATGCCAGCAAGACCATATACAGAAGAAGCAGTTGATTTCTTAGCCAAAGGAATTGGTAGAAATATTGTGAAACAAGCGTTGCATGATGGATTAATGAAACGTGGAATTAACATTAAATTTTATTAGAAAAGAGTGATAACGTGACAATTGAGAAGAATATGTTACGTGAGAGAGCTAAAAAATTACCTGACGTGACAGATGAAATGTGGTCACAGGTTGATCCTTTATATAAAGAAGCTGTTGAAGAATTCTTACAATCGGCTCAATTATCTAAACAATCAGAGAAACAATATATCTCTGCTTTAAAGCAGTTTGGTTGGTTTATTAAAAACAGTGCCAACAACAAACCATTTAACAAGATTAAAAAACGTGATGCGATTCGTTATTTGAATTATTTACGAGTGGACAGAGGAATGTCATCTTCAGGTATCAATTTAAAGAAGTCTGCGGTATCTTCCCTATGTCAATATATAGAAAACTATTGGGTGGATGATTATACAGATAATAATGGTGAATTGATTTTTGAAACTTTTCGTAATTTTATGCAAGGACTTCCCCCAGTCTTGAAAACTCAGACTTATGATAAGGTTAAAATTTCTAAAGAAGAGTATGACATTATGATGCAAGCTTTAGAGAGTGATGAAGATTATTTAGGTATGGCATGGTTAGCAGTAGCCTTTAATGTTGGTGCGAGACGTTCAGAAATCGTACAGTTTAAAACAAGCATTTTATCACAAGAATTTAAAAAAGGTGGGTACAAAAAACACTTACCTATAAGGGGAAAAGGGAGAGGCGAAGAAGGCAAACGTTTGGAATATCTCTTCTACCCTGAAGCTTTAAGGTATATTGAGCTTTGGATTGAAAAAAGAGGATATGATCATGAATATATCTTTACAATCGGTGACAAAGAGAATCCTAGAGTGATGAACGCATCGTGGGCGAATTATTTCTGCGAAAATACATTATCCCATATTTTAGGAAGAAGAATCCAACCTCATATCTTCAAAGCAAGTTGTATTACTTATTTATTGGAACAAGGTGTGAAAATGAAAATTGTATCAAAATATTTTGCACATCATGAATCCACAGAAACAACAGAAATCTATAATCTTTCAGATGATGCCGAAGCATTGGAAGAATTAGACATTGATCTTTAATCAATTACTGAATTCCACCTTTAATAAATGAATTATGGGTGGACTTGAATAATTGATCGAGAATACGAGAATACAAGGAGTTGTAAGAATATTGGCAGATTTTAACTTAGGGATATTAAGCACCCTAGAAATAGATTCAAGCTCCTCTAAAAGAAAAATTGAAGAAACTATCACCCAGATAGAGAAGAATCTAAAAAGAATTAGAGTAGATTTAGAAGCTAATTCAACATCGTCAAGTAAAAATGCTTTACGAGTATCAGCTAACCAAATTGTGGATTCCATTAATAAAGATGGAAATTTACGAAAGGTTAAATTAGATTTAGATATTAACAAGACTCAAAGTGTAAAAAATATCAATAAAGCATTAAATGATATACAGAAAAACTATCATAGAAGCATTAGTGCTGATATTAACGCACGAGTTAATCCTAATGAAATTAAAAAATCACAAAAAGCTATTGAAAATAGTGTTAAGAACACAACTTCAGCAGCCAACATTCCTTCTAGTGCGGGAAATATTAAAGAGACACAAGAAGAAGTTATAGGTTTAGGTAGATCCTTCCGTAATATCGCAGAAGCTCAAAAAATGTTGAGTAAGACGATGGCTGATGGAATGTCTTACACTACTCAAAAAACTGAAAACGCTAATCGAGAGTTAAAAGATTATTTAATCACAGTTAACAAAGTAAACTCTGCTGGAAATAAAACAGGACAGCAATCTTATAAGTTTACGGGTAATAATGATGGTAGTCTTAACTTATCTGAGATTAAGTCATTAGATTCTGAATATAAATCTCAGTTAAAAACACATGAAGATATTAGCAGAGCTATTGATAAACAGAGTCAAAATATCCTTAAATTAAGAGATAATGGTAAATTAAGTTCTATTGAAGCTGAACAATTACTAGCTATTTACAAAAAGATTGGTGATGAACGTCTAGGTAAACATCTTACCAAAGATGATTTTGATGCTCAGCATAATGCAGCACAAGTCATTCTTAAAGATTATGAACAGCAAAATAAATTATTAAGAGTGCAACAAAGTTTGTTGGCTGAAATTGAGCGTAATGAACGTAGAATGGCTGATTCTATTAATAAGAGAGCTACAAATGCTTTAAAATCTGATTTGTTAGGATTAGGTAGTGAATCAAAGAAATTTGATACTAATGCTGCTTATCAAATGGAACAGATCAGAACACAATTCAGAGGTATTAAAGCTGAAGCTGAAAGAGCTACTCGTTCTCAATTAGGATTTGTAGAATCATTTAGACAAGCTATGATTAAGTTCCCTGTTTGGATGGGTGCTTCTACCCTATTCTTTGGTGCGATTCAATCAGGTAGATTATTTATAGATACCATTACTGAAATTGATAGTAAAATGATTACTCTTGCTAAAGTTATGTCAGCAGATACAAACTTAGCGGAAGTGTTTAACAATGCAAATGATGCAGCTTTACAATTTGGTCAAACGATTTCAAGTGCATTAGATGTATATGCTGAATTTGCTAGACAAGGTACAAAAGGTAAAGAGCTACCTCAATTTGCTAATGCTGCTTTAATTGCTGCTAACGTTGGTGAGATTGACGCTAAACAAGCTGCTGAGTATTTAACTTCTATGTCTGCTCAGTGGGAAACCAATGGACAAGATGCGATGAGACAAGTTGACTCATTAAACGAAATCTCTAACAAATATGCTACTACCGTAGAAAAATTAGCACAGGGTCAAGCTAAAGCTGGTTCCACTGCTAAATCTATGGGATTAACATTTGATCAAACTAATGCGGTTATCGGTGCTTTGACTGCTAAAACTAAGCAATCAGGGGATGAAATCGGTAACTTTATGAAAGCAGTCCTTCCTAAGCTTTACGTTGGAACAGGAAAAGCTACTATAGAAGACTTAGGAATCGACATGAAAGATTCCAATGGACAACTTAAAGGTGCTATGGCTTTATTAGAAGAAGTCGCACAAAAGATTAAGGGTATTGATAAAGACCAACAAGCTGCTATTGTTCGTGGTCTTGGCGGAACATATCACTATCAACGTATGCAAGTATTGCTTGATGACTTGGGACAAGTCAATGGTTTATATAAACAAATTGAGCAAACTTCTGAAAATTCCGCTGGTTCTTCACTCCAAGAGAACGCTAAATACATGGAATCAGTTGAAGCAAAAATCAATAAAGCTAAAGTATCTTTAGAACAATTTTCACTTGCGTTAGGCGATGCTTTCTTAAAGTCTGGTATATTAGATGGAATCAGATTATTTACAGACTTGATGACAGGACTAACAGCAGGTATTACTCAATTAGGTAGTGCTGCCCCATTGTTTGGTGTAGTTGGTGCTGCTGCTTCATTATTCTCAAGAAATGTGAGAAGTGGGTTTAGTGATGCTAGACAAAGTATGTCTGACCTCATTATCGAAGCAAATAATCTAAACAAAGTAAAAGATAATTTAGGTAATGTAACACATGTAGTTCCAACAGGAGCCTCTTCACAATTACAATTTAATAATTCAGGTGTGTATGATAAACAGGCTTCTCAAGCAAAATCAGCAACTACAGCTAATTATCAATTATCAAAAGCTCAAAAAGAAGTTTCTATGTCTTCCCTTCTTTTACAAGGTTCTATTAATAAAACTACAGTTGCAACAACTGCTAATGCAACTGCTTCTCGTGTGGCTTCAGCCGCTGCTGTAACGCTTAAAGGTGCTTTAAGAGGATTACTTGCGGCAACTGGTGTCGGTCTTGTAATGACTGGCATATCGTTTGGACTAGAAAAATTAACAGGAAGTTTTAACGCAACGAGTCAAGCTGCGGAAGAATATGAACAACAGCAATTACAAACTAAACAAGCTCTACAAAGCATGGGTTCTTCTGAAATTGATAAGATGATTTCAAGCTATGACACTTTACAACAAAAAATGAATTCTGGTAAATCATTTAATAGTGATGAAGCTCAAGAATACAAAAATGTTGTAGGTCAAATTGCTAATATTTTCCCAGAGTTAGTATCAAGTGAAGGTCAATATGGAAATACTGTAAATGCTAATGCAGAGGTATTAAAACAACGTATTGATTTAATGAAACAACAACTTGAGATTGATAAACAAATTGCTCAACAAAAAGCTATTTCAGACGCTCAAGAACTAAGTAAGGCAAAAGAAAAAGAAGCTAATAAAATAGGTGGAAAAGGCTGGTTTGACGGATACGATCCTGAAACAGAATTAAAATCTAACTCTAACACACAAACAAACAGTAAAATTGATAATCAAATTGCGAAAGTAAAATCGCTAACCGATGCTCAAAAAGTTTTAAAAACTGTTAACGAACAATTATCTCAAGCAACCTCTGCACATGACAAAGACGAAGTTAACCGTTTAACAGTTAAACAGGACGCATTATCGAAATATATCGGTCAAAAACAAATGCAAAGCAATGCTGAAAGAGCAGCTATTCAAGCTGAAGTAACAATATTTAATGCTCAAATGGCTCAAATGAAATCGGGTTCATATTCATTTGGTCAAGCTGGTACTTCTGCTTTGCAATCTGTTTCAATAGCAATACAAACAACTTCTGACAACGTTAAAAATGCTAGAGAACAGTTTAATGCTTTGAATAGTAGCCTTATTAATGATAGTGGTTTTGCTACGAAGATGAAATCTTATGAGTCAGCTTTAAAATCATTTCAGACTGCTAAAACACAAGCTGAACGTACAGATGCTTTACCTGCTTTAGAAGCTGCTTATGAAAAAGTAGCCACAGCTATTCTTAAATCTGCCGAAGCAGCTCATATGAGCAAAGATGGTATTGCTCAACTTAGAGCTTCATTAGAATCAGGAATTGAAGCAGAGACAGGATTAGCAGCTAAAGTTGAAAAACAAGGTCAAGTAACAATCAGTACAACAGAAGCTATTAAGAAAAAGAATAAAGCTACTGCGGATGGCACAGCTATTAATAATGAAAATGCTGAGTCTACTGATAATCAAATTAAGGCTAATGAAGATTTAGCTAATTCAATGAGAGAAGTTGCTTCAAATCAAGAATTAGTTGGTAAAGCTATAGGTGAAATGCAAGGTGGGGAACTATCTTGGAATACTATGGCGGATTTAGTTGACGTTTATGGAGAAAAAATTCTTGGTTTAGCTGGAAATGAAGAAGCACTAACAAACTTCTTGATTTCTGAAAGAGATAAAGAAAAGAATCATTATCTAAAAACTCTTGAAGATAAAACTATGGCAAGCGAAGCTTATTACAAAGCTGTTGCAGGTCAAGGGACAGAATTAGCTGAATATCTTAGAAAAACCTATAACATTGATAGTGAAAACTATAAAAGTTTAGCTCAACTAAAAGCTGGTATTGCTGATATATATAGCAATGGTACTGCTGATCAACAAGAAGCTTTAGTAAATTCTATTGCGGATAGCTATGATGTAGATTTATCAAACTATAACACTTTAGCTGAGAAAAAAGATGCTTTAGAGACGCATGTTTTAAATTTACTAGGCAAAAAATGGGCAGATCATATCAATGAACTTGGTCGTATCGCAAATGAAGCTTTTGCTGAGTTTGATGATAAAATGGCTCAAATAAGAAAAGCAGAAGCCAAAGAATTAAAATCAAGCAAAAAAGGTAAATATTCAGTCGGAGCAGATTATACTTCTGGTATGGTGTCTGCAATGAGTGCTGGTGCTTTAGGTGATGATTTATTAGGAGCTAATTTAAAAACAAGTGCTGTTTACTTGCCTAAAGTCATGACAGACAACATGCTTAAAATGAACGCCCAATGGAAAAATGCTACAAACACAGGTAAAAATCTATCTTCTGTATCTGACGCATTGGGTAAATCTTTAGGAGATGTTGGTAAACAAGCTCAAGATTCAGCTTCTGGTTTAGGTGATACAGGAAGTGCTGGAGGTAAAGCTGGCAAAGGACTTAAAAAAGCTGGAGATGAAGCAGACAAAACAGCAAAGGCTATGAAAAAAGCTGGCGTTGAAGTTGAAACACTCTACAAGACCTTTACAGTTACTACTTATGTTGCTGATAAATTAGGTTTGTCAATGGATAAACTTAATAATAAGTTAGAAAAACAACAACTACAGACTCAGAAGTATGCTACATGGTCAGCTAAATATCGTGAATCTCTCAGAGAAGAAAACAAATTAATTGACCAAAAAACAAAGAATTTAGATAAACAGATGACTGCTCTTGAAAAACAAATCAAGAGTGGAAACATCAAAGAATATGGCTTGATTAATCAAGAGACTAATGTTCCTTATTATAAATACACAGCCAATAACTTAGAAGGTTCTAAAAGTGGAAAAGTTTCAGCTAAAGGAAGTTCAACACAAGCTAAACTATGGAATTTCTTAATTTCAAAAGGGTTTTCTTCTGCTCAAGCTGCTGGTATCATGGGTAACGTTTCACAAGAATCTCAATTTAAAGCTTCTGCTCAACAGTATAAAGATCCATACAAAGGCGGAAAAGGACTATTCCAATGGGATGGTGCTAGACGAAATGCTTTATATAAATATGCTAAAGAACGTGGTAAGTCTTGGAAGGATGTTAATGTACAGTTAGACTTCTTCTGGAAAGAATTAATGACTACTGAGACTAACGCTTATAATGCATTGAAGAAAACAAAGACTGCTAAATCAGCAGCTCAAACCTTCCAGTCTAAATATGAGCGTGCAGGAATCCCTAACCAATCAAAACGTAATTCCGAAGCTGATAAGTATTATAAAATGTATGGTATGTCACAACCTATCTCAGTATCGACTGCGGTAGCTGGAACTATTGGAAAATCTCTTATTGATGGAATGTACCGTAGAGACAAACAATTTGGACATTACAACGCTTCTGATGGTGGTGGCAAACATTCAGGCTTTGATTACAATGGTGTGAAATCTGGTGCTAGTATTCGTGCTGCTCGTTCAGGTGTAGTTATGTCTTCAGACTGGGATCCGTATGGTGCTGGTAATCAGATTACTATTTTTGATGGCAAGAACACTTACACGTACATGCATATGAAAGTTCCTTCTAAATTTAAAGTTGGGCAAAAAGTAAAAGCTGGGCAAATTGTCGGTCAAGTAGGTTCAACAGGTAACTCCAGTGGAACACATTTGCATTTACAAGTTTCTAAAGGTAAACAGACACGTTACAACAACAATACAGCAGTTAACCCTGAAGCATTAGGTTATCACAAAGTCGCTGGTTCCAATTATAGCATATCTGGAAAACCGATATATGGTTCTATGTCAGGCGTAGACGTTGAGTATGCTAATGCGGCTGAAGAAGAGCGTCTCGCTGCGATAGAAAGACTTATCAATGCAAATAACGAAGCCGAAGCTATGAAACAAAAAGTAGATGAAGCGAGAGGTAAATTATTAGATTTACAACTTGAGTCATTGAACGATAGCAAAGCTAAAAATGATAATCTTTTCAAGATTGCTCAGTCTCACGTTGAACAATATGACCACCTTAAAGAGTTACAGTCTTATCAAACAGCTAAACTTCAGTATGAACTTGATAAAATTGCTGCTGAAAAAGGAACGGAAAATGATGCTTGGAGAAATAAAAATAAACAGTTACAAGCAAGCAAGTCTTTAGAAAAAGGCTTTGAATCAAGTAAAATTAATTATATTGATAAAGCTCTTAAAAATAAAAAGACTAAGAAACTTTTCGCTGCTGACACAGTATATGGTGATGAACTAAGAAGAGCTAAGGCTGATGCACAGCAGGCTATTAGAGATATTAGTGCTGATATACGTCAAGGAAATGCTGCGATTGCTGCTTCTATTTACGAGCAAATCATGTCGGATTATAACAAAGCCACTAATTCTTACGAGAAGACAATGAAAGATATTTCTAATAAGAAAGCTAAGTTGGATTTAGAAGATCCAAAACAAGCAAATCAAATATTAAAATATACTAAAGCTCAAGCTTCACAAGAAGAAAAACGTGCTGCTCAAATCAAGTTTACGATTGAACAATTAAAAATTCAATATGCAAATGCTAAGAAAAATTACGAGTTACAAAAGACTATCAAAGAGCAAATGAATTCTTTAAATTTAGCTTATGCCGATGCTAAAATGGCTGCTTATGAATTTAAAATTGAAGTCGCTAATCAAGATATAGAAAACCAGTTGAATGAAAATGCTAAAGCGTTGAAGAAAGCAACTATTGCTTATGAAAAAGCTTCATACATGAGTTCATTTATCAATCAAGACGGTCAAATTGATTTATTTAGAGATAATCAAGTGGCTCAATTAAAAGGATTGGTTGAACAACGTAAGGCTCTTGAATCGAATAAAAAGAAACTTGAAGACCAATTGAAGCTTTATAAGAGCCTACCAACACAAGCTAAAAAATTGCGTGATGAGATAGAGAATATTGACAATGCTATTAAAGAAAGCAATAAGTCAGTCCATCAAGTCAGATATGATTTGGCAAACGGAGTTATCAATTCAATTAAAACTATTTATCAAAAACAACTAGAGCTTGCTACTAAGGCTTATGATGATGAGTACAAAGAATACGAAAAAATGATAAATAAAAAATTGAAATTGATTGACGAGGAAGCTCAAGACGATCAGTATGCTAAGGACATTAAAGAACGTACCGAAGCAATGAACAAATTGAAGAATGAAATTTCTCAACGTTCTGGTGATGATAGTCTTTCCAATCAAGCTAAAGTCAAAGAGTTGCAAGAAGAGCTTAAGAGACAGCAGGAAGACTATGATTCTTATTTAACAAACAAAGCTAGAGAAGATCGCAAAGAAGCATTACAGGAAGAATTAGAAGATAAGAGCGAACAGATTGATAAACAAAAAGAGGATTTGAATACAGCGTATCAAGATCTATTAGAGGATACTCGTAAATTTAATCAGATGCAAGAAGAATTAATGGAAGGACAAGTTAGCAAGTATAAAACATTGATTGAAGATTTAGCTAAATATGTGAATGAACATATGAAGGAAATCGGTAATTCAGCAAGTCAAAATATACTTGACGCACTTCAAGAAACTTTCGGTAGTCTGTCTGATGTTGCTGGTAGTCTTAAATTAGATGAAAAAAGTAGAAATCCAGTACCTAATTCTAAATTAGAACCAACCACTAAGACTAACATTACTTCTGCTGCTATTAAAGCTGTAAACGCCCTAGCACCATCTATTAGTGCTACTCTTCCAACAGTAATCGCTTCTAAGCTACCTGCAAGTGCGAACACTGTTAAGACAATCACAACAAACAACAATCTTGCTCCTCAAACATTAGTCACTATTCAGAATTTCTCTGGAACACAAGAAGAATTGAATAGTCTAACAGATGATTTAGCTACTGCTTTAAGAAACAAAGGGTTGTTGAAGTAAGAGTTACAAGGAGGAAAATTATGAAAGACAAGTATGCAACTGAGTATACTGAATTGCGTAATGCACCTCATTTTATTTTTAATGGTAAGCACACTCGTGATTTTAATGTGAATAATGTATTGGTTGATTCTGGTCTTGCTAAGGATACGTTCTTAGCAGACCGTCAACTGATTACTGAAAGAACGAGATATAATGATAAAAGTTATCTATTAGGATATATTGAGTCACCATTAAAATTTAGAATTAGGTTATTATTTGATCCTCACAAATTTACATTGGCGAATATAGCTGATTTAAGACGATGGATTGATACAGATACATATAAAGAATTTAAATTTGATAATGAAGAAGAAAGTTCTTTACATATTATTATGTATGCGATTGTAACAGGGTCTTCTGAATTATCTCATAATGTCATCAATGATGGGTATTTGGATTTAGAATTTGAAACTAACAGTTCAAGAAAATACTCAGAGATTCTTGAAGATAATTATGATTTTAGTATAACTGCTACCGAGAAAGTGTTAAAAGAATATTCTCAAGAATTACATAGCCTACTTACCATTGAGAAAAACTTTATGAATCATATTAAACAAAATATGGCTAGAACTAATTATGCTAATATTGAAGAGTTTTTTAAAGATAGAAACTTAGATAGATTACCTGATGGTTGGAAATTAATCAGTGGATCGCTTTCTAATATTACAACTACTTCAACTAAATTAACGTTGAATAATGTTGTACTAAGAAAAAGGCTTAATCTAATCAATGGAAGAAACTATTACATGAGATTAAGTGGCACTCAAGGAAAAATTAGGATTCATGAAAATGATTATAATATTTCAGGATTCACTCCACATCAGTTTAAATTTAGAAAAAATATCCTTAAAAATGCAGGAACATTTGATATAGATAGTTCCACTGATGGCGTAGGAGAAGGTTGGACAAAAAGCACTATTGATGGAAGTGTAATTCAAAATAGTATGTTTAGTTTGGATTTAAACACTGAAACACAGACAATTAACACTAATGGAAAATTGACAACTATTGGACAGTTTAGCAACGGAATTAGATATGTTTGTATTGCCGAAACGCCAAGTAATCAAGGTAGAATCAAGATTCAAGGAAAAGAATATACGAATACAGACAGTTTAATGTCATTTAAATTTTTAGGAACAACTGCTGAAAATACTGTTGAACTACTCCCCTACAATAATACTTCTACTAAATATAGTAGATTAAGAATCTATGTTGTTAATGAAGAAGAATACAATGGATTTGATACTCTAACAGAAAATCAAATTAGAGAAAAATATCCTCATTTTGATGATCACCCTTACTTTGATATTAACTTCAACGGAGTGAGTGGAACTATTAGTAATATTGAAATGTGGGAACTAAATGATGTTAACAAGAAAAGACTTGATGGTGGCACTCCTATTGATGATATTGTAGGTATTGATTTTACAACTTATAAGTCTAAGCTGACTACGTTTGAATCACAATTAACTACACTTAAAACAGACACATTAGAGACATTCACTAAATTGGAATCTATTAATGGTGTCACAGATTTACAAAATCAATATAGCAAAGTGATTTCAATATTTGATAGAGTAATCGCAAAAACTAATGAGTACTCGTTATTTACATCAGATAAACAAATGCAATGGGAAGATGTTCAACCTCGTTACTTAACTGTAAAAGATTTTATTCCTGAAACAGAAGAATTAGGAACAGAGGTAATCAATTGGATGGACTTAAATAGAAAATATATTGATACATCAGTTGCATTATCCAATGACACTGTTGAAATTTTTAACTTTGGTGATAAGGAAGTCTACCCTATCTTTGAGATTACCTCAACCGATGGCAGTGTGATTGGTATTGTTAATCACTCTACTAATCAGATCACAAGTATTGAGGATAATATTCCTAATGAGGTAATCACTATGATTGGTGAAACAGAACAAATTAGAACAAGTAGACCATTCCCCTACTTTAAATATGATGCACATGATGATGTATTTATTAAGTTAAAACGTGGAATGAACAAATTGACTTTTACAGGAAGCTGTAAAGTTAAGATAATATATCAGTTTAAACTATTATAAGAAGCCAGCAATTGGCTTCTTTATTTTTTATGAGAGAATACAAGGAGGACTTTTGGATGGTGTTAAATAATTACTTTGAAGCTTTAGTAAATGAAAGACCTAGAGCTAAACTATGGTTGTTAAAACCTAACTTTCAGAGAATTGAAAGACTTACACACATTACTGAACTAAGTGGAACTTTTAAAGTATCTAATCTAAATAGCATACAGTTTAGCGTTCCACCAACAATTCAAGATGAACAAACTAAAGAATATATCACTAACCCAGTATATAATTTAATGAAAAATAAATATATTATTCAATATGAATATAATGGGTTCAAAGATTATTTAGTGATTGACAATATCTCTAAACAGTCTAATGAGAGCGATAAATTAGTAGTTACTGCTGAGTCTTTGGCTACTGAATTAAATAAAAAGACTGTGGGTAAAATTGAATTCTTAGCTTCAACTATTCAGGATATGATGACTAAAGTATTAGCTCTTCATGCACCACTATGGAAAGTTGGAATTATTGATGACAAGCTGAAAAATGTAAAGCGAGAGCTACAATCAGATCAATCTACTGTTACATCTGTAATTGATGAAATCAACATTTTATTCGATAGTGTTGTTGTGTTTGATAACAAAAATCGCACTATTTCATTCTTGCACAAAGATAATGTAGGTTATAATCGTGGTCTAAAAATCAATGAGAGTAATTATTTAAAGTCATTTGAAGACTCTATTGTATCTAAAGATGTATTAACAAGACTATATCTCTATGGAAAAGAAGGATTAACGATTAACGGTGTTAACCCTGCTGGAACAGAGTATATAGAAGATTTCTCATATTTTATTCATCCGTTTAAAAGAAATGAGAAAAAAGAAGTTATCAGTCATAGTAATTATATGTCTGATGAATTATGCCATGCACTTCTTGATTACGAAGATTATTTTAATTCTAAAAAAGAAGAAGCTGAAACTTTAACTAAGGACTATGAGAATCTTTTAAATGAACAAGCACCACAAGATTTAAAATTACGTGAATTAACAGCATTGACTCAAAGATTACAAGATAGAGTTGACCTGCTTAAACCTAAAGGCGAATACATTGATTTTGGCTTAAATAATGAGAAATTCTATGTAAACCTAGAGCAATCTTCTTATTATATCTTAATGTTAAAAAACACAGGAACACTTACAAATGTAAAATTTCAAGGTAAAACTTTCAACCTTCCTAACAATGAGTGGACATATATCAAAATAGATACTAAAGATATTACTGACGCAACAAAGTATAACAATCAACTAAAGTATTCAGTAAATCTTACTGGTGTTAGCCCACAAATTTATGCTGTGCTATCTCGATCTTCTTTATCTGATTATGAAGAAACTGATAATAAAAAGATTGAAGAAAAATACAACTATGTTAAAGCTAAAGAAGATATGGAATATCAAACAGGTATTGTTAATACTTTAAACAAAAGATTGTCTGATTTAGAAAAGCAGAAGCAAAGTTTAATTGCTTCCATGAATCCTAAGACTTATCTCTCAGACAAACTTTATAGAGAACGTGAGTTATTTATTTACTCAGGTACATGGTCAGAAGAGAATCATACTGATGCTAAAGCTTTACTTGAAGATGGAATTAAACATTTAAAAAACCAAATTAAACTTAACCGTGAGATTACTATTGATATTGTTAACTTTGTACAATCATTAGAAGATCAACATAATTGGAGTAAGTTAAAAGTTGGTGATATTGTTGTATTCTCTAATAAAATATTTGGTGAGAAGATTAAATCATATATCATAGAGATGCAAATTAATCATGAGTCTAACGAGATTACATTGACATTAAGTGACGTTATTGATTTTAAAGATATAAACACTATTATCTCTGAACGTTTAGCAAGCACAGTCTCAACTTCTAATCAAGTGGATTTACATAAGAATCAAATCAGAAATCAAGATGAGAAACTTCAACGCTTAAATGGACTGTTAGACGGAGAATGGGATGCAAATGACAAGCGTGTAATTGCTGGTGGAAGAACGGTTGAAATTGGTAAACAAGGTATCAAGAATCTATCAGAAACTAATCCTGATAGACGTATTGAAATGATTAACGGAGTTATTTCTTCTACTAAGAACGATGGAAATTCATACGAGATATTAGCTGACTCTAATGGTCTGAAAGCCGATTCATTAAAAGGTAAGGTTAAGTTAGACGAAGTTACGGTTGAAAATGAAGATAATTCTATCGTTATTCAAGAAGATGGTTTATATATCAGAGAAGATAAGTTTAAATTACTTGATGAAAATGGAATCAATTATTTTGCTAAAAATAAAAAAGAAATAGAAGACAAATTTATTGAGTTCCAAAAGATATATGATCAAAAACTTAACCAAGTAGTAGATGAATCAAAAGATGTTAGTAATGCCTTAAACGAAACCAACTCTGTTCTTATGGAGTCGTTTAAAGATGAGATTGTTACAGATGTAGAAAAAGAAAAGATAAAACTGGTTTTAAGTCAACTGGAAAAAGAAAATACAGAATATGTACAACAAATTGAATTAGCTCTTAACAGTGCATATATTAACAATGATGACTTAGCTCGACTTCAACTAGCATACCAAGAATACACTAATATGTATGAAAATTTGGTTAATACAATTAATGAGAGTATAGCTGACTCAAGGGTCACACAAGAGGAAAACAAAAAAGTTAGTGATTCCGTTGTGAGATTTAGACAAGAAGTTAAAGATATTCTTTTAATTGTTGAAGAAGTCTTAGAGAATATTAGAGATAATCAAGTTGACAACAAAATTATATCAGTAAGAAACTATATTGATAGAATTTCTGAGGATATAACAGATGAAATGGCAGACGTTCAAGAAGCATTTAATCAACTTTCTTCTAGTATCTCAAATGCTATTCAAGATGGTATTGTTAATGCCACTGAGAAAATAAACATTGAAAATGATTTAATCCGATTGAAGTCGGAACAGATGAATATTGAAAATAGATTTAATACTATCTCTAACAACCCAGATTTATCCGCTGAACAAAAACAAATATTAACAGATACTTATAACGAATACAAATCTAAGTTTGATACTTACACAACTCAAATTGAAGCTATGATTTCAGACGGAAGTTCGACACCTGAAGAGATAACTGATTATCAGAATAATTTTAATGCTATGGAAGAAGCAAGACAAAATTATGTATCAGAATATGATAACAGCATTTTTGATATTAGTAAAAGTATTAAAGATGTAGCACTTGGTGCTATAGAAGGATTACGTGAAGAATATAAAAATGATTTAAAAGATTTTAATGATGCTTTCTCTAGCTATCAGACAGAAATCGGGCTTGCAATAGATGATGGTGTTATTACAGCAGAAGAACGAGCTAGACTAAAAACTCATAACGATATTGTAGATCGTGAGTATAAAGATTTAGAAGATAATTATAATGACATCATCTCAAATCCTTCACTACCCTCCTCCAATATTCAAGCGTTAACCAGTAACCAATCTGTTTTTATACAAGCTTATAATAATTTAAAGGAAAACTTTAATATTTATATATCTAATGACGAGGTATCGTCTGAAGAAAAACAATTGATTAATACATTATTAACTGATTATAAAATCGCTTATACAAATTACAACACTTCTATTCAACAGGCTTTACAAGAACTAACAAAAAAAGCCCAGACTACCGCAAATAAAGCTGTAACAGTATTGGATGTTGTAACCGATGGTTTTACTGTTACCTCTGAAACCAATGGAGATAAATCTATTGCAACGCTTGATCCTGATTCTATCAAACTAAATTCTAATCTTATTGAATTGGGCGATGGTGATATTACAATATCTAAAGGTATCTCAAAAATTAAATATGCTGTAATTAACGATGCTCATGTTGACAAGTTGACCATGAATAAATTAACAGGTGGAGAATTAAACATTGGTGGTTATACTTATGGTTATAAAACTGATTCTCAAGGTAATATTGTTTATGAGACTTCCTATGATGAAGAAGGCAATGAGACCACATCAGCAGTTATTGATGAAAATAAAAAAGTGACTGTTCCAGCAGGTGAAATCAACTTTAGAGATGAAGAAAACAATGTATTATTTCAAATCAGTTCTGAAAATAAAGGTGCAGACCAATTCACTGTTCAGGATTTAATTGTAGAAAATAAAATACAGAATGATTATATTGCTTCAAAAAGTACAGATGGTATGGCAATCGAGGTACTCGGCTTAGACGCAGGAGAAAATGATGTGGGTTACAATGATGAAAAAAATATTTATAAAACTCGAACCATTAATGAAGCTATTGATTTACTACCCGATATTCTAGGGACAGGATTTTTCATTGATGTTTTACCTTCATACGCCTCTGCTGATCCATCCGAACACATTATTCTTAAATCAAAATTAGGCGGTGGTTATTTAGATATTAACTTTAATGGTATCACAAGTACAGCACGTTTCAGTATTGATGGGTGTCAATGCAGGATTGCTGTGAAAAATGGTAACTTCAACGTTTTAGACGATGAAAAAAACTATATGATTCAAAATTACTATTCACACTATGTAACTTTTGAAAACTTGAGCTTTAATGGTAACAATGCACCTGATTTAAAAGGGATTAACTGTTATGGCGGTGGAAATACTTTCATCACTAACTGTGACATTCAAAACGTTACTGATTGCGTAAGTGCTTCGTACTTAAACAGTGTCTATATGTTTAATAATACAGGTCAAGGTACACGTTATGGTGCGATTGCATGGCGAGGTAGTAACATCAATATTAATGGAAAAGCTCCTTTAGGAAAAGCAAATGATGCTAGTACCTCGTATGCAGGCAATATCAATACGACTGATGCCACTTATCCAGAACCAACGGTTGTTAAACCTCCAACAAAAGTTTCAACAACTAAAACGAAAACATTTAAAACAAGCAAAGCAAACCATTTCAGATATTCTGGATACAATAGTTGGGCAAGGTCGGGGAATCATCATTACGGTTATCCAGTTCAAGGACAAGGCTATGGTTCACCATTGCAAGTTGGTATTTGGTGGAATTTAGAAGACTCTTCGGGTAATTCAATGAGGTCTGTATTAAGTGGAAAAGCGATTAAATCAATTAAAGTTAAATTAACGAGACGTTCAAAAATCGGTAAAACTTCTAATGTTAAATTTAATTTACGGATGCATAAATACAGTTCTCAACCATCAGGTCGCCCCTCATTTTCTAGTTCGTCAAAAGAAATTATATTGGATTGGTCTGAATCTAAAACAGTTGATGTAACAAGTACATTTAAGTCACTGATCAATCAAAATACATATGCTGGTTTTGGTATTAAAGCTACAACCAACGATTTAGCTCATTATGGTGAATTAAGTAAGTACTTGGAGGTGACAGTTGTTTATGTATAGTATTGTTTATGTTGATGAGAATAATCAAATAATTAATATTGATGATAAATGTGAATCTGTTAAAATAACCAATAACCAAGAAGATTTGGAGTTATTCAGAAATGGGTACACAGAATTAAGGATTGGATGCAAAGTTGGTAGATATTTCATCTATGAAGAAGAAAATAACTCTTTTTCATTAAATAAATTACTAACTGATGAGATGAAAGCTCAATCCGTTGATAAATCACAGTTTATCTATGTTGAACCTGAGAAAGTTATTAACTTACAGGAACAATATATAAAACAATTAGAAGAAAAAATTAGTAAACTAGAGACTGCTGAAAAGTAGTCTCTTTTTTAATTATATTAAATAAAATCATAAGAGCGAATTGTAAAAAGAAAACTTGTTAACTAATTAAATTCAATACCATATCGCTCAAGAAAGAGGAAAAACAGTGGTAAATATATGGAGTCATTGTATTACAATAACACATTTTGACGAGAGTACATTAGGAACTATTGTTTATCATGTAGTAAAAAATGCTACAGCCAATAAGATTGTTGATCAAAGTGAAATATAATAACAAAATTTTGAGCGATAACTTGAATGTTGTCGCTCTTTTTATGAACAAAAGGAGGATTTTATTTAATGATACCATTTTCTAACAATTACACTTTAAAGCTTGATATTAAGGAACAAATGCCTAATCCAGTCATTAGAATCGTTCAGTACGATTCAGCCTATTTGAATATTGAATTGTATGATGCTGGACAAAAAATGAATTTAGAACGTGGTGAGCGTTTCACTGTTAGCACAGTTCACGAAGCTACTGGGACTAATAACACAGGATTGGCTTATTATGATGGCTCACAATTTATTGTGTATGAACTAAGAAAAGCTGATATGGAACATGTAGGAACTTATACAGCAAGATTTTCTTCATATAAAGATAGAAACCGTGTAACTTCACTTGCTTTTAGATATGAAGTTTATGAAGATTATGAGACAACTGGTGACGCAAGTGATTTAACTATGCTTCAAGAGTTATTCAATCAAACTGAAGAAGTTGGTAGAGTTACTCAACGTCAAGGTGAATACGCTGAAGATCGTGGTGACTATGCTAATGCTGCGGGAGATTATGCTAATCGTTCAGGGGATGAAAACAAGTTAAATTGGTTACCTTATGTAAAAACACTTGAACTAAGAAACTCTACCTACCCTAATCCTAACAATGGGGACACTGTATTTGTTATTGATGAGAATAAGGTGTTCCGATACGATGGGATTGATGCAATGGGTTGGGAAGCAATCAGTGGATATGATACGACTGATATTCAGAATTTATATAATATCAAAGCTGATAAAACTGCTTTAGCTGCAACTGATAAAAAGTTAGAAGATTTAACAATTGGTACTAGAAACTTAATTAGAAAATATGATTTAACAGGTATCCCTACTTACCATAGTGTAGAAAAAACTACTGAGATATTTCAAACAGGGTTAAATGTTTTTAAAGTTACACAAGTTAATGACACTGCTAATCCTCCAGTCTACACACATTCTATTTCTACTAATGCTATTAGTGTATTACCTAATCAAGAAGTAACAGCGAGTATTTGGATTAAACATAGTGCTGCTAACCCTGACAACTCAATTACCACTTTAAGATTGTATGCTGGTACAACAACTTATGCCGCTGCAACCTATAATAAAAACACAGATTGGAAACGTATTTCTGTTTCATATAAAAATGATACAACGCAAGAAATAAAACTAAACTTCTACGTTTACAATCCGAAGAATTTAAATAGTATTGTCTATTTAACAAGTCCTAAAGTAGAACATGGCACTCGCCCTACTGACTGGACTCCTGCTCCTGAAGATGTTGACGCTTCAATTAATTCAGTGAATTCTACTTTAACAGCATATAAAACGAGCAATGATAATCGTGTAGGAACTATCGAGACTGAATTAAATACTAACGTTGTCAAAAAGAATGTGTTTAATTCAACTATTGACAGCCAAAATTCTCGCATGTCTACTATTGAGCAGTCTGCTGATAATTTAACTTCAGTTGTCTCTAAAAAAGTTGGAGCAACTCAGGTAAAATCCATCATCAACCAATCTGCTGAATCTATTAAAATTAAAGCGAGTAATATTGATTTCGATGGTGCTGTGGTATTCAAACAGACGAATAATGTGGTTGATCCTAATGCATTTGTATCTATTAAAGCAGGTACTTTAGTATCAAAAGGTTATTATGAGCGTACATGGAGAGATGGTAAGAAACGTAATCGTACACAAGTTATCCAATTTGTAGATGGTATGCTTCGTATTACCGACCCCGAAGGAGATTTGATTGATAGCAATGTTTATGGATATGACTATACTAAAGACTGGAATGACCATAGCAACCCTAACGCACGTTCACTATATTACACATCTGATGGTATTTCTACTTATAGAGACGGTACGGGTAAATACCTTTCTTCAACTAGCACTAATGTGTCCTCTGGTACGATTGAATTCTTCTCTCATGAATATTCTGACAGTCGTGGATTAACATTATATTCTGCAAATGGAGCTATTGGTTTACAATCAAATGGTAATAAGATTCATATACATGCTGCTAATTCTGTTCATAACCGTTCTAAGAAATCTCATGTTGTATTATCTCCTCATGAAGATATTCGTAGTGGTAAAAACGACTTTACTTTTGGAGTTAACAGCGGTTTAACTGGATACATGATTTACGGTGATACCACTACCAACTTAGGATCTGGATTCAAATTCTCTAAGAAGCAAAATGTTATTCATGGTGTAGATGGTTCAGGCTCTCCTTCTTCTAAAGTCGCATTGAACATTGGTAAGATTCAAGCGGACACTATTACTTCACGTAACGGTAAAGAATCAGTTTACTTTAATGGTAGTGGTACAGGAAATCTTTCTTCTAAAACTTCATTGCAAGCTGATGGAATTGTAACAGGTAGTACCAACTTTTATATTGGTGTTGCTGGTGAGCTACGTGTCACTAATAAAAGAGGATACAATAGTGGTAAAAGTATCGGTTATTTACCTGTTAAAGCAAGTAAGTTTAACTCTGTATCTAGTCGTAAATATAAATCTAATATCAAAGATTTAGAGATTGATACGTTAGATATATTAAAACAAACAGATATTAAACAGTATAACTTGAATACCGATTTAGAAGCTGGTGTCAACAAAACTAAATATGGTGTCATCTTAGAGGATTCTCCTGAAGTATTGCATGAAGGTGATGCGATTGATATTTACGGTATGGTATCTATTCTTTGGGATGTAGTTAAAAAGCAACAAGTACAGATTGATGAATTAAAAGAACAATTAAGAAATTAAAAACATTAACATAAAAAATAAAATATATAAAAGTCGGTTAGATATATGTCTAACTGACTTTTTCAATTAATGGAGTTGAAAAGATGGCTATGAAAAGTATTAACAATATTATATTTGTTAATTTTAAGGAAGACAAAGCGATTAAGATAAAGCAAGGGGATCGTTCTCCAATTGCCATTCAGCTATTACAAACACATAATCCTTTTTCATTATTAGGCAACTCAACAAGTGGAGATGCAGAAGTTTATTTGTCTGATAAATATAATCGAGTTATTTACTCTAGTACATGCAAGGTTAAAAGTTCAAAATTAGTTTTTGTTATCTCAAATGTTTTACCTGTGGGAAGCTATTATATTGAAATTGAGTTTAATAATAAAAAATTTCCATCTGATAAGTCTCATAAAATTGAAATAACCCGATCAGCAGATGTTGTTCCCCAAAATGCTGTTAATTTAGATACAATAAAGACAATTGAAAATCGTGTATTAAGCAATATTAATACTCAACTACAGACAAAGTTAAACACGTTTATTCAAAACAACAGTGATATTAAAGGTGAATCAGCCTATGCTATTGCTGTTAAAAATGGATTTAAAGGAACAGAACAAGAATGGATAGATAGTTTAAAAGGAAAAGGATTACAAATTGATGGCGTGGTTTCAACTATATCGGAATTACCAGTAGGAACGACACCAAGTACCTACTTAGTTGGAACAGTGTTGTATGTCCGTAAATCAGGTGTCTCTAGTTGGATTAAAGGTGCTGATATTGGTTCTGGTGACAAGGTTTCTGTGGTTGATGGATATTTAGTTATTAATGATGTCAAAACATCTTATCGTTTAGACAATACAGTTGAATTTGCTAAATACGTCTTGAAAAAAGATGCTGATGTATTATATGCAACAAAGTCTCATACTCATGCCATTTCAGATATTATGGGGTTAGATAGTCACCTCTTAAATAATGATATTCATATTACTTTAGCTGATAAAGTGAATTGGAATAACAAAGCAGATACAGGTCATAAACATGATGATTTATATAGTAAGTTAGAACACACTCACACTGCTTCTGAAGTTGGAACTTACACTAGGTCTGAGATCGACAATAAATTATCTACAGTTCAAGCTGGAGAATCAGTCGATTTAACAACTTATCAAAAAACTATTGATGCTGATACTAAATATGCACCTAAGAGTCATACACATACCATTGCTGATACAACAGGCTTACAGTCTGCATTAAATAACAAAGCACCTTCTTCTCATACACATACGATTGCTCAAATAACAAATTTGCAAAATACACTTGATGAAAAAGCTAGTGCAACACATACACATGCAACTTCTCAGATTACAGATTTTGCTACTGAAATGGCTAAAAAAGCTAATAAAACACATACACATACTATCTCAGATGTGTCTGATCTTCAGACAAGTTTAGATGGTAAAGCGTCTAGTACACACAACCATGATACTGTATATAGCAAAATTGGACATACGCATGTTCTAAGTGAAATTACAGGACTTCAAACTGCTTTAGATGCCAAATCTGATAAGACTCATAACCATGATATCACTTATTCTAAATTAGGTCATACACATACAATTAGCGATATTACTAATCTACAAAGCTCATTAGATGATAAATCTAATACAAACCATACACATACAGCAGCACAGGTAACAATGGCAGATGGTACAACTGTAGAAGCTAAGATTAATGGATTGAATACAGGAGGAAATGGTACAACTACCCCTGTAAATGTTCTTTCTTATGTCGATGTGGTAGCAAAGTTTGGATTAAAAGATACTTCACTCCCTGAAAATGCTTCGTTTGATAATTATGATGCAATTAAAGCATGGGCTAATCATTTTAATACAAACACAGGTTGTGACTATAAGATTAATCCTTCATTAAAAATTGGTGAAATTCGTTCACAACGCGTCAGACAGGTGAACAATGAACAAAACACATTAGCTGGCTCTGCTGATGATATTATATGGACTGGTAAAAATCATCGTATCTTTGGTAGTGGTGTTAAGTTCGTTTCAATGCCAAGAGCTGGCTTTGAACGTGGATTTGATTATCTTGTTGGTGATTATTACAGATCAAAGAACTGTCATTTAAACTTATTTAAATTTGTTGGATGTGAAAATCTATACATTGAGGGATTAGTAGTAGATGGCGAAGGTCATAAAATCACATTTCCTACCATTGGGACACAATCAGCTAATGCAAATATTAAATATAATGGGAAGACTTTAGCTGAAACTGTCGGGCACATGATTGAATTTAGTGGTTGTAAGTTCTTTGAAGTTAAACGTTCTAAATTCTTAAACGCTGCTGTTGACTGTGTAAATATTAACTCTTCTATGAATTACTCTACTTATAAAGCAACACACTCAGATTTCTTCTCATTTGATGAATGTGTATTCTCAGGTGGAGGTCGTTTATCATTTGCGATGATTGGTGGTACTAACTTTGAAATAACACGTTCTGAATTCACAAATGCTGGTACATTAAAGAATAGTCTAAACCAACAACTTTATTATTCTCCTGCTATGGGATTAGATATTGAACCACATTTCAGTGAAATTGCTGGTGATAATAATACAGCTTCTCAATGGAGAGCAGATAAGTGGAATGGACATGCTAAGATTAGACAATGTTTCTTCTATAATAATGCTGGCGGTAATGTAGCGAATACTTCTACTATGCTCACTAAATTTTTAACATTTGAAAATAATGTGTTTAAAACCTGCCCTACTGTATCAGGCAACTATTATATGATCAACTCTTCTCTGCGAGGATGCGATTTTATTGGTAACGACTTCAGAGGGTTAATGAATGATGGAAGTTATGCTAAAGTTATTCCATTTGGTGCTGGATTAGTCAATGAACAAACAGGTGTTATTAATGGTGAACCTGCAAATGCGACTACTAATTTTATTGGGAATAACTTTGAGAAGTGTGATTTATGGACAAACTATGATGGCACACAGACTTACAATGATGTACCTGTTGGACAATATGGATTGCATAGAGTTCACTTTGAGCGAAATTCATTCTTAGATTCTCTTGTCCAATATAAAAATAGACGACAGTTTACATTTATCAACAATGTATTTTCTTACAGTGCTAATGAATCTAAAGTGTCTAAATTGTTACTTCAGAACTCGATTATGAAAGATAACATTTTTAGATCAGAAAAATCTTCTACAATTGAACTTGATTTTGGTACAGGGGATAAACTATCTGTTATTGAGAATATGATGGTACAACGAGGTAAATTCACAATTGCTTCAACATCTAAAGCGACCAAAGTTAAATCAAGAACAGATGAAGCATTAGATATTTATTATCAAACACCTCTGCTAGAATATCTTTTAACGAATGGTGGAACGGGTACAACGATTCCAACAGATACAACACCACCTAACGCACCAACGGTTAACCCTGTTTATACCAATAGCACAACTATTTCTGGTACAGCAGAAGAAAATAGTACAATTACTTTAACAGGTGGTTTCACAGGTACGACAACAGCAAACAGTTCGGGTGCTTGGAGTATTATTGCGAGTAACCTTGTTGCTGGAGAGACTATTACTGTAAAAGCTAAGGATTCAGCTAACAATGTTTCCACTGGAACAACAGTAACCATTCAGGTCGTAACTGCTGGAACAGGAACGAATTTATGGGATACAACGACATTTGATTTTACAGATAAAACAATTCCACAGGCTGGTGGGTCAGCAAGTAAGTTAGTGATGAATAGTACATATACAATAAGTCACAGCGAAGCCTTTGCACTTAATGTAAAAGGTGGAACGGACACTGTTACGATTACAGCAGAAGCAGGTCAATCACGTTGGGGATTCTTCACACTTGAGCCTAATACTCAGTACACAATTCGAGTAAAAGCTTCTGACACTGTTGCGACAGCTTCAACGTTAGTCACAATGCTTGGCGGTAGTTATTTGAACCCTAACCCTGTAGTCAAAGATATTACATTTACTACAGATGCTAATGGTAGATATGGCTATGACTTTAATGGAGTAACTTACGGTGCATCTGATTCTACCAAAGGCTTGTTCCATAGAGCTAATGGAGGTACAACATCTACGACAACATATAAAATTTGGTTGAACAAAGGTGGAACTTCAACTGCTACATGGCAAAGTTAATATTTATACATAAAAGAGAGTGTTTATTCACTTTCTTTTGTTTTTGTTTAAAAACAATTTGAGGAGGATTTAAAGAAATATGACAAATTACAAAATAGCTAGAGTTACTGCAAATATTGACGATCAAAACGTGAATATAGGTGATATAAAATCCGTATTTTATTCTAAGGATAAAAATACAGCAAGTATCATCATTCGTATCACAAAAAACGGTATCCCTTTTGATTTAACTTCTACTACTATGAAACCTATATTAAATCTATTTTGTGCAGACGGTTCGATTTTTACAAAAGTACCTGTTGAAGTGACAGACGGTTTTAATGGAGAAATTACTTACAATATCTCAGAAGAAGTTATTATCCACGTAGGTAGAGTTAGAGCAAAACTATTCTTGGAGACAGAAGATGGAACAGAAAGTGTCCATGTGTCTAACTTTGATTTTGAGATTAGAGATAGTGGAATAGATAAAATCATTGAAAAAATAGTTGATATAGCAATTTTAGATGATAAGATTATATCTGTTATTGAAGCTAATCCAGATCGTTTCAAAGGTGAAGCTTTTACCTTTGAAGATTTTACCTCTGAACAATTAGAGTTACTTAAAGTAAAAGGTGATGAGGGTTATTCAGCTTATGAAGTGTGGTTACAACAAGGTAACACAGGTACGGTCAATGATTATTTAAATGCTATTAAAGGTGTTAAAGGTGATACTGGTAAATCCGCCTATGAATCAGCAGTGGCGAACGGCTTTGTGGGGACGGAACAGGAGTGGATTGCATCATTAAAAGGTAAGGATGCTGTGATTACTGATGGTAGTATTAAACCCGAAAAAACGACATTCTTTGAAAAAACACGAAATTTATTTGATGGTGTATATCATAAATATTATTTGGGTGGCACAACAGGTACAAGTGGTTATTTGTTTAAAGGCGATGATAAAAGGCGAACAGCAATCATTCCAGTGGTACAAGGCAAAACGTATTATGTAAAAGTACACGACCCATCATTGAGTAATAATTACAGAATAGGTTTAAATGAAGTAATACCGACCGTGTATGAACCTAGTACAAATGGTGCGAAAATCACTAATTTTTTAATCTACAACGATATTCAAAAGGAAGGTGCATTTACATCAACTTTGACAGGCTACGCGTTTATCAACGTTTCAAACAATGCAAGTGAACCTCGTTTGCAGGTTGAGGAAGGGACAGCAGCCACGACTTATATACCGTCGAGAATTATCTCGAAAGAATTTATACCTGAACCAGACATGACATTAGCTAAGGCGGCAGACACCAAAGCAAGTTCTGCGCTGACACTTGCTAATACGGCAGACACTAAAGCAAGTTCTGCGTTGACACTTGCTAATACGGCAGACACTAAAGCAGAACGTGCGATTAATAACTTTGATAGCATATTCGACCCGTCTATCAATTTATTTAATGGTACTTACCACCCTTATTATATTGGTGGCGCACAGGGTAGCACAGGTTATTTATTTAACAATGACCCGTCCAGACGTACAGCTATTGTGAAAGTATCAAAAGACAAAACGTACTATGTAAAAGTACATGACCCATCATTGAGTGATGCGTACAGGATAGCTGTCCATACGTCCATCCCGACTACATTTGATCCATCAACAGGTGGCGCAGCGTTGACAAAGTTTTTAATCTACAACGATATACAGAAGGAAGGTGCATTTACATCTCCAATTGACGGGTATGCTTTTATCAATGTATCTAGCGGTAATAAAGAACCAAGATTGCAAGTCGAAGAGGGAACGGCACCTACTGCATATACAACTGCAAGAACTATATCACAAAGTGTACTACCTAAATCGAACGCGTCATCGTTAGACAGCATTATGGTCGATTCAGAGCGCAATCTGTTTGACGGCAACTTTTATCCGTGGATTGTCGGCGGCACACTGGGTCAGACTGCTGTTCTGATGAACACAAATCCTGACGCTAACACAGTAGTGTTCCCGATTAAAACGAATGAGTATTACACGATTAAAATCCATGAACCTTTGAAAGCTGACCGTTTTACTTTAGGGATAGGAACGGCAATGCCGAACTTTTCGACTGGCAATACACAAAGCATCAAAGAATTATTGGTGTTCAACGGTTCGTTGAAACAATACACGTTCCAAGCAACGATAGACGGTTTAGCCTTTCTATACGTATCGTCAACCAATCAAAAGCCAAAAGTACAGGTTGAAAAAGGTAAGATGGCAACTACTTTTGTAGGCTACAAATCAATCAGAACTGATCTGATTGCACAAGGCGTTACGGAATTGATTGATACGGAACCTATGCCGATGTTCCCGCAAGCAGTCAATATGACAATGACACCGACAGAATCGCCCGGTATTGCAGGGCCTCGTTTTATTGATTACTTTGATGACAAGATGTGGGGATATACAGCAGGACTTGGTGCCATCAGTTACAGCGTTGACAACGGCAAGACGTGGACAGAGCATAATCGCACTTGGAAGCATACGGAATATGGATGGATGAGTAGACTGATGCCGACAAGTGATGGCGAAGTTTTAGCCATGACTGCAACAGACCTGCGTAAATCTATCGGATGGGGGACACCTAACATAACATGGAGTGAAAATAAAGTTGCGAAACATGCAAACGGCACATTGTTCCAGTTTTCGTTTGACGGCGATGGCAAGAAGTTTATCCTCTGCGAATACGGGGCGAGTGTGCCTAACTGGGTGGACAGCCGATTCGTATGGATCAGTACGGACAGCGGCAATACCTTTAACGTTGTGTGGGATAGCTTGGTTCAGCATGGCGAAACAATAAATTCAGAGACGCATCTGCACGGCGTTGCTTACGATAGATGGGGCGATAGATTCTATTTTGCTGAAGGTCATGGACGACGTGGTGGTATTTATGTGTCAACAGATGACGGTGCCACGTGGTTGCAACCTGAAGGTTATCGTGACGGCGTTCTTGCCTCACTAGGTATTGCAGGACATCAGTATCCAGAAGAGGATACAAACGGTTGTACAGTTATTGTTGCTACCCCTGCTGGCCTTGTGATGGGGTCTGATAATGCTAACAATGGCATGTTCGGAGTGCCACGAAAAGAAAATGTGATGGAAGAAGTGGTGCAGCGTACTTATGCTGCTAAAGATTATCATGCAGGACTTAACATGTTTGCGATTCGCGGTTGGTACGACGAATTAAGCGGCAGTGTGTTGATTTCGTTCCGGTCGGAATTTGATGATGTGCCACCGATCATCTGCGCGGGGACACCAACTAAAGCAACGATGATTTATGAGTACCCTAATTTGCCAGTCAGAGGCGGGCAGGATTTATTTGGGTGTATCGCAAAAACATCGCCTGACAAACTCGTAGTCTATGCACAAATACAAGGATTGCCTTATACCGCAGTTGCTGATTTAGCATATCCGGCCAGTGAAATTAAGAACATGATTTATCAAGAACTAAAGCGTTATAAATTGGTTTAATTTCCAACCTCTCACTCAGTGAGGAGTTTTTATTATAAAAAAGGAGAGTGGAGAATGAAGAAACTGACTTTATCAGAAATGCTGGCAAGCTCGTTATTGTTTGGATTGGGGCTGTTTACTTTAGCCCGTGGATTGTTTTGGTTAAGGGAACAGGAATCAGTGCTGAATGACAGCGAGTTTTATCAGGCAATACACAACATACTTCCCATATGGGCATGGGGAGCCATGATAACAGTCACGAGCCTGTTTTTAATCGGATCAAGCTGGTTGCTGCCTAAAAAGAATAATATGACGTCACTATTTTTATTTATCGGTGGCACGTCAAATGCCGTGATGTACTTTCTGATGACAAGTGCACCACTTTTTAATGCCATCAACTGGCTGTCGCCCGCACAATTCGCCGTGCTGTCATCCGTCTGTGCGTTGGTCGGGTTTTTTGGAGGTGCTGAATTATATGACAGAAAGAAGTCATGACTACTATGTGCCACGACACGAGTGGGAAAAATGCAACGGTGAGATCAGGGATTTAATCAACACAGTGGACAACCGACATTTCGGTCTGCATAGCGATTTAAAAATACTGGTAACGACATTGACCGGCACAACGTCACAGTTGCTTGAGAGCCAAAAAGAGACAAACGGCCATCTGTCCAATCTGAACACCAACATGCAGGGGTTTAACGAAAGGCTCATCAATAATGAGCGGGACGTTCAAGAGACACGAGAAGATTTAGAAGAAGTCAAGAACTCAGTCACTGAAAAACAGAAAGGCAATGCGACCATCATTACATCCATCATCGGTGGCGTTGTCTCAATCATTGTCGCGGCATTCGGATTCGCACAAATATTCTTTTAGGGACATCTCAAAGAGGTGTCCTATTTAAATTGAGGAGGAAGAAAAATGAACAAAGAAAAAATTTCAACTGGCACATGGATTCGGACGATTGTTTTAGCGGTTGCGTTATTTAATCAGACTATGGTGATGGCAGGTCATAATCCTCTGCCGTTTACAGATGAGCAGATGACAAATGGCCTGACGATTATTTTTACAGTGGGCGCTGCACTCTGGGCGTGGTGGAAGGATAACGGATTTACAGAAAATGGTATCAAAGCAAAGAACTTTAAAAAGCAATTAGATAAAGGTGAAGTGGAATTTGAAGGGTCTGAAGAAGTGACGGAGAAGTCCGATATTGAAGTAGATAATACTAAGAATCCTGATGTAGTTGACGAAGACAAAGATAACAATATCCCGCCAAAATCTTATGCAGAGGAAGTTGAGTAATATGAAAATATTATTGATAGCTGGGCATGGTCGGGGGTTTGATTATTATTCTAATAAATGGATCAACGACTCTGGTGCAGTAGGTAATGGAACAAACGAACGTGACTTTATTAGAGAAAATATTGTTCCTAAAGTATCTAAATACTTAAAAGAAGCTGGTCATAAAGTTTCATTATATGGTGGTTCTAAAATGGAGCAGGACTGTTTCCGTGATTCAGCGTATGGGCAAGCTGTAAACAATCATAAAGATTATGGAATGTATTGGGTAGCTCAACAGAAGTATGATATTGTTGTTGAATTTCATTTAGATGCAGCAGGTGCTTCAGCTAGTGGTGGTCATGTCATCATTGGTAAAGGATTAGAAGCTGATAAGATTGATCTAGGAATTCAATCTGCTATTAAGAAGCATGTTGGGTTAATAAGAACAGTTGATGGCAGAGATAATCTATTAAATGTTATCTTAGCTAAGGACTACGGAATAAATTATAGATTAGTTGAATTAGGATTTATCACAAGCTCTAAGGATATGGATTACATCAAAAAAAACACTGATGCCTACTGTAAAGACATTGCGGATGCGATTAACGGTAAAGAGATTGTAACTGAGAAAAAAATTTCAGTGAAAACCGAAACAGCTAAAGAGAAGAAAAAAGTGGTTGAAACAAAAACAAAGAAACCTAGTAGTATCAAGACTAAAAAAGGCGATACTTTATTATCAATCAAGAAACAATATGGTATTAATGTTTCTGATATTAGAAAGTTTAATAAACAACTTATGAATACTCCCCTACCAGTTGGAATAGAATTAAATCTAACAGAAGTTAAAAAAGAAGCAACTAAACCTTCAACGTATGTTGTTAAAAAAGGTGATACTTTAAGTAAGATTGCTAAAAATCATGATATTACAGTCGCTAATTTAAAAGCATGGAACAATCTGAAATCAGATTTAATTGTTGTAGGTAAAGTGCTTAATTTAAAACAAACTACGCCTGCTAAAAAAAAAGTACCAAGTAAAGAAAAAATTTATATTCCTACTCAACAAGAAATGTATAAGTTGCTTGATTCTTATATAGGCAAGTATATAGATCCAGATTTGGTGTATGGTTATCAATGTATGGATGTTGTAGTACAATATGGTTTAGATCTTACTGGAGGTAAATTTAGATTTTGGGGTAACGCAAAAGACGCTATCCTTAATCAATTGCCAACTGGTTGGAAGTTAATTGAAAACAAACCAGATACACTTCCACAAAAAGGTGATATTGCTGTTTTCACAGTGGGTAATTTTGATAATAAATACGGTCATATTGGTCTAGTTTATGGAGATATTAACTTGAATACGTTTACGATATTAGAACAAAATTGGGATGGTGAAGCTGATACTCCATGTAAACTACGCACTGACAACTATACAGGAGTAAGTCACTTTATTCGACCATACGTTAAAAAATAATTTATAGATAGGTGGTAGAATAATGAAACATAAGATAAGGAGTTGTACAAAAAATCTTGATGCTCATGTGCTAATGGCTAATCTGTTTGTTATGTTGGTGGGATTCTTAGGGCTTATCAGAGCATATGAGTGGATTGTAGCTGACAAAAAGAATCTAACAACAGTTTCTCCTTTATATGGTGTATTGAGTTCTTTTGGCTCTATTGAGTCACTAGGAATCATCTTATTGATTGCTTCAGCTATGATATTCTCAAGTGTGTTTTTTAAAAATGTGATTGTCTATTATTTATTGTTGGCAGGCTCTTTCTTCAGTGGAATTATTTATTTCTTCTTTTCATTAGCTAGTTTAGCTGGTGCTTCTTTATTTGTAACTAGCTATACAGCAATGGCATTAATGGTAGCTCAACTATTTTTATTGTTTATAGGAGTTGTAGGAATTTGGAAGAAAAAATAAGAATGACCAACGATAGAATCACATCATTAGAAAACAGGGTTAATAAGCTGGAAGATCAGATTGACATAACCAATGAAAAACTACATAATTTCCATGATAAGAATAGTCAGAGACATTTAGAGACTACTGTGTTAGTAACAGCACTTAAAGAGACAATCAAAGCAATGGAGAATAATACAAAAGTATTCAGTAATAGCATGAATAATATTGCTGAAGAATTGAAAAGTTCTAATATGAACACAGTGAAACAATTTGAAAAGACTAATGAAGAATTCGGTAAAGTCCATAGTGACATATCTGAAATCAAAGTCCAATTAAAATCTAATACTGAGTCCATGACTATCAAGTTAGAAGAAAAGAAACTAAGTAACAAGACATTAGGTATTATACTAACTGGAGTGTTTGCTTTATTTGAAGTATTTACTCGTGTTGTATTCCCTCTGCTTATTGGAAATTAATAATTGTTCCCCCTCTTACATTTTTTTGTAGGAGGGGGAATTTCTTTGTTTGTAGAGACGAATTACGAAATCTTCGTTTGTAAAGGCGAATTCATATGATAGATAATTTCATTAATAGAAATTTTAACTGGTGCTTTAATAATTACCGTTCCTTCAATTGAGCGAATACATACAACGCCTTCAATGGTATCTTGTTCTAAAAGATATAATTCTTCTTCTGTAAATTGTTGAAATCCTTTTAAATCTATATTGAATTGATGCATTAACCCAACACTCCCTTTGGTTTTTTATAGAACATATGTTCTATATTTAATATATTCCTTTTTGTTTTTAAAGTCAACTTTATATAATATATTTTTTTCAAATTCCATAAAATATACCGTTAACAAATTATACGATATATTTAAAAAATAATAAACATAAATTTTCGGATACCGAATAATAATTGGTGTATCTTGGAATAGGTCACACATATGATACCGAACATCCATATTCTCAACTTCTTTTAACATTAAGAATATTTGTACCAATGTGCATTATAGCTAGGTTTAAGACCTATTCCATTAAAGAAAATTTACTATAACATCTAATTCATAGTCTATCTCTCTTTTTAAAATTATACTAGAGACAATACTTTTGTATAAATCATTCTTTTGTTCTTCAGTAAATTCATTGTGAGTAAGTTTATTTAGTAGATCATCTATACGATTGATTCTTTCTAAGTTATCAGCATTGGATATGCTATTTAATTTTACCCTCAATTTATTTGCTTCATCTTCTAATTGAGATATTTCTATCCCTTTGTCATACTGAATCTTCTTCATTTCCTCTGATTCAAATATTCCCTCTAAAAATCCTTCCTTTGCTCTATCTATGGCATGAGTCGCTTTAAGAATCTGATTGTTAATATCAGCTAGTTGTTTTTCTAATGATTTTTTTACCTCCCCTGTATCTTTCTTTTCTAATTGTTCTTCTAATCTATCCTTCATAACTTCTAAAGTGGTCATAATAGCATCTTCTACAATGTAGCAAGGGGTATCTTTATATTTTTTATTGAATGTAGTCAGTGAATTTATCCTTTTTGATTGTCTTACACTATAGGTATCCCCATCAGGTGTCTTAACTAATCCTGACAAAGCATAGATATTTCGTTTTTCAGATTTTCTCTTATGTCCCCTACTTTCTATTTGAGACACAATAAGCTTATGCTCTTCCTCTGAGATTAAAGCAGGATGAGTGTTGTATATATACTTCCACTCTGATTTAGGGTTAGGTTTATATGGATTAGAAATACTATATCTATTCTTAGAACGATTCTCTGGAGTACCTTGAGACTTATTAAATATAGTGCAACCAGTATAAACCTCGTTTTTCAATATAGCTCTGACTACTGATTTATTCCACATTCCACCTGAACGACTTGGAATATGGTCTTGATTAAGATTCCAAGTAATGTCGGATATAGGTTTATCCTCTAAGAATTCATTCTTGATACGAGTAACAATGGAAGACTCATGCTCATCTAGTATTAATCGTTTAGTTTTTCTATCGTATTTATAACCATAAGGTGACGTTCCATATACCCAATTACCCATTGTAGCACCAATACGTTTACCTGCTGCAAAACGTTTACGAGTTTGTCTTAATTCCATTTGTGCGGTAAAGGAACGTATATTCATCAATTCCTCATGTGACTCATTATTAGGATCAAGGAATTGATAAGGATTACACAGGATAAGCATTGTGTTAGATTTTTTTAATATATACATAATTTGTTGTTGATCTGTAGAACCACCACGAGATAATCTATCTTGGTCAAATGCTAAGAGTGCATCAAATTCAGTAGTATTCTCTAGTTTATTTAATAACTCTGACATGACTGGTCTATCTATAATAGTATTGCCTGACTTGATTTCAGTGAACAACTCATAAGTCCAATTGTATGCTTCACACGTTGCTCTCATAGTAGATATATGCTTCTCTAAATCCTCCACACCATCTCCACGAGACTTACGTGCGTACATGGCTACATGTTTTATTTTCTTTTCATCTTTAAATAAATCATCCATACTATTCCACCTCGATTACTTTTTTATAGGATACTTGAATACTAAAAGGCGAATTAGGAACTTTTACAATATTGGTCTGAGTCCAGTTATTAGTTTTATTTATTCCTAGTTCCTTTAAAGCTCTTGTGATAACAGGAGGGGAAACATTGAGTTCTCTTGCCATTTGTTTATTAGACTTGGTTGATAAATTACTAAGAATATAGTCATAATCTTGTTGTCTAAGGATTGTTTTATCCCTTTGATAACCTAACCGTTTAATCTTATGCTGGATAGAAGGAACAGTTCGGTCAGGTAATAACTCTAATAATTCGTTCATACGTCTGTCCCAATTATCATGTAGTATTTGAATCTCTTCATCTGACCATGTTTTCATTTTCTACACTCCCCATTTTTTTAGATTTGATTATATTATATAGCATTAGGAATTAATTTACCACAAAAAGAAACACCCACATGAGTGAGTGTTTTAGGATTAACAATATTTACTTAGTTGTTTTGCAATATGTATAACTATTTCATTTGAAGCAGTATGTTGAATATCTTGTTTGGCTTGTTCAATTAGCTTATTGTTTTTAATAATCATTATTTTTTCTCCTTGTAAGCTGTGCAATAATACTCATCTTCTTTGTTATCAAATAACTTGATTTCAGGAAGAATCTTATTATCGAGGGATTTCTTTAATATGGAGCAACTACCATTTCTATAACGTGAACATGTTTTACAGTTATTTTCAAAAGTTTCTCTATTAGCAAAATTATCAAAGATACCATTCCAACCTGTTTGAGTGAATGTTAATTCGACTCTAGGATTATCTGGATCAATATATACTCTATTGAATCGTGGAACGACTTTCTTATCATCTATAAATACAAGTCCTGTAGCCTGTATTGAGTCGTTAAGAGTCTTTAGCGTGTTGTCTAGGTCTACGTTAGAACGAGTGACATAGGCTTCTATATCCATGAATATGTAATGATCTTTAGTGTAAGAAACATCCCAATCTAAATTAATAGGAAGGGATATTTGTTTTTCCACATTAAGCATAATATCGTAACGATTCTGTTCACCTACTTTAGATAGGATTTTTTTACCTGTAAATCCTCCACCACTCCATTGTTGTGTATATAATTTATTTAATGAAGTGGGAAGTGGTAAGGCTAATTTACAAGTTGTCATGACGAACAGCCCAGTTACCAGTATTACCTTTGTAAACTTCAACTACAGGAGGTTGAGCCTGAGCAATAGATATAGATTGAAGAACTTCGCTAAGATCATTTAATGCGTTTACTTGGCTATAATCAATGGAGGTATCGGTTTCTGATTTATCTGAAACTAATACATCACGCTCTTTTAATGTGACTGATAAATTGAGAACAACTTCACCTGTATCTTCGTGTGCATATGTATCAAAATCTAATCCTAATAATTGATTCTCTGTTACTACGTCCTCAATATTTATTAAGGTTTGCTCAAATTGATTTCGTAAGATTTTTTCCATGATTAATACCCCATTTTCTCATTAATTTGACGTTGAATTTCTGCTTTAATCATTGGTTCAGGTTCAATAAAGTTTTCTGATTTCTGAATCTTATTAGTTATAGGATCAATAATAGGTTGGTTATTTGAATCAAGCTTAGACAGATTAGAGCTTTGAACAATCTTAAAGATTGGTCTAGGGTCAACTCCTAACTCAGCAAATGTCCCATAGTTGAAATAATTCATATCTGTAACAGCATCTACTTGATGTAATAAGACTTCTTCTTTAGGGAATGAACCTTTTGCAATTACTTTATCTAATGCTTTGTACATATCTACTTTAAGCTGTGCTACCAGTTTACGAGTTAATTCCTCATCACCTTGCACACTTGCCCATAAGAATTCAACTAATTCCTCAATTTTATATCCTCCACGTTGTGAAGCACGTTCAGGACTCATTGGTGTAGGAACAGAAGCTACTGGGTGGCTAAAAGCTATGTGAAAATCTTGAACATCTTTGTATGGATTGTATTGATTGTCTACTTCAGTTTGATAATGTACATTAGTTTGCTCATTAGATTGAGTGTTTGCTGGATAGAGGTTAGATAGTAGAACGTCTCTTTGTTCAATAGTTTTAGTACGAGTATTGAGGTTCTGTCCAATTACAAAGTCTACAGTTGCTACAGGCTCATTGATCGCTGTGATAATACCTTTCTTTTTGTTTACAATATCTACTACTTCTTGACCTAATTTTAATTGTTGAAACATTTGAAAATCTCCCTTTATATATATTTTATTTTCTATCAATATAATAATAGTAGTACATGTCAATATAAATATCTTGTAATTGACGTTTGTATTTTAGTTTAGGAATAATAGTGTGGAATGACCATTTAATATTATCGACTTCTTTGATAAGCTTAAAGATTTCATTTTCTAAGAAGTCAAATGTTCGCAGATTAAATGTATCATTTCTTACTTGTTTGTGATATTCAAGGCGTATGGCTTCGATATGATACGATAATTCAGTTAAATAGTTTGTCATAAAACCACTCTTTTACCCTTTGATTCTATCTAATAATTCGTTGCCTGCACCTAAACCTACTGCACGTTCTTCACCATATAGTAGTGTAGGAGTGGACATAATTCCATTTTCTCCTGCTAACTCAGGATTTTCAAATACATCTACATATTCAAATTCAGTACCTTCATTGTTTAGTCTTAATTTTAAAGTTTGGCATAGTACGCAAGTTGGTGATCCGAAAAGTGTTAGTTTATTCATAATTTATTCTCCTCTGTATTGTTGTCTTTTTAATAGTTGTTTTGTGAATCCTTGAATTGTTTCTTTCATTTGTTCTTGATCTAAGTATGTAGTATCTAATGTATAATCAGGATTAAAATAATTAATATGTAATTCTGTTTCATGGTTTAAATCATCAACTTTAAAATTATCATCTAATTCTTGCATACGTTTAATCCTTACTTCATCATCACATGTGACTTTAATAATGATAAAGTTGTTCATTTTACAATATTCATATTCGTTAGGTTGACGTAAATCTGTAATGATATGTGCTACGTGAGTTATATCTGAATCATTGGATAGTTCATTTAACTCACTAATGGCTTGATTAACTTGATTGATCCATACATCTTCATTGCGTTGTCTCATTGTTTGTCCTAGCCATTGAAACAATTCTCTTGGCTTTTTACCATCTTTGAATTCCTCTGGAAATAGTTGAGTAGCGACTGCTTTCAACGATTCTCCAAATGTGTGAGGAAAAACACTGTAACCTGCATGATTAAGGTATTGTGAGATAGCTTGTGCTATTGTATCTTTTCCTGTTCTCATTTGACCTGTTACTGCAATCCTTAGCTCATGTGAGTGAGAAGGGGAAATACTTGGAATACTAGATAGTGTTTTGTTCAATAGACTCTCTCCTTTAAAAAAATAATATTCAGTAGTCAACCTAAAAGAATTCTATATGATATGTAATGTGTGAATAAAACAACGTCATATGTTTTTCCTTTTATTTTTATTGTTGGTTGACTACTTAAATATTATTATATAGTAAGATCATGAAGTTGTAAAGTATTATTTATAATTTATTTAATCTAAAAATTTATTTGATAATTCATAAGACTCTACATTTTCAAATTCAAAGTCTTTATCTCGTAAATCCTCCACATTAAGAGATAGAACATATCCATCGCCTTTGGTGCTAAAGAAGTCGTGGTTCTTAGTATCAGTGTTTAAACCGTTCTCTACAATAGGATTAAATGGCTCTGGGTTAAATACTGAATCGAAACCTAAGTTCATCATAGCTTTGTTTCCGTTGTATTGAATATATCTAATAACGTCTTCAGTTAAACCTAATCTATCGTAACGTTCTGCTGTATATTGACACTCATTAAAATATAATTCATCAAATAATTGCATCAATTCTTTTTTAATATCTTGCTGTTCTTCTTCAGGTAATTGATTAAATAGAAGTTGGAAAGCATATCCTGTACCTGATCCATGTGTTGTCTCATCAATAAGAATCTTACGAATAATCTCACCACTCGCTATCATTTTGCCTTGTCCCGTTAGAAGAAGTGGATAATAAAACCCAGAGAAAAAGAGAAAAGATTCAAGAAATACACTTGAAGCCATAGCAATTAGTAATTCCCTAGTAGTAGGATTCTTTTTTAATAATTTACGGTAATTATTTGTGATAAGAGTATTTTTAATTGCTAGATGTTTGTTATTAGAAACCCATTCATCAAGATAGTATGAAGTTTCTTTTCTGCTAATAAGAGATGTAAAAATATGGGAATATGATTTGTGGTGGACGTTTTCCATCATACCCATAAATGCAAATACTGGTTTCCATAGCAAGTCAGGGTAATGAATTTGAATCAATGGCATACCTTCATCAGCTTGAGTGGTATCTAATCCTGTTAATCCAGATAATACTTCAATGAATACAGTTTGCTCATCTTTTGATAGTGTCTTCCATGAGCCAATATCACGAGATGGTTTAAATTCTTCTTCAGTCCATAGCTGCATCATATTCTGTTTCCAATACATTATTGCGGTTGAGTTGTCTTTGTCCCAATTTGTTGCGATTAATTTATTTAATTTCATTTAATAGTTCTCCTTCTATTTTAATTAACAATGAGAAATAGGGAAAGACCCTATTTCTATACAGCACAGCTAGTACATTCTTCAATACTTAATAATTTATTACGAGTATAGTAAAGCGATTTTAAACCTCTGTCATTTGCGTAAGCATATAATCGAGCTAATTTATTAGTCTCTACTTCACTATTTACAAATAGAATAGTTGATACACCTTGATCAATCCATTTTTGTGCAACTGCTGCCACATTAATAATATGTTCATTAGGAATATTAAATGCGGAAGTATAGAACCACATAGTCTCAGGAGACAGATAAGGCATTGGATAAAACGTTTCTGAATTACCATAAGTTCTGCGTTCTACGGTATCAACTACTGGAGTTAATGCTGAAGAACAGTTTGTAATATAACTAATTGATTGCGTAGGGGCAATTGACAGTCTATATGCTGAATATAATCCATGTTCCCCTACGTCCTTAGCTAATCGTTGCCAATCTTCTTTAGTCGGTAAATAAATATCCTTGAAAATTTCCTTTACTTTGTTTGTCACTGGAGTTACATCTTCGGTCACACGACTATTTTTATAGAAGTATTCACCAAACTCTTTATCTTTAATAGCATAATCCGAGTCTTCAAAGCGATAGAATTTACTCTGTTTTTCTTTAGCGATTTGCATTGTTTCGTCTAATGAGTAGAAATCCATAAGCATACCATAAACATTCATTAAATCTAATGATTCCTCTGATCCATAGCGAATCTTATTTTTAGCACACATAGAGTGGAAAGACATTACTCCTAACCCTACTGCTCGCATATTTTTATTTGCTTTATGAACCGTTGGCAAATGCTCAATACGTGAGTTTTCTGCCACAAATGTTAAAGCTCTCATACCTGTACGAATAGCTTCTTCTACTTCATTTTCTTCGATAGTTTTAACCATATTAAGTGAAGCTAAATTACAAATAATATCTTGCCCTAGCACATCTTGCTCATGATAATCCTTAATATCTGATACTTCCATGAACTGGAAAATTTCTGTACAATTACCAGTTACAATTCCATTAAAAATTAAGGAATGATAATCTTCTTGAGTAGTGTCATAAACGTCTTCTTTACCGATGTAGTTGATAGATTTAATTTCAGCTGTAAAATTGTGTTTAGGGTTGCGACTTTTAGGTTGTAATGTCAAATTAAACATCACTGCTTTATTAATATCTTGTGGCTTTAGGGCAACCTCAGCCATAAATTTATCTCTTGATTTTCTATCTTGAATAGATAGCTTATATGTATTTTGAACTTTATATTCTTTTAATTCTCTATTCGAGTCGGGAAGCATAGAGGTTTCTCTAATACTTTCATAAATTGTTGAATATACCCCTAGATTCAAAAGTTGTTGTTGAATATCTTGCATAAATTCTTTAGAAGTAGACGTTAATTCAATACTCATAGCCTTATATTTTGAATTGGCGTTAACAGTAGCATCCATTTGGTACAACCCAGATAAATAAGCAGTAATCGTTGCTTTATCAGCTTGTTTTAAAAACTTAGGGAATTTTAATTTAGTTTCCCGATTAAAACCGAAATGAGCTAATACATCTCTTAGAATAGAACTACTTAATGATAGGCGATCTTCTTTTTCTGCGTATGTAAACTTTGGTGCAAGTGTTGCACTATGGTGTAGTGGTAAAGATTTATCTCTATACTTCTCAATAACCTCTTCAACTATGTTTTCAACAACTTCTTTTAAATATTTTTTTTCATCATATAGATAAATTTTAGCTGTTTCTCTATTTCCAAAAGTTCCGTCTCCAGCAATCAATCCCATAATATAAGCTAAATGAGTATCATTAAAACTACCAAAGTTTCCCTCTCCTGATTGAACCAATAATTTATCTCCGATATTTAATTCGTTTAATTGAACTTTAGAAATAGATTTATCGGAATTCATTTTGTAATATTTATGCCACTCAGTTGATTTAATTTTATATCCTTGTTTAGTCTCAATTTCAAAAACATCAGCTTGTCTAGCAGTTAGTTGCATTGGAATAGCATCAACTATTTCTACCCCATGTTGCTCTTGTTTAAATTCTTTTGTGCGATTATCAATAACCACTTTTAATGGTTCTTGTGATTCATATAGTTCTTTTGCTGATCTATACCCTTTTTCAGTTAATAACTCTGTATCTCCTGTTACACATAGGTTAGACATTTTCACTTCACCAAGCTCAGATAGAGCATGATTTTTGTTTGCGTTATTCTTGTTCATAATATAAGGATAACCAGATTGTAATTGGATTTGAGCAATCAGATTCAGCATTTCTCGTGCATTAATCTTTTGTTTTAGGATATTATCATTTTCTACAATTTTATCGTACCATTCTGCAATTTCAATATCATCCAAGATTACATCTTCACCAAATTCATCTTGAATTGATTTTGGATCAAACATGTATAAATCTTTATTTTCTTTAGCTAATTGATAGAAAAAGTCTGGTACAATTAACCCAATTGACAAAGTGGATAATCGTGTATCTTCATCGGCATTAATCTTTTTAGAGTTCAATAGTTCAAGTACGTCATAGTGGAAAATGTGTAAATATACACTTCCGGCTCCACTTCTTGAACCCATTTGATCCGCATACCCTACTTCACCTTCAATTAATTTAGCTACTGGTAAAACGCCTTTTGCCGCACCTTTAATTCCTTTGATTGAGGAACCTCTTGAACGTAAACGAGATAAATTAGCTGCAACTCCACCAGCTATCTTGCTTGCTTGAGAGATTTGACTCTTAACAAATTGGATAGAGTTTAAAGTGTCGTCCATTGTGAATAAATAACAAGAAGCTAACTCCCCACGTTGTTTTCTTCCACTATTCAGATAAGTAGGAGTTGCAGTTTGCACAGTTTGCAAAGTGTGACCTTTGATATACCGTTTGGCTAATTCTACGTTCCCATCAGCTAAATACAATGCAACAATTACGTTGTGTTGTTCAAAGCTTTCTAACCATAGTTTTTTATCTCTAGTTTTTAATGCATATTGATCATAGAATTTGCTGATAGCCATAAAACTTTTAAACTCAAAATTAAATGAGTATGAATAATCAATCAATTCTTGTAACTGGTCTTCAGTATATTTTTCAAATACGTTGATATAATAATTTTCTTCTACTAAATATCTTAGTCTAGCTAACTCACTAGAGAATTTTTTTGTTTTACTATCAATATGTTCTTGAAATAATTTAATGGCTTCTTTGTCCTTATCTAAGCTTAATTGTCCTTTTTCATCTCTACGCATAATCTCATTATTCTTTTCAATCCATTTACTCAAATTAATCTTCCTCCATTTTTCATTTCCCAACCAACCACCCATTTAATATAATTTATTTTTAATATACTATTTAAATCTTTTCAGATAATTCACAACATCTTCTTCACTCATTACTCTAATCTTATGAATCTCTTCTAGTATTTTTTGTCTTGCTTTGTTGTAGTAATCTAATGATTGATCCATCAACTTACCAATATCATAATCAAATATTTTGTCATCTGCTCTATCTTCAATCTTCATTGGCTGTTGGTAGATAATATCACCATCAAATTGAGTGTTATAAAGTACTTCAAACTCCATGCCTTTTGACAAGCTGTTTATATCATTTTGAATCATATAATGAATTTCTTCCATCTCACTATCTAACTCAATATTTTTGCTTAATTCGTATAACTTCTTCAATGAATCAATAGCGAAGTTTAATTCCATTTCATCATCAGAATTCATTAATAAATCAGTAACTTTGTCAAACTGTGCTTCATACATATCATCTAAATTTATATTATTATCCATAAGTCACCTGCTCAATATAATTAACTAAGATTTGTACATCTTGTTCTGTTCCAGATAATTCATACTTACCTATCAATGGGACATTAAATGCTTGTGAAATCAACTCTCCAGATTTAGCAAAATCTCCTCCCCAATTCCGATTACCAGAGGACATAACAGCTATCATTTTTTCACTGTTAATATTTAAGAAATGAGATACTTCATCAGGCACTTGTCCAAAGAAATAAGTAGGTGTAAGCAAGATATATTTATTACTTAAAATAGTATCTTCCTCTATTCTCATAGTAGGAATTTCAATGTGTTCTTTTACTTTTTTGATGAATCTTTCCGTTTGTCCTGTCTTACTAAAGTAAACAAGATATAAGCCACTTGAATTTCCAACCATTTGTCTTTGATCCAATTCATTTTTAATTCCTTTCTATAATTTATTTAATATTGAATATATATTATACCACTATTTAGTATAAAAGTCAACTGTTTTTTCCATAGATTCAATAAAATCCATACAAGTATCCTCCTCTAAAAATTCATTTAAATAATCAAAGTTTGCTTCAGAGTATATCTTAATCATTTCTTGTTCTGTCATTTAAAGTTTCCTCACTTTGTTTTTATTTTTAAGTTTTATAGAGAATGTCTTGTATGGATCAGTATGTCTATTCTACATATTCTAATTTAATCTTTTTATTGTTTAACTCTGCGTAACGTAAAATGTAGCTTAATGAGTAACCATCTGCTGAGAAGGTATTGCCTTCAAAGTTTCCTTCGATAGATTTCAAGAAAAAGTTTTGTACTGTTTTCTTAATATCTTCTTCCTCTACGTGTAGATCTTCATGAAGTGGAATATAAGCTACTACTTGTTCGTTTGATACTTCATCTGTCAAAGCAACTGCTAAAGTGATTCCATTCTGTAAATCTGAAGCAATTTCAATTCTTGTGATGATTTGCTCACGACCTGTGAAAACATCTTTTAGATAATGTTCAGATCCTTTGTCGATTTCTTCGTACACCTCGTTCAATGTTTCATTTACAATTAATAATGTGGTATTGTTTGTTTTAGTAAGCAGTTGTAGAGTCTTGATTAAATCTTCTGACTTCAGTTCTTTGTCATTTCCATAAGTATTAAAGCTAACCACTTGAAAATCTTGAGAATCTAAATCAGCTTTATCTAACACTAAACTTAATTCTTTATTATTTAATCCAGTAGCTTGTAATGTAAATCCGTTCCAATCCTCCACCTCATGTAATTCTTCATATAGGTTGCCTAGAGGTGTTTCTTCTAATAGTGTTGTTTTAAAGTAAGCTAAAGCTTCCTCTTGATTATCAAACTTCAATCCTTCTGGAATTTCTTGTGTAAAATATGGCATTATGTTCTCTCCCTTTTTTTTTATAATTTATTTAATCTGAATTGATTGATTCTCAGCAAGATAAGCATAGTCAATTTTTGCTTGATCTTCTTCCGATAGCTCTGAATAATACTTCTTGAATCCAGCTTTGTCAGGTTTTACTGTGACTTCTTCTTTGACATATTCTTTAGGTAATTTAGATTCATCATGAATCACCATAGACTTAGAATTCCGAGTAGATACTTTAATAGTTGTATCCTCTACTTTCTTTAAGTTTAACTGTGTCATATGATACAACAGATACTCTTTCAGATTCTCAATATTCTTATTCTCTTTGATAATCATTTCAGTAATACGTTCTCTATGATCCTTCATAGTCTTTACATTGTCTTCTAACTTCTTAATCACTTTACCTGTATTCTTAATCTTTTCTTCTGCTGAGGATTGGATAGAATCAATAGTATCTTTCAAGTCCTCATAGGTTAAATCCTCATTATCCTCTAAATATTGTAGTAATTGTGCAAAATCTTCTGTGTATTGATATAGTTTCTTATCATCCAATATGTAAATCCTCCTTTTTATTATGAAGAAGATGTTAAGCACATTAATAATCTTAACACCTTCTATTAAATAATACAATAGATATTCATAATTTATTTAGTATAGTTTTACACTCGCTCTTTTTTTAAAATAATTGACCATACACCACAAACTAATAGAAGAGTGATATTAAAACATTCTGTAATAATTACATGAATTGAAGCCTGAGTTAATACCATGATAACTACTAAGAGTGATAGCCCTAGAGCAAAGAAAAAGTATAATAGTGGGTTAGTCCCTTCTGCTGATTTAGTTTTGTAGAAATGTAGCAACTGATCAATGTACGCTGCAATAATTGCAATAGTTGCTACAGCCTGCGATAACTCTAAGTTAAGCAATGTATGTAATGAAAAGTTGAATAATACATATACTAAAGTATAAACACTTGCGTTCCCCCAACCAAATTTAATTTTATTAACCCATACGAACAAGATAAACGCTACAATCGCATTGATAAACTGTCCTAGATACACATACCACTCTGCATTACCTGTAATTAATAAGTTATACAGGCTATATGAAGTAGATAGTGATACAAGTAACCAAAAGTACAGTGACACTCCTTTGACTGTTTTAGCGTAATAAGTTTCTTTTAATTGTGGAACATATGCGATCACAAATATGACAGTGACTGCAATATTCAATAAAAATAATGTCGTTCCTAATTCCATATTTCTCTCTCCTTTAGATAGTATCTTTAATTAATTCATCTGCTATACCTAATTCTACTGCTTCTTTACCATAGATATACCAGTCTTGTTTTCTTTCTCTAATGCGTTGCAATTTCTTCCATTGAATATTAGTACGTTTAGTAATAATAGTATTAACTCGATTGTTCAATGCTTGAGATTGTTCTGCGTGTTCTTTAATGTCCTGAAAAGTTCCACTTACACCAGATGATGTTTGATGATATAAAGCGACTGCATGTTCATGGATAAATCGTTTATGTCCACTAATCAAGATCATGAATCCCATTGACATTGCTTTAGAATAACAATATGTGTGAACAGGAGTTTTACTTGTTGTCATCATATTAATCAAACCAAAACCATCATAAGCTGATCCACCATATGAGTCTACAATAAGGATGATAGGTTCACGCACATAGTCCACTTGTGTTTTTTCTTTTTCTTCATCTTCAGCATTAACTTTACGAATGGTTAGAATAGCTTGTTCAATAGATTTTGAGTTAATGTTCTCATTGATTAGAATAAATCTATCTTCATAATTTGTTTTGGATAACTCAACAATTTCTTCTGATTCTTCTTGAGTTCTATCTTTCTTATCTGACATAAAATTCCTCCTACGAATTGATATATTCTTCAATTTTTAATAAACTTTTATAAGCTAAGTCTTGACCGTTACAAAAGTTATCAACTGTTCTATGTGCTAATCCTGTATGTTTACTAATCATATAAAGTGATAATCCATTACGTTTCATAGTAATATGTAGTTTCATTCTTGCTTTGTTGTTACGTTTCTTTTCAGAAGTGGTATGTTGCAAGAACCGATGTTCTTTTTCTCTTTTATTTTGTATCTTATTCATAATTTATTCTTCACCTTCTTCAATCCATGCTTCTAAAATTTCTAAAGTCTCCATATTCAGATACATATAAAGATCGTTGTAAGAGTATAATCCTACTACAAAGTCACACTCATATCCAACATCTTCTGAATTCCAGTCTGATTGCCAATGTAATTGTTTGAATAAATCAGGATTATTCTCAATATCAAACATTAGCTTCACCTAATTTTTCTAATCGTTTCAAAACTTCTTCCCATGAAACAAATCCTTCTCCATCTGTGAGGTGCAAAATCTCTCCATATACAAATTGATTTGTAGAAAATTCAGCACGATCTGGATTGTTATAAGGAACTCCATGTCCTTGTCGAATATCTGAGCAATATACTAACACTGGTTTGTTTAGTGTATTTCTAGCTTCAATTGCAATTCGATGAACATTTTTATATTCTGGGCAATCATGATGTAATTGACTTTCAATTAGTGCTAGTGTTCTATCTGCCTGATGTTTCATACCTAGCACGATACTCAATTCCGCCATTGTCCCGATGCCTTCGTTCAAAATATCAAAGACAAAAATATCGGCTTCTTGCATAGCTTTAAAATCATTGTGTAAAATACGTTCTGCTAATCCTTCTTGAACTGCATTTGCTTTGTCATTAATTGAAGTGTCTTGATGTGGTGAATAACACTTAATTCCCTCGATAGCATCAATTTGTTTATGTTGTTTTTCACGATATTCCACCATAGCTTGATTAAGAATATGTCCACCTGAATATACCACTAATTCTTTTTTCATTTTTGTTTACTCTCCTAGTATCTATATATTATTTATTAACTTAAAAGCTCAATTTTACTCAACTACCGTCACAGTAGCGTTAACCCTACCCTTTTGTATAGCTTCACCTTGTGATCCCACTAAAATGTCAATAGTATTTCCATTGATTCCACCACCAGTGTCCCCTGCTATTGCATTAAAACTACCATATGGTGTATCTACTCTGACTTTACTTCCTAGTGGAATAACATTAGGATCAACTGCTATTACACGTTGTCCACTAGGTGTTGTCCCACTGCTTACATCTATTCCCGTAGAAGTTTTACCCGTGCATCCTTCATAACACATAGGTTGATAGTGACTTGCTGATACAGAAATAGTTTTACCCTTATGTTTTACTTCAACTGGTTGCGTTTCATTCTCTTTCTCATTATATGTAATTGGTTGTTCGGTAGTTGGTGGTGCTTCTGTTGTCGGTATTGTTTCTGTGGTAGGAATTTCTGTTGTTGTAACAACTGTTTCTGTTGAATATTGTTCTGCACTTGTATCAACATTTGCAATTTCTTCGGTAGATACAGTAGTATTTTCTTGAGTTGGCTCATCCAATTTCTCCTTCTCTTTCTCTTTTTCTTCTTTAGTCTCTACTACTTCTAACTGACCCAATTCTCCAATATTTCTCTCAGGAATAACTTCTTTTTCAACTACTAATGATTCATCTTTCTTATGTATGTCTTGCTTTGGTTTATCTAAGCTATTCCATAGAATAGCCATTGTGGCTAGTATTACAATGATTGCTACTGCAAATCCTATGTTTTTATTTTTAATTTTCATATCTTATTTATTCTCCGTTCTAAAATTCAATATTATGCTGTTTAAGTATTTCTTCTAGTGTTTGGATATATGCATCTTTACCATAATTCTCTTGTTCAATTTCCTCTAACTCTTCAATTCGACCAAATGCTAATGATAATTCATTTTGTAATACTTCAATTTCTTTGTGTAACGCATAAACATCTTTTCTCATTGTATGATCTCCTAATGTTTTAGTTTTTATTAGACGTAAATAATAATTTTACTAATAGTTATTTAATGAGTTGCATTTTGAAGTTTCCATATCTATCTTTTTTAGGAAGTCCCATCTTCTTAAACTTCCCATTAAAGTAATCATTTTTATTATATTTACGATCCAAAGCTTTACCTGATATATCTGATTTTAAATATTCATTTAGCCAAATTTTATAAGCTTTTTCTGTAGTGATTCTTTGACTAGTTTCTTCATTCAATTCAATCGGAAATACATACCCCGAATTTTTAATCGGTAAATTTAAACGTTTGAAATTTTGATTGTAATATATTGATGCTCTTCCGTATTTATTAACCAGATAAGGAATACCTACTTTTTCTTTAAAAGCGTAGTCTTTTAACCAGATATTGATGATACGTGAATCTTCTTCCGCTTGATAATTATTATTAATAGACATTTTAAATGTTCCATCAGCGTTTTTTGTTGGTAAATTTCTTTTTCTAAAATTAGCACCTAAAGTAGTTCTTAACAAATCATTTTTCTCAGCTAATTCGGTAATATTTATATCACTATACAGATATTCTTTGTACAGTCTATAAACTAATGAGTCTAATAGTGCTGCTGTTGTTTCTTGTTTATAATGATCTTTAAAATCTTCAGTAACATCTCTGTAAGCAATTTTCAACTTTACATTCGTAACTACACCAGTAGTAATATTAAAGTCTTTTGCTATTTGAGAATAACTACCCTCCGCGAAATAAATCTGTATTACTTCTTCTTTAGTTAACCTTTTTAAATTAGTTTTTCTACCATAATATACATGAGCTTTATTCATGTGTCTCATATTCTCAGTTCTAGTGACCAACTCTAAATTTGTGACTCTGTTATCAGCTCTATCGAAATTTTTGTGGTTGGGAACTAAGTCTGGTTGTGTATAGTAAAAAAATGTTTCTGTAACTACTTGATGCACTTTTTTAGAATGTCTCTTTCCATTATTTTTATGCATACTTGAAATCATATAACCTTTTCCATTGTCACATTGAGCAATATTTCTTTTAACAATTTCAGAATAAATTTGACCTTCTAAATTTACATAGTATCCGTTATAACCATGTGCAGGTAAGTATAATTTATTCTTAATATATAGTGGTGGTCTTAAATTCATAGACATCCTCTGCTTTTGATACTCTTTACTTACTTTAGTCATAAATTATTCAATCACTCCATATTGCTTGTTATATTCTTCTAAATTACCTTTAGCCTCTAACTCTACAAAACGTGGATCAATATTATCTACTGTGCGTAGAATTTTTTCTACAATACCTACTACTTCATGTCGTTGTACCTTTTGTAAGTTTACATGAGAAAAATGTTTTCCTGTTGGGTCTTCTTTGTATAATCCTTCTAATAACTGATATAACCCATTACACTCTGGAGTTCTTAATTTTTTATCATCACATTGTGCAAAATTTCCTAAGAATACAAATTTACTTGATTTACCTGATTTTCCAACACGAGTCGCAATAGCAGCGATAGTGTTAATATCCAAATTCTGTGCTTCATCAATAATAAAATATACTTGATTCAACGATCTTCCACGAATGGATTGTATGCTATCGAAGAATACTTTTTTCTTAGAATCATTATCTCCCATATAAAGAATAGAGTCTTTGATATTTCCAGTTGAATCCATTACTTCTAAGTTATCTAAAAATGGTGCGATATAAGGATGTAATTTAGCTTCTGAATCGCCTGGCAAAAAACCTTGTGGAGTGCCAATTTCAATCTGTAATCGTGTGTAAATTAGCTTACGATACTCCTGTTCCTCGATAACTTTCTCTAATCCCACTGCTTGTGATAATAGCGATTTTCCACAACCTGATTGTCCTGTAATAAATGTAAATGGTTTATTATCAGTTAGTGCTTGTAATGCTAATTTTTGTTCCTCATTTTGTGCTGTAATCCCGAAATATGCCATAGTTTACTTATCTCCCTTGTTATCTTTGTTGTTATTTGTTTTTTCTTTCATAGTTAGTTGCTGACAATCCATTGTTTCGCTGTCACGTTCTATAAATCCAAAACGTAGATAATCATGAATACACACTTCATATACAAATGATCCGTGAAGATATTCTAGTCGTTCCACTTCAATATCTTCTGCTGTAATAACACTTAGTGTTTTCATCACTTTTTGTAACTGTTCTTTATCTTTCCACACTGTTTCAGGAAGCCTGACCATCAACTTTTTATTATTGTTTAAATCAACCACATAGTTCTTAATAAATGTCTCTTTCTTTTGCTTATCAAAATTCAACATATTATTCCAACTTTCCTCGGTTGTCTTCAATAAATGTTTCAGCTTCTTTGAGCTTATCTAACAAAGTTTCATTTTCTTCTACTAATTTAGCTTCCCTGTTTTCATACTCTAAGATAACATTCTCTGAAGCGATACGTGAATTGATCATTTCTGTCAGCATCTCAGATAATTCTTCTGACGTTAAAGTTTTGTTTTGTAATGAGTGATCGTTGTGTACATTCTTAATATCCTCAATCGTTTCATTTTTGATAACCGCTGCATAGTTGATAAATTCAACTAAATATGTATTTTCGTTTTCCATATGTATCTCCTTTTATATATATGACTATAATTTGTTTAACAATTCTTCTGCTTTTAATCCAATAGTTTCTAAAGTTGATTCACAATCTTCTCGTTGACTTAGTACTTCTTCGCATAACTCTCTTACATATTCAAGATACTTGATAATTTCGGGTTTATGTGAATAAAATAATTGATGTTTTTGATTCATTTAGAAATCCCCTTCCTCTTCAATTTCATACATGTCGTAATGTGGTTGATTAATCCAACATGATTTTTCATTTTTTGTTCTAAAAGATTCATATGTAAAAGCTCTGTCATTGATTTTTGTAATTATACCAGAGTCGATAAAAACTTTACCATCTATCATTTTGATTCTAACTTTTTGTCCTATTTTTAAATCCATATTATCACTCCATTTGTTCATTTAGTTTTAACTGTAGTTGTTTGATCATATTATTCAATCTTTCTAGTTTTAGATTATAATAGTCCAAATCTTCCTGATAATTATGTGAGAAATCAATCTTAAATTTAGATAATCTAGCTTCAAGATTTTTCACTGTGTGTTCCACTGCTTCTTTATAAGGTTTAAGCATAACAAGGAAGTATTTCACTTTCTCTTTAAACTCCTCCTGAGTATATGTATCTTCTTCTTTTAAAAATTCTTGAATTAACATAATTTCATCAAAACGCCTTGTTCCCATTAAACAACACCTTCTTTTAAAATATTCATAGCTTCAGGAGTAAAGTGATCAAACCAGCTATTGCGTTTTAGTGTTTTTCTCACTTTAGCTTCTCTACGAGATTTCAGTTTTTGCAACTGCTTATCTCCACCTAGAAAATTATAATCTGACTCAGCTTCGTGTAACAAAGTTTTATACACTCTACGCATCTGCTCATTAGTTCTAAGCTCTTTAGCTAATTTAACCAATGCTACTGCATCCGCATTTCTTGTTTCTAAGTCGTGTAATAGAGTTGCTCTTGTTTTATCTGCTTCTGAAATTTTTGCTCTACATTTTAAAATATCTTCCTTTTTTTTCTGTAATTCTTTTTCCACTGTTTCCACTCCCATCTGTAACACTCCTTTTGTATAATTTGTTTGTTTTGTATTACACTTATTACTATACAACATGATATATCAACTGTCAACAACTATTTATAATTTGTTTAATTAAAATTCCACTTTTATTTTAAAGAAAAGACACCATAAAAATGATGCCTTCGTTTTAATATTCACGTTTCGTTTGATACATTAATGTTCCATCTGAGTTGATCTGGGTGATAAGCTTAGTGGTTGTTGACGTAGGTGAATCAGCATACTTCTTAGCTACGAATTGACCACCTCTACGGAATCCATGAATCATGAGCTTGTTTCCTCGTGAGAACCAAGATGATGATACTACATTACCATCTTTTTTAATTGTGCGGTCATAGTTTGAATACTGACCAGAAGATTGATATTTAACAGTTACAACTGAGCCATCTGTAGTTAATAAAGAAATGATATGTTTAGCAGCATCTTTACCAATAACAGTTCCAGCTATGTTGTATAATTGATAAATTGGGATTTCTCTATTGTTCCATTTATTGTATTTAACAATAATAGGTTCATCTTCTAAGTCAGAATAATTAACAATATTATATAGCTCGTAGTCCACATCTGCTAATTCATGTTTATGATAATAGTAAGATAGTGTTTCCATTTCCCAACGTGAATAGTTTAAATCCCCTACATGTTTTAACCATGATTGATTTAAAGCGTATCTATTGGCACGCTGTATTGGTTCTTCTGTTTTTAACCATTCTTTTAGCTCTTTGGTTTTTTTATCAAACACCTTTTTAAATTCTTTCTCACTAATTTCGTAATGGTTAGAAAATACATTAATAATGGCTTCTTGCCCTATTAATCTATCATATAACTGTGTATCAGTTACTTTGAATATCTTGTTAGAAGATTTACCACTAGGCTCTTTTCTTATAACTTTATTCTTGAATGATTCTCTAAGCAGGATTAAATCTAATTCAGGTCTACCTTCCAATATATTTGCTTCAAGTAATAACTTGATATTCTGCATAGTTAAATTAGTTTTAGTGTCAGTGATGTGTCGAACAATATCCATCATAACCTGTTTGCGTTCTCCGAACTCGTCTAATGCCCCCGATTTACCTAGTGCTACAAGATTACCAGTAGTAATTAATTTCGTATCATACAACTTCTCAAAAACTTCTTGAAGCGTTCTATATGGTCTATTATTAATAATTTCTTTAACCAATTTGGAATTCAATGTTTTAACAGGCTTCAATCCATATAAAATAGAATTGTTTTCTGCATCAGGAGTAAACGCTAATTTTGATTTGTTAATAGAAGGAGGCAACACTTTATCACCAAAATACTGAGCCTTACCAATCCCCTCAGCAATCTTAGTGTGATCTACGGAAGCTTCGCTATCTTCTGTAATACTACCTGAATCTACGTTTAACACTCCACAACGCCAATACAATGGATTATAAAATAAATTTAAATGTAAATTCTGAATTCCAATTATCGAGTATAAGTTGCTATGGATTGAACTAAAAGCATAACTAAACATAGGTGTAAATTGAGTTTCCCAAACGTAATTAAGTAAATTCTCACTAGTACCTTGTTCTTTACCTTTAGAGAAGTATAATTCTTTTACTTCACTTAATGCTGATCCTTTAGGCTTTGCAATAGCTTTTCTAAGTTTATTCTGCTCTGTAACTGTAAAATTAGCTATGTTTTCGTCTCCAGCTAAAGCCATAGCTTGTTCTTGTACAGGGCATACACCCATAGTATATCCTACGTGTCTTTCCATAATTTTGATCTCTTCTTGATTGAGACCATACTCTTTCATCTCATCATACCAAGTTTGAATATTTTCTTTATGCTTAATAAAAACATCCATAGGTGGCTCTTTACCTTCTTGTGCTTGTAATCTCATCAGAGAGTTGGCAGCAGAAAATTGTTCAAAAGTTTCAGGCTTAATACGTTTCAACGTTTCTTGTCCTATTAACGAGTTGAATTGGAAGAGCGAATTTACACTACCAGTTGAAGCCAATTGAAAGTATTCCTTGTTCTCTGTGTCAAAATTATTAGGACGAATATAAGCATTGTAATTAGCTTTTAAACTACCTTTATCTTCAACTACTTCACCTTCGATAAGTAAATCTAAGCATTGTCTAATCTTATCTAACCCATCTATTGAAAGAAGATCAAACTTGACCAACCCCATCTGTTCACTTTGTTTAAGTGAATACTGAGTAATGGCAATTTTACCTTTAGCTGCTTTCATCATTGCTGTGTTTTTATGAATCTCATCATTAAGCAAGATGATTCCACCAGCATGTTGAGATTTAGCTACAATAATAGATTCCAAGCCTAAAGCTGTTTCAAGTAATTTTGGAAACTTGTTAATCTCATTAATAAATTGAGTTTGTTTTTTTCTACCCTTTTCCTCATTACCATATAAACAATCATTTAATGAATATTGTTGACCACGTTCAATAGGAACTAGACTAGCAATATATTGAGCTTCTGTGTCAGCAATTCCTAAACCTCTAGCTGCTGTCTTAATACACGACTTAGTACCAGCGGTAGTAAAAGTAGCTACGTTTAACACTCTATCGTCTCCATATTTACGCTTTAATGATTGAATAACATTTTGTCTCCGTTTACTTTCTATATCTATATCAACGTCTGGAAAATCCATCCGACTTGCATGTAAATGTCTTGCGAACGGCATATTCTTATATTCTAAAGGATTTATTTGGATAACTCCTAAAAGGAACAACGAAAGAAAACCTCCAGCCGATCCTCTACCAACACCAACAAGAGAAGAATTTTTTGATCCGCACTCATCTTCTTGCCAGATAGTATTAACAATATCTCTTACTGACAAATAATAAGAAGATACCACTTGATTAATTCTATCTCCTACACCTAATATCTGTTCCATTTCATCATCTAATCGTTTAAGAATAGTGTGAAACTCTTCTCTAGTAATATCTGGTTTGTGTAGTTCTCTTAGATAACCTTCTTCTAGTAAATAAAGCATGTATTGTTCATCTTTAATATCCGAATATGCCAATCTTTTTAAACTAGGATATTTGTCATACGCACGTTTAAACAAATGTTGTAATTCAAATTCTGGTATTTCTACTTTAGGAATAATTGGTGAATGGTCAAGAGTATAGTCCTCTGATTTATCATATAATTCAGTAGTTGTCTCTAGTGCTTGAGTAACCACTTCTTCTCCTAAATAGTAAGCCATTTGTTTATACATATCTTCTATTGAATGTAGGAAGCAATAGGCATAAAATTGAGAAATTTCACGTTCTTCCATCTTACTATTTAAAAATGCTTCATGTATAGAAGCATCTTCTTTTTTGATATAATGTGTGTCTCCAGCAACTAAATACTTCAAATCTAATTCTTTTGCAAATTGTAACAAGTGTTCGTTAACATATCGTTGAATCCAAGTATCTGCTGGTTGTAATTCGATATAATAATCTTCTTTACCGAATACATCTACATACCATTGAATATCTTTCTTTGCTGCTTCATGTAGTCTTTTTGCTTCTTCTAAATTACCACTATTCTCAGCTTCAGCTTTCTTTTGTAAAATAAGATTCTGAGAAGATCCTAAACACGCACTGCTTGCCATGAGAGTTCCTTTATATTCTCCAGATTGTACAATTTGTTTTAAATATTCTCTTGTTACAGGCACACGCTCCATCATTCCAGTAAAGAAAGAATTTTTCCACCCAAAGTTTTCAAGCAAACATAATGCTTCAAAACCTTTGCGATTCTTAGCCAATACTACAAAGTGTGGAAATTTAGTAACACCTGATTGGTAATTATCTTTTACATCTTCTATACTATCTACTAAATACAATTCATCACCTAGAATAACTCTAAAATCTGATCTAAGCTTACCTTTCTCTTTTAAGTCCTTCATTTCATTTAACATATCTACTGCACTAGACAAACTTGCATGTTCTGTAATACTTATTCCTTTGTATCCATATTCACCAGCGGTTTCAATTAACTGTCGTGGTGAAGCTATTGCATCAGATAATCTTAAATTAGAGTACAGCTAGTAATATGAATGATTATGATGTAGAACATAATTATTCAATTCCATGAGACCACTTCCTTTTTTAATGTTTATGTAATATTAATTATTTGGTTTTCTTACTATGTTTGATAATTCATATTTACGCTTTATATAAATTGTCGCATCTTTATATAAAGCTTCCTTTATAATTTCTATATCTTCAGCATGAGAAAATTGAAAATCATACATTACGACTTTAGCGTTTTCCCCTCTAGCAATAGCAGCTTCCATATTCTTTTTATAAGGGGTTTTGAACTCTCGTACTCCTACTTTAAAATATAGCCACGCTAAAAATTTATATACTATGTCTATTGTTCCTATGTAACGAAATGTTAATTTACCACCTGAATTATAATAATAGCATCCGTCTCCATCAAAGCAACCTCTCCAAAAATGGTGTAATAAGTGTTCAGGAATTAATTCTAATTTTGGATTTGTATTACTTGTTTTGCGTTCTATGATTCCATAACGCTGTAAATCAGTGAATAACTGTTTACTATGTACCATCAATGTAAAGTTTCTACTGATTTCCCCGTTCATCTTAATGGATTCTTTAGGTAATAATTTATTTGGAGTTCCTAAAAACTTTTTAAATTCTTCTAATATATATTTGTCTTTTTCTTCCAAACTTAATCCTATTGTGTGTGAACCGCCTTTTTTATGAATCCACCCGTCTGTAATCAACATTCCTAACCAATACGCTTTCTCTTCTGTATCTATAAAATTAAATGCTTTGGAATTTACATGCAATTCTAAATCCTTTTGATCTTGTAGTTTTCGTCCATATCCTTTTAGAATATCAGAAACAGATTTAGGGGTTCTGAAATTATATTCAGTTTCTACACAGATGTGTGCAGCAGGTAAACCTAAATCATATAGTTTAATAATTTTTCTTTCTAATTCAGAGGTTCTAGTGTTTTTATTAAATTGTTTTTTAACTACTACTGGTTTTATTCCATGACTCTTTAAAATTTCAGAGACATTGCGTGCCACCGTTCGCATTTCTTCTGCTATTTCGTGAACTGTCTTTCCTTCTTGATATAGTTTAATAGCTCTTTCTTTTTGTTCTGTAGTAAAACTTAAACTCGTACTACGAATTCTCCATTCATTCACATCTTTTTTTACTACTTCATAGTATTCATCTTCTGACAAGTTAAATAATTTTTTAATATCATTATAAGAATACAGTCTAGTTGCCAACATTTCTTTTATTTTATCTTCTTCCATAATTATTACCTTCTATCTATAAATTATCTTTTGTTTTAACTACCATTGTTCAACTTCTTTTTCTCTTTGTTTTTTTCTTTTATAACTGTATTCACCGTATACACCATTTGTAAACTCCTCTGGTTTACAATTATCAGTGATATAACTTTTGTGTTCTTCGAGTTTTGAAAAATAGGAAACGGTATTATCAAACACACTTCTTTCCCAAGTATTTTTAAATAGCCAATCTCTATGTATATATAAAAATGAATCTCCGCCAGTAATGCAAAATGTAAATCTTTTGTCTTTGCTTAAAAAACGATTGTAAACTTTAAACCTTCTTTCGTCATGCCCACTTACTATAAAAACCTCATCTACATTTAATTCTGATTTAAGATTACACAGCTTATCTTTGACCAATAATAAATTTTTAACACTATAGTTACCACCATTATTCCAGTCTTCTTTTCTCATAGTCCCTTTATGAAATCTTTTTTGAATTTTCTTATCAGAGCTTATCACAAGTGTAACTAAAAAATATCCTTTGATTGCATCATCTATATAATACTCATATTCTTCTTCATTTTTTGTTATGTCATAATATTCTAATCCTAGTATGGTTTCATTATTTAAACGAAAAACGTTGTTAAAACCATGTTTCCTTTGCAACTGTCCCATAGAATCACCTCAACTAAACTCTCTCTTCTGTTATTTGAATTCTTCTGATCCATTCGTCTTTTACATTGAATCTAACCCAATTCGTATCTTCCACATATAAAAATCTTGTAGCTTCTTCTAAGTGAGGAGTCCACTTACCAAAAAATCCATTTTGATTATAATATCCACGAGGACTGTGTATCACATAGTAATCCATCTTTAATTCTTTCATTTGTTTCCCTCCAAATAAAATTTTTCTTTTATTCGTACAGTTTATCTAGTTCAATCGTAACTCGAAGTTTTAAGATATTATTAGATGAACTCATATCTTCTTCAATCTCAAGATCGTCATAATCAAGGATTAATTTATCTAATAATCTTATACATTTAGAAACACTTAAATCAGTTTTCATGTCTATTTTTACATAAGATTTGCTGTCATCTATCGCACTTTTTATTTCAGGAATTATATTCGTCATAAACCTATATTCTTCATCAGGAGTAACTCTGCTATCAGCATACTCTTTTAACTCGTCATAATATTTACTCATATAAACCCTCTTTTCCAATTCTTACTTCTCTGATTATACTATTTAGTCTCTCTTGTGGATAACCTATGGCATTGGTATAATGTTTTGTTCCTAACACTTCATATTGTTCTCTATTCTCATGTACATGTCCAAAGAAGTTATGTTTAGCTACAAATTGATCCACTCTACATAGGTAACTACCTAAACTTGATCGACCATATTTTTTATGACTACCAGTCTTAATCAGTGGATAATGTGAGATAAATATATCTAAATTAGCTTTTTCAAGTTTAGTATATCTTTGGGTATCTATATTATTTAATTGTTCCACTGGCACATTAATATATCTGCTGTCGTTCATAAATTTCTCATGAAATAGTTTTTCTGAAGGTAAGCTAGGCAAGCTAGTCATTGTCAACCCGCCAATATTAAATCCCTTATACTGTGTTACATCTCTATATGTACCTAATATTACTAAGTTAGGAATATCTATTGTCATTTCATATAATTCTTCTTTACGCGCTAAACTATTTTTATATTTTCTACGCTGTGTGCCACTCACTAAATAGTAATCATGATTCCCACCAACGAAAATAACTTGTTTAAACCATTGCGTAAATTCTTCTAACACCCATTTAGTCACTCTGTTATAATGAGAAATATCTCCAGCTACAATTAATAAATCATGTCTTACTAATCGACTTTTTAACACTAAATCAGCAATAAACCATTGTACTCTACTTCTGTATTTTTCTTCATTGTGATTGAAATTTACCCAATGATCAATGTGAATGTCATTGATATACGATACGCTTAACAACTGTTTTTCTTGATTCATCAATTTGCTCCTCCTTATATTTTCTACTCTCTTAATATAACAAAAGAGTCAACCGAAGTCAACTCTTTTCTATAATTTATTTATTTCCTTTTGTATCTACTTCATGCACTTCATAATCTGGATCATTAAGCTGCCCAATACTTCCTATAATCATTTATCTTCCTCCTGCTTATTAATAATCTTATTTAACATATCATAACTATCCACTGCCTTAAACTTTCCACTAAAAAAATCTTCTTTTTCACGTACATAATGTTTTCTCGTTTCAACATTCATATAAGCAACCATCAATTTTCCATCATCTGAATTATTTATCACGTCTGTCTTATATACGTTATATACCTTATTTGTATCCACATGATAATATAATCCATCTAATCTAGGCTTATTCATTGCACTCACCATTATCTTCTTCACACTCTTTTAATTCATCTTGCTTATCTTTTACTTGTTTGCTAAAATATCCAATCCCTGTTTCTAAAATGTCTTTATCTTCTTTAAGCTTTTCAACATCTTTCGATTTCTTTTCTAGTGCTGTTGAATAACTTGCAACAGCATTTTTCCATTTGACAACTTCATTTACTTTAGCTTCATATTTATCATTAACTTCTTGGATATGTTTTTTTAACTCTTTGTTTTCTAACTTAATAGAATTAAACTTTACGACTACAGACAACAAGAATAAAAATGTAACCACCCAAGCTAATAAAATCATCACATTACCAATTATATATACTGTCCATGAATAATCACTTGCAATCAAAAGGCTTAAGGATAGTATAATTGCACTAATTGTTGTGATCCATGTGTCACGTTTTCTTGGTATAACTTTACCAACTACAACCTTCTCATATGCTCCCCATGTTAATCCTATAATTAAATAGAAGGCAAAAAATAAATATACCCAATCAAAAAACACTTCAAATATCATATCCGCTATTTCAAACATTCTATTCACCTAAATACTTTTCAAAGTATTCCTTTCCATTAATTTTAATTTCACTGATAACTGGTAATCTAGCTTCAGATAGTACTACAAACTTCTCTGCTAACGACTCTGTGCTAAAATAACCAATCACTTCACCTTTAGCTAAATCTTTGACTTCATATACCGTAAACTCTGGCAAGCCATGTTTAAATAATTCTTTAATTGTATTCATAATATATCTTCTCCTTGTAATTTTATAGTTAAGAAATAAACGCATTAACAATTGCTGCTACAAACAATCCAAAAGCAATAGGTACTGGTAATCCACTTGTTCGATATGACTCAAACATATACACACCCATCAGATGAATAACACATAGTGCGATAATAATTAATCCTACCATTACAGCTTACCTGTTAACACTTTAATTACCCGTCCTGATGAAACGGTTGGATCAGATAATAATTCTACTGCTGTCTGGATACGAGCATTTAAAGTACGAGATTCTTTTGCTAATTCATCTATGTAAATAAATGAGCCTACTAACTTATCTTTAGCTAAATCTTCAAGTTGACTTACATTTAATTCAGCTTCATTGACTAATGTTCCATATTTATCTACTCCACGATCTGTAGTATTCTTTGCAATAACTTTGAATTCTTCTACCCAACCTGCAATAACTTTTTCAGTGTCTAAAGCTTCTCGTGCTTCCTCTAAAACTACTTGTTCTTCTCCAACATCATATACATTACCTCCTGAATCTTCTGGCTCTCTTTCAACATCGGGTAATAAAGTAATTTCAGTAGGAATTTCAAATACTTTATTGTTGATTTCTGCCCACTCAACACCATTGCTAGTAAATACCGCTGAAACCACACCTTCTTCTAAAACTTTTCCATTGTATCCTCTTGCTAATTGTCCTTTTTGTACCATTGTAAATTCTCCTTATCTTTATAATAATTATTTATAATTCATTTAATAAAAGAAATCTTTTAAAGTAGATCCCCTATTAAGATATTGTCACTGGTTAATGTTTTAATGCCTTCTATCAATCGTTTATATTCATCACTTGCTTCGTCACTACTATATGTATATCTAGGGTTAATAAAAATTGCTTCGTTAGTATATTTAAAATTTTTAATACCCATTGGTGAAATTTTAAATTTGTAAATCAGAAATTCTCCAGTGGCTTCCTTAACAGCTAAATTCAAATCCTTAATATCTTTAATCAATGTAGTTTTAGAAACTTTCATTTTCTTAGCTAACTGATTTTGACTAATTGGTTCATATCTATTTGCTTCTATATCATACTCTGAAAGAACTAATATATTATTTGAGGAACGCTTTCCTTCTTTAACATCTTCTCTCTCTAATGTTCTGATATACGGTATCATACACAAGAGTACTCCTAATGGTTTCACACTTTTGATATTATCTTCATCAGCAAATAAATTGTAAAGCTCACGAATAGTCTTACTGTATATTCGATAATATGTTAAGCTATTTTTCTCTCTTTTTGTCATATTGCCTTTAATAATAAGATCATCTTTAAAATATAAACCAATTTCATCTTCATAAAGCATTTCTTTATTAATCATATTATTTTTAAAATTACTAACTTGTTTTCTGTTAAGCTTTAATATTTTACCTAGTAGTTTTGTATCTAATAAGATATGGTTATCTGTTCTAAGATACAGTTTACTATCTTTTCTATAACTTGCGTATGTAAATAGCATTAGTAATCTTCCTAAGTCTGGATGAGAAATTCCAAGCCTTTCTTTTAAATTGGTCTCGAATCCAGTGATTAAATGAAAATATTTTTTAGATTTGGTTTTTGCATATTCAGGTTTATCAGCAAATTTACTTTTTGTAACTTCCCCAATTTCATTAATTACTTTTCTTCCTGTTGGGATAGGTTCTTTTTCTCCTGTTTCTTCATTAACTAAGTAACAATCATATAGAACACTCATAACTCTTTCTTTGTTTGATAATGCCATTTATCTGATTTCTTCCTTTCTAGGCGGTTCATTCCACTGGAATATAGACCTCCATCGGTTCATTCTACTGGAACTTGTTTTTAATAATTTGTCTAATATAATAGTTAATATCACCTTGTTTAAAAAATCTCGTTTCTTTAATTTCGCATATAAGTATAACCCATTATCTCAATTTTACCTAAGATCATATTAAATAATTAAAGAATCTACTCGCCTGCGACTTTATGAACGTAGTGAATAAACAAGCAGCAAGCGGACTTTGTGTAACAAAGTTCAAGACTATCTTTATAACCAATTTTCGTAATTAAATTTAACCTCTTTATTTTCTAAGTATTCCATGTTAATTGAATGTCCATAATAACCATTGTGGGCATTATAGAAAACAAGAATAAATTCTTCATCAGGTGTTTTCAATGTAATTCTTTCTGCCTTACCTTCATCTAATCCCCATCCACGTTCACTTTTGTAATCGTTTAATGTCTCAATATCAATTTTTTCTACGAATAATGTTTGACCAAAAGGGCTTAAATCAACAATATCTAAGTTAGCATCTTCACAACAGTACTGATCCCCATCAAACACAACTACAAATTGTGTAAATCCTTCAGACTCATTTAAATCTGACACATTTAAAACAAAATCTTTATTTTTGCCTTTGATATATTCTTTAGAAACATAAACCTCTTTATTTACCGTAATTGTTTTCATATTCTTTTTCTCCTTTTAAAATTAGATTTTTATTCATTTAAATACACTTTAATTTTTTGAACAATTTCGCCTGTTCTTTTGTGAGGTTCTTCGATAATGCTGTATGAATACCCTAATCGTTTTACACATTCAGTATCTTCTTGTGTAAAGTCTGACAGTTTAATAATATTCAATCTAACTTTATATTTTGCTTCTGATAATATTCTTTTAATGTGTGATAACCTAACTTCATCCATACTTATCCTCCTTAATAAAATACCGATTTTACAATTCTAAGTCCGATCTGTAAGCTAAAAAATTCCCGCCTGTTTCCACATTCTTCATAACACCTATATAAAAATCTGAGGTAATATTATGTTTATTAACCATATTAATAACGGGTGTAATATGAATGGTGTAAACGTCTTTGTTATCATCGCAAAACTGAATAGTAATGGGTTCTTTAGCTTGTTGGGCTAAATTAGCGTAAGTCACATATTCAGCAAGTAACAAATTTGAAATTAAATCTTTAGTCAGATAAGCCCACTTCATTTCGGTTTCTTCATTAAAACCATTGTTATTCTGCACTTTTTGTTGTAGAATATATATTTTTTTCGCTAATCTAAATAATTCTTCCTGTAATGATGGATATTTGGTATTAAAGTTATATAACATATTTAATCTTCTCCTTATAATTATAATTTATTTTTCTATTATATTTGTTTTGTTAGTTATTTCTTGTATTCTCTTACTGTCCACAATATCACCATCCAAATGTATTTCTTAATTCACGATAACTACCAAATGTTGCGTCTTTAATTTGCATATCCATCGAGTACAATAAGAAGATAAAATCTCCTTCATCATCTGAACAATCTTCATAGTTTTCTTGTATAAATTCAATCCAGCTATCAATAGACTTTTCATCTTGTAATACTCTAATTTCTTCAATATTTTCTGTTGCATCGTACTCTAAGATAAAAGCTAACTCACCACTGTTCTTAGCTGCTTCCAATACTTCTATTATATCTTGTTTAGTAATACTCATAATTTATTTTTCCTCCTTTAATAAAACATAGATTTTATCTAATTCACTTCAATTGTAATTTTCAAAGTTTTTACCAATTCATTGTCTTCATTTAAAATTTGACCTTCAATTTTCTCTAGTAAATCCACGTTTTTCTGGTATAACCAAAACACTTCTTCATTTTCAGTTAGTTTCCAAAATAAATCTAATGCAAAATCATCTTCAAAAACAAATTTCTTATTTTCCATTTTTTGTCCCTTACTCTCTCTAAGGCTCACGCCTATAATAAAATGTTCATTTTATTTTTGGTAGTGATTTTTTAATATTCAATAGATCGTGCTTTTCTAAATACTCCATAGTTCGTTGTCGTTTTGCAGCTTTTTCTTCTTCTGTTTTAGTATCTTTACCTTCAGCAATATCCCTTAACCGTTGGTCGATTACCTCAGAATTCAATATGTCGTATTTAAAAAGTATTGCTTTTTCTTCGTTATTATATCCACGAACAAACCAATCCCAAAGTTCATCTTCGTTTAAGTATTGATGATCCGTTTCAAAATCATAGTTTGTATTAATAGTTCTGTATAACAATGATTTATCCCTAGTGATAATTAGTATGTCACCGTAGTAGTTATCCCGAATATAAACGATTTCTTTTCCTTCTAGTTGTTTAATATCATCTAACAATGTAACTCCATCATTTAAGATATTCACTCAATCTCTCCTTATTAAAAAAGTATTGTATTTCTTTACCTGATATTATTATATAACATCTAAGTTTGAAATACAATACTTTTCTATAATTTATTTTAATTCATAATTTCTTTTAGCGATTCTAATGTCCAGTCTGAGTTAAATCTATTGTTCCATTCTTTGATCCTAACATCAATATCATTTTGCAGGTAATCACCAACAATAACAATCAATTCACCAATGGTTCCTTCCATATTCATAAATAGGTTATTAGGATTAATATGAATACTTCCTTGATTATTCAATACTGTATTTTTAGTTAGAGGACAAAACTCAAGAATAGTGTTTCCAGCATTGTGTTTCCATATTTCAATTTTTGGCAAACCTGATTCATGATATTGTGAAAACATAACATCATACCCATTATAAGTTGCGTTTCTACTATGATGCGGTGCATCTGAATTATAAAATTTCGTTTTAGTTAACCAGCTAATCTTTTTGATCATAACATCCAAAGGAAAATTATTATCGTATTCTTCATTAAGTTCTTCTCGTGCATATTTTTCAAGTGTATTTAAAGCATTTTGAATATTATTTGTAGTTGTGCGACTGGTTGTAAATCTTCTTCCTTTTTGATTTACTAATGTTACGTCATAAATATTTCGTAGAGTACCATTCTTAAATGAAGTTTTTGTTTCATGATTCACTATAATATCAAAATCATCATGTTCAATCAAATTCTTTGTTACTTCGCCTAAGTCATATTTTGTAATGTCCATCATTATCTTCTCCTTTTAATTTAAATATCCAAAATCTCTAATTTCTTTTTGCAACTCTAACTCTTGATCATACTGCTTATTCACTTCACTAATAAACAATTTTAATATTTCTTTCGCTATAATCTGTTTGTTAATCTTCTGGCTCGACTCACACAAGTGCTTTAACACAAAATTAATCGTGTTTTTATTAAAATCTCTAATCTCTTCATCTGAATTAAACGCAATACTTATGGATATTAGATTCCTCCCACTTGTATCAATTTGATAGTGTGCTTTACGGTAAACTTCAGTTTTATAATCTGGATTACTATATAAATCAACATCAATAGTTTTAGTATTAAGTTCAATCGTTAAATGAATCGTATTACTCCATTTAATGTTATCCCCAAAGAATTGATCTGGAGTATCATATACATCACATTTTACATATTTAAAGTTAATATTATATGTATTACATATTTCTTTAGCTTCTTCTTCGGTATGAACTAAACCTAGATTGATATACTCATATTGTTCATTCATATCATAATCATATCCATAGTCTACATATCTAATTAAGTACATCTAATTCTCCTTTTCTACTTTAATAATAGAGTTGTAATCCAGCCGATTATTGAAATTACTATACACACTATTGTCATAAATCCTGTGAAAGCCAATGCAAATATAATTAATCCTATTATTCTATCTTCATTTACTTCCCAAAAATGTTTAATAGATTCTTTTGTAAATACTTCCTTGAATTTCATCTTCTTTAAATCTTTGAAAAATTCAAAGGTGATAAAAACAATTGATAATGCTAGAAGTAAAAGCAGCACAACTATAAAGCCTGTTTCTAAATAACCTGCTTCTAGTATCTTGTTTTTTAGATCATTAATAACTATCATCCTCCTTTATAAAAACTTTATTTTAATAATCTCTCCCATATTCCCAATCACATTCATCTTCCAATTTATCAATAGTTTCACCTATAATATCTGATAATCGCTTAGTTTCATTCCATGTCCATCTATTTTCTGTTTCTGCTTCTTGTTCCAAATCAAAAATCTTATCATAAGCCTGTGCTTTAATCTCATTAATCTTTAGTTGTTTATTTTCCATTTTAAATTCCTCCGCTTGATCTAGCATTTCATCTAAAAATTTTCTAAAACTCTTTGAGTGTGCCATCACTTTAGTCTCCTTGAAATATAAGTTTATTTATATTTTCTATTGTAGATTAATGATTCTACTTTTACGGTATCATCTTTTGATATATCAAGTACATTGGCTACATTAGGGACATCATAGAACATTATATCTCGAATATCAGTAAAAAGTACATCATGATAACCAAATTCTTTATAGCGTTTAATTTGATTCTCTTCTCGATAAATGAGTTCAACATCAAGATTGTACCAGTAATACAGTATATCCAATTCTAAATTTCTTAGTAATTCTGAAACAACAGGTTTTTTATTTTCCATAATTTCTCCTTATAAAAGATTTGTTTTAACCTATGTCAACTATATCTACTTCATATCCTACATAAACTAATCCTTCCACAAAACCGTCAATCTTCTCTTCGATCTTATCATGGTAGTAATCACCTTCTAAAACCACATTGCCTTTTGTATCTTTTAGTTTAACGAATACTTCATCATCAATTGTTACTTCACTCTTTAAGAAATGTAATTTGCTCATAATTTATCTCCTTCTTTTTTAGCTTAAATCTTTTCTACTGTTTTATTGTTTAAATTCAAACAACATTCCACTTTTCTATCTTTGTCTAAATGATGAGTAGTTATACCTTCAATAGTTCCTTGCCCCATCATATAATAATATTTATATAATTTTCCATTGTATTTAAAATAAATATCCTCTCCAAAATAATTGTCTTGATAGAATGGTGGATTGTAATACATAATCTCATCAGTAGTGTTGCGAATTAGTAATGAAATGGTGTCTAATTCTAATTGAGGATTATCAAAAATATCAATATACTTTTCTGGAAAATACGCAATGGCTTCATTGTCTATATAACCCTCAATTATCATTATTTCATTAAAAAATTTATCTAAATCATAATCTCCTGATTTCAATTTATCTAGTGAAGGATTGCGTGATAGTTCCTCATTAATTCTTTCAATCTCTTCTGGTGTTAACTTGTTAATCCTGTCCAAAATAATTTTAAATTTTTCACTGTGTGCCATAATATCCTCCATATAAATTCCTTATTTTAACTTGGTGAATCAACATACATAACTCTATCTTTTATCCCATCTTGGTAACCAGCAAGATAGCAGTCAAACATTAATTCTAGTGTACCTGAATATTCACATTCCCAATCCATATCAAACTTTTTACATAACTCTTTAATAATTGACTCTTTAGCAAACTCATTCATATTATATCTCCTTTTAAAAGTCTTGTTTTATTTTTTAAAGTCAGAAATTTTAAATGGTCTATTTTTTATACCTACAAATTCTAAACTTTCTAATTTTTCATCAACAATATCAGTTAAACATCTGTAGTTCCCAAAAATAAATCCATATCTTGTTCCTTGTTTTTTAAAATGATTTTTTATATCATCTTCGGCTAAAGATGGTTCATTTATACTCCATACTCTTCTTTCTCCGAATGTTTTGCCATTCAATATAAAACCAACATAATAATGATTATATCTGTATTTTCTCATAATTTTTACCTACTATTTTTTTAAATGTTTAAATTCACAGCACTATCACCTTTCTATTAATCCAAACAAGGTAATGTTCTATTAATATTTCTTTGCAATTTATCAATAGCTTTAAGAATATCTTTAGCTGACTTTTCAGGTCTATCAACTAAACCAATTCTCAAATTATCTAAGTCAACACACACATCCCACAATATGTCGTCCAACTCATTGATGCGTTCTACAACTCTCATATCTGCACTTGTTTCACCATGAAAAACGATTCCCTTTGTTAATTGCTCTGCACTAATTGTTGATTTAATTTCCATTTTTATTTCCTCCGTTTTGATAGAAGTTTTGTTTTACCTTAACTCAACTAAAATTGTAGTCTTATTGTTTTGTGACATTGATACTACAACAAAATATCCTTGATTCTCGATAAAAGATTCAGCTTCTTCTTTATCTTCAAAATCAACAATAATACTTATAGATAGTTTATCGTTCTCGATACCACGTCTTAATTCGTTCATAATATACGATTTTAAATAACTCATTTTACTTCTCCTTTTTTAAATTTTGTTTTAATTTATTTAAATACTTATCAGCTTTCTCTAATAAGTCATTATTAAAATTTAAATAATTATACATTTCAGCAACTTCTTGTTCAGAATACCCAATATGCTTTGATAGTTCTTCGCAACTAATATTCTTTTCCCTCATTGCAGAAATAATACCTGTTACCTTTTCAATTTCCTTAGCTTCTTCTTCATTTACAAAATCTCTTAAATTAAATACGTTTTCCATTTTTTGATCTCCTTTTATAAATGTTTAATTTTATTTTAATCTCAATTCAGGATTGAACGTTGGCGTAACTAATTCAGGTTCTTTATGAATATTACTAATCACACTAAGTGTGTTGATTCGTTCAAATAAATCTTCAACATATGCAGACTGCCAACTAATTACAAATTTACCTTCATCAAATTCAACAACACCGTATTCTTCGTTATGGTCATCGTATACAATATCGTCCTCAAATACTTCATCTTTTTTTCCGATGTCGTATAATCCTGTTGGTTTCATTAAGATAACCTCTTTGAGCGAAATATCTTCCGTCATATATCCGTAATCATCAGCTAGTACAACAATCTCATTAAGCCAATCAATTTTTACTACTTGCCACATTAATTCTTTGTAATATGCTCTAAATTTATTCATTTTCATCTTCCCCTTTTCTAATAAAACTTTTATTTTAATAAATACGTTTGTATCTTTCTGTAAAATACACTTCGCTCATAACATCTATATCGTTGATAATTTCCACAACATAGTCATAGTTATTTAATGGCATCTCGTCAATTACTAAGTTACCTTCAGAATCTCTATACACCTTTCTGTCAGTACCTAATAAAAATTCTTCAATCTCATCAATATTACCTGTAAATTGTATTGCTCTAAAAGTAGGTTCTTGCTTTAGTACATATAAACCTGCCATTTCATCTTCTCCTTTTTCTAAATAAAACTTTATTTTATGATCTCAAATCTACCATCGCAAAACTCATTAATCTCTCTTGCCCATGTCTTTCCGTCTTCTCCTGAATAAGTGACTAGCACCTCTCCGTCTCTATCATTAGTTGCGTTGCTAACAATATCATACACGTAATATTCAGTTCCTCGTTTTAAATGTCTTACTCTTACACCTTCATCCCAAATATTAAATTTAGTAAGCTCTCTAATTAATTCCTGTTTATTAATCATATTATATCCTCCTTTTAAAAATTCCATTTTAATTCATGAAATTTTGGTGCTTTATATTTCTTTAGTTCAACGATCCTTTTTTCAAGTTCTTCATCTTCAACTGTTTCATCAATATCGTATTCCCTAACAATTTCGTATGGAATACCATTCAAACTAACAATTTTTTCTTTTATTGGAAAATCAACTAATTCACCAATTTCAATAAACTTACCTACTTCATGAATATATTTTTCAACCTGATATTTGTAGCCATCTATTCCACCAGTTCCATGATATGTTATTATAATTCTTAATTCCATTTAGATTTCTCCTTGTTTTCTTTCTAATGTGAATACCTCTGCGACTTCATGTGTTAAATTATTTTCCCAAAAATCATCGTAGTCATGTACAAAACCTTCGCTTTCAAGATGATTAATTACATCCTCCATTTTGTCGAAATAAGTGTAATCCAAATACCTTCGTGGTTCTGTTGAATCAGTGTTATCAGTGTATTCAATAATATAAACTACTGGTACTCTTTCTTTGTATTCATAAATCTGACGTTCCACTTCTCCCTCTCCTTTTAAATCTCTGATTTTATTTCTTTTTATACTATTAATTATAATTTATCTTTATAGCAATTGCAACTATTTAGTTAATAATCATTCCATGTTCTTTAGCATATTTCATATATTTTTTAGGTAGGCTTAGATCATTCTCGATGTAAAACTTAATTTGTCTTTCTTCTCTTGTTATCTCCTTCTGTTTAGGTTTATTCTGTTTCTCTACCTCTGTAATATAACTTTTTAGATAACTAGGCTTAATTCTCTTCTCTTTCAGAGACTCTTCTATTTTATATCCTCTAAGGACTCTGCTAACGAACACTTCAATAGGTACTGCTGCTTGATCTAACACACTGAGGTAGTATTGAATAGCTTCTTCTCTTGTCAATTGATTTTTCCCCTTTTAAAAAAATAAGTGTTATATTTCATTTCCTAATACTTATAATACTATAAGTTAGAAACAAATACAACACTTATCTATAATTTATTTAATTATAATCCTTCTTTTTCATATTCATTTCTTCTAAATGATTCTACATGCCAATGAGAAGTAGTCATAGTATCAAAATTGATTCCCAATAAGTTTTGTAATAATTGATCTGCTTCCTCAATATGAAACTTCTTTCGTTTATCAACTTTACCTTCTCTTAAATCTTTAGGAGTCACTACTCTTTCTAACAGATTCTTAATATCTTCTTCTGTTAAAGCTAAATTATTATCCCATTTACATGATTTCAAGATAGATTTATAAACTTGCTTATTTGGAACTATCACATATAATTCTTTGTCTCGTTCCATCATATTAATTGTTTCAATTGTTTTTCCCGTACCTCTACCTGTTTTAACTGTTTTTCTCATTATTTTTCTTCTCCTTTTTCAATCTCATATACTGGTTCTTCGCCTTCATACCTAGCTCTGAATCCTTCAACATAACTATTAATATATTCAGTAAACTTTAACGCATCTTCTTTAGTTGTGAATGATCTGACTTCTAACTCTACTGCATCTAATTGAGTCCTAACACATTCTACAACATGGACTGTATTTATTAGTTTTAATTCCATAATTCTTCTCCTTTGTTTAAAACCACTTTAAATCTACCAACTAATTTCCCACCATTCTGTATAATGCACATTACTTTTTACAGTTTCAATTTTATATCCTAGATTATTCAATTGATTACACACATCTCTAATTAATTCCTCGTGAGCCAAACTGTATTCTGTACTACTTGCAACTCTTTCTAAACTATATAGTGTTTTTGTGTAAATAAAATAAGAAATATAATTACTATCTCCAACTAATGCTTTATGAATTTCTTCTTCAATTTCTTTCAGCACTTCTTTCTTTTCTTCTTCAAAGACTCTTACTGCTTTTTTATTGTCTTTCCAATTAATTGTTCGTTGATTCTCTTTTGCTTGCTTTGCACTAATCATTCTCATTTCTCCTTTAATAAATTTTGTTTTGACTAGCCAAAATAGCTGTCTTAATCTCCCCAATATAAGTTTAATCGTTCTGAGCTTGCAAAAGGGAGAACTTGCTCACGATCAAAAGTAACTTGAAAACCTTTTAATTGGTAATACTCAGCTACATCTGTACGATTAACACCCATGTTTTCAGTCCAGTCAATACAAACATTAAACTCCCCAGAAGTTGCTGCCTCAAACATCTCGCTATCTATATATTGAATGACATAATGATTATCTAAACTTTTTAAACGTATCTTTTTTTCTTCGTCACGTTTAATTTGAATTTGTTTTTCCATTTCTTCAATTGTTTTTCTAGCATTATCTGAGATTGCTCTTAATTCTTCAATTTTCATACTCTTTTTCCCCTTGTTTTCAAGCGTTAAATTTTCTGATTTTTAGGATAAAATTCAGTTTTTATTTAATCACTAACTCTGCATCCAATAGAATTGGAAATTCTTTTTCAATATATTCTTGTGAACGTGTAAAACTATTAAATCCTCCATACAGATGCGTGTAATAGAATTTGTCATCAACAAAACCAACTAATACAACATTGTTATGTTCATCTGTTCTCACTTGACCTGCTTCAACTGGAAACTCACCATCTTTGATAAATCTATGGTCTTTGATTACTAATTTACTCATGCTATTTTCTCCTCTTTAAAAATTCAGTCTTTTATTCAAACTACTCCCAGAATCCAAATTCCATGTTAGTATCTTCATTCATCTTATAATCATAATAACCTTCTTCTATCTCATCTAAATACTGTTTTAGTGTCTTGTCTTTGTGGATCAGCAAATGTAAAATACCTTCCTTAGACACTTCTACTTTTTGATAGTTGTTATAATAATCGCTTTCATGATTCCATTCAACCCAATAATGCTCTGATGAGTCATCTTGATAGATAATCTGAATTCCAGTAATATCCCCACCATTATTAATACGTTCTTTACAGGTATAGTCATCAAACTCCTCACCGAAACCATATACTTTAAGTTCTTCAGGTTTAAGAACCTCTAAATATACTAATTTAGTTTTAAGACTTTTAGTTACACTATTAATCGCTTCTCTTGTAATCTCATGTACAATCTCACTTAAAATTACCTCAGCCAAATGTTTAGTTGGAACAACCACATATTCACAATTTTCTAATATTAAATGAATTTCTTTTACTTTGTTATTCATAATTTATTCTCCTTAATATTTTACTCAATGAATTCAGTTGGTACTACATCAAAATCGCTATCTGGATGCTTCTTAATTAACTCATGCTTGCGTTCTAAAGCCTTCTCCTGATTTTTAAACACATTCCATACAGTAAAATCATCATCACCATGTCCTGTTACATAAGCTTCTACTACTACATATACCTCCATATTTTATTCTCCCTCCGTTAAAATTGAATTTTTATCTAGTTCATAAAACTCTTCTCTTAAACTAATAATATCTTGTTGCCATTTTAATTCGTCTTGCTTCTTCAACCAATAGAAAAATCTTCTTAACTCTGGATTATTCTGTAAGATATATTGCTTAGGTGCTTTACCAGACTTTAATCCATCTTTTAAGCCACGCATATACTTCCAGTCAGAATACCATTTAGATTTGAATTTAAACATAAAACCTGAAGCATCTTCAAATACCCAGCCTTCATGTTGAATAGAAAGATCATCTTTAGCAACTTTATACCATTGATAAAATTCTGTCCAGTTATTAAATGTAAAATCACGTTTTTTATATTCCATTTTTAAAACTATTCTTACATACATTTCTAAAGTTCTATAATCTAATTTTCCAAATTTTAAATCATTTCTTATAATATCTAAAAATATTAACTTTTCTTTTTCATACGAAACAATATGAGGGTCAAAATTAGGTGAAATAACTTCAAATAAGAACGTATCCGAATTTTCTTTAAGCATTTCAATAATCTCATTTTTTTGTTCATTATTTAAAGTTGTTTCAAAAATACGTTTTAATTCTACTGCATATTGATTATTATATTGGTTTAAATGAGTTGTGCTTTTAGAAGCAAAGATGATTTCATCAATTTCTTCATCATAGAACATTAATCCTAAGTACCCATTTTCCTTTTTATAACCATACAATGGGAATTGGATTGTATCAACCATATTTTCAATTTTGGTTTCTTTCATTTCATTGATATTGAAGAACTTATTATAAGCTCTGCCTAACACTTTTGAATTTTCTCCGTCTTTTCTTACAAATAATCCTCTAGCATGCACAGCAAGCTGATTCCATTTACGACTATTAAATAGTTTATTAGTAAAATTAATAGAATGAACATTGTCATACTGATGCTTAACTTTAACATCTTTATTGTTGGTATCCGCAAGTTTAATAAATTGTTCTACTGTAATGTCTTCATCTAGTTGATCAGTATGTTTATTTGATAACAACCATTTAGAATCAAATACATCATTTTCAATTTCTTGAACAGCAATTGCACCATTGTTAAACAGGATAGCAAAACGTAGGCTTCCACCTTTTTCCACTCTACCTTCGAGGTTAATTGAATTAGTGACTTCTAATGGATTGCGATACAGGTTTCTATGTCCATGAATTTGAATTAGCTTACTTTCAGAAACTTCTCTTCCCCACACATCATCAATTTCAAATTCATATTCACCAACACCATTGATTAACTGATATGTAGATACTAAATTAAGACTATCTACCATATTCGGTAAAATACCACCATGTGTAATGATATATTTTGTTCCAGCGTATTCAATATACAAACATTGTAATAACTTTTTAAGAAGTGGTTTTACTCGTTCTGGTGTGATGCCATTATCAACAAACTCTTTTAATGTCGTTTCAATAAAACCTGAAGCTCGATAATATTCTTTGAATACTTGATTATCAGACTTACCTTCTTTCAAACTTTTCTCAACCAACTCACTATGACGTTTTACATATCCTCGTAGATGACGCTCGTGATTTCCCTCAATAATAAACACATTAGGTAACTGATAAATAGACTCAATGAATTCAAATACTTTAGTATTTTCTAAACCACGATCAAACAAATCTCCTACAAACACATAAGCGATATTCTGATTATCTGCCACTTGTTCATAATTCATCAACTGATTTAAAGCTGTGTAGCATCCATGTACATCACCAATCACATGAATTTTGTCAAAATGATTAAAGTCTTGAGCCTTCCATTTGATCTCTTCAAACAAATCTTCAGGTTTAACCACTTTAGCGAAACTAGGGATATTCTCATGTTGTAACCTTTCATGAATATTTTCAATTACTTCCTCTGGTACAAATTTATGAGATTCACGCTGTGCATTGCGTTCTAAACACACATCTAATGGTACATTGAAATCTACTACATAAGTTCTATATCCATAGTCAGCACGTAATTGTTTATATTTATTGATTAGTTTAGCTGTAGAATGAGTAGCATCAACTACAATAAACTCACCCTTTTTCATTCTTTCCTCAAGAATATGAAATAATGATTCCCACACTTGACGATCATTCTCTTGACTAATAACTGCTTTACCATTTGTATCGTATACAGGTGCAGACCATTGTGTTCTTAATACATCTGGTGAAAGTGTATAAGGCTCTAGCCCGTTTTCTTTTACAAAAGTTGATTTACCACTCGCTGGACAACCTCTTAATAATATTAATTGTTTCATAATTTATCTCCTTTAAAATTAATCTTTTATTTATTCATTAATTCAATCATCTTATTAGTTTCTTCTGCACTTATCCCTAAATCTAAAACGCTTCTCTCTTGAATAAGAGGAACTAATTCCCAATCCAACCAATCAGGAAAATGTTGTTTGAATTGTTCTTCATCTTTGATATAAGTAAATACACTTGCTTCATATAGGTTATATGTACCAATAATACTATTGTCGTTCCAACTGACAACATAATAATACGGTTGCTTTTTTCCTTTTGGATTAGCATATCTAACTTTAATAACTCGATCTTTCATAAAATATCCCCCTTTAATCTAATTCATATACTTCTGTACTCTCTACTAATATTCTTACAACACCATCAACTTTATTCGCTTTTCTAAATGCTTTATCACGATCTGACGTTTTCCATACTTCTTTATTGAAAAAACCTGTTAAAAATAATCCTTTGTTTTTTTGTTCCACTACATAATGGCTGCTTGTCATTTTATTCTTTATCACAACTATTTTCCTCCGATTTTAACAATCTACTATTAATTCCATTCCATGCGATACAATGCTTTATCTTCATAAAATTTATCCAATTCACTAAAAGGCACTTCAATATCTTCAATACCATCTTTAGTTACCTCTCCAGCTAACAAGACATAAGCACCCTCTAATAAGTGCATAGCTGTTACATCATAAAGTTTGCCTTGATATTCTGCTTTGAATTTTGGTGTATTCAATCCCATCTTCCTCCATGTTTAAATTTCTTATCAGGTATCACTTCTCCATCAGCAATTATAGCGATCATATCAGCATGTTCTTTGTTAGTGGTAAACAAAGCCTTGTGTTTATCGTTAATAACCTTAAGTATTTCAGTAGTGTTGTATGGTTTTCTTTGAGGTGGTGCTGTTAAAGATTGTAAATAACCTTCTTTTACTTTAATTACATATCCTTCTATTAACATAATTTACTCTCCTTAAATATCTACACTTAACATTCTAGTTACATCATCCGAGATATGTCCATCCCATTTAGGTGCTTTAGGAATTTCAGTGTTATGGAATATATCCCAATACTCCATTTCACAATGGTAAGTGTAACTTCCTTCAGGTGTTTCAAACCCAGCAATAAACATACCATCATACATAGTTCCGTCTGCGTGTAGTTTAGATTTCCAAATCATTGGGGTCTCATTGTTACTATAAACTTCTCCATAGTAGTCATGATGCATATTACAAATAGTGGCAAACAATATCGTTCTGTGATGATATAGTTCTTCAAAAGTATGATAACCGTCTGAAATATCATTCGTATTAATAAAACCATTTTCTTTCATTCGTGCGATATTACGATTTAACTGATCAGTCTGTGCTTCGATATTCTGTTTGTTATAATCTTTTGTCATATTCATTCTCCTTTTAATGTGATAAAACTAACCATTTATAATTCCAATACTAAAATTCTATACCATTCGTCTCTATTTTCCTCTATATATGTATTAAAATATTCTAAGCCTGTACTTTGAATATAGGGGCTGGAATTTACATGGTCTTGACTTAGAACATATTCTTCTTCTACAATGTTATACCCTCTGTGCCATAACTCTTTAATAGCTTCCTCTTTAGTTTTATAACCTTTGCGATCAATAAAACTTGAATCCCAACTACTGCTAATTCGTTCTAACAGATATACTTTATCCATTATTATCTCCCTCATATTTTGCTTTTAATTTTAAATATTGTTGATATTCTCGTTCTTCATTCTTTCGTTGTTGTTTTAATTTCTTTTCCTTCTGTATTTTCTCTAATTGCTCTACAGCTTCATAGTTAACTAGATAATTATTCAATAACATTTCTCTAATATCTTCTCTATCATCGAGTTCAAACATTTTACAATAATCTTCTACACTATAACTTCTGTTGCAAAGACAGTTTTCGTAATCTCTATAAAATTCGGAATGAAAAATAATACTATCTTTTGTTACTATAAACACTTCTTCATCCTCAACCTTAATATAAGAAATTTCTTTACCAACTAATTCTTCTTCAAAAGATGTTATTTCAACACCTGTTTTAAATAAATCAATAACCATTTATACTCTCCCTTTAAAATCTTACTTTTATCATTCGATACAGTGATCAATCCTACGATTAATAATTTTTTCATTATTACTTAGTCGCAATACGCATAAATATGACTCCGCTTTATATTACTCCTGTCTAATCTAACTGTTTTTCCTGCTTTCATTCTTTTGTCAAAGTTGCTTTTCTTTACTCTGATACAAAATGAATTTGTTATATCTTGATCATCAGCTAAAGTTATATCTTGATATATGCCGCTCCTTGAATATTTTTCAGTAATACCAATAATCGTGTATTCTTTTTCTACTGTTTTATGATTCTCTTTTGTGTCATCTTCAGAACAACCTGTTAATAATAAGAGTGAACATAATACTAATAATTTTTTCATTTATTCTCTCCTTATATTTTATTTAATTTGATAAAACTGAAATTTTAAATCATACTTTCTCTTACTTCTTCTCGTAATTCTGCTTTAGCTTCTTCAATAGCTTCTCTTTTAATTTCATCAAGCTTCTCTGAGAAATCTTCATGAATTTGACAGTAGACTAACTCATATACAAACTCATCTAAAAAGTTATATAATTTATCAATTTCGTATGGTAAAAGAGAATTACTAATTAAACTTCTATCACAAATGTTGTTAAATCTTTCTTTGTTTAAAATTCCCATTTACTATCTCTCCTTTTTGTTAAAAACTAAGTTTTATCGTTTTTGAATTACCCCATCAATTATAAATGTTCTCTTTTCTTCTTCATCATTTAACCATTGCTCTAAATCTTTTTTAGATAATCTTATTACATCAGTGGGTATACTTAATAATCTTGAAGGAATTGTATAACCAAGACGATATAATTCAATAGTTTCCTTATCTTGCTTTATTTCATAAAACATCCTCATTCTTATCTCTCCTTTGATTTCAATTTAACTTTTATTCTTCGTCTTTTTCAATACATTCATCATATAACTGAATAAAATCATGAATAATATCCCCAGCATAACATTCTTTATTTTTATATTTTAAACATAAGGTAGTAAACTCTGTTAAGAATTTTTCTAGTTCACTATCATAAAACACAAACTTTTTGGGTACTTGAATTTCAAACTTCATTTTCATTTCCTCCTAATTTAAAATCGAGATTTTATTTAATATAGCTCAACATATTCTTGTAGCATTTGTAGTACTTCATCATAACTACCACATTGCTTCATGTGTGTAAAGACTTCATTTGAATATTCAGTATAACCATTTCTTCTTAGTTGTTTTGACACGATACCAACAATATTAAATACATTCCCATCTTCTCCAGTGACTTGAACTTCTAAATCTGTTTTTCTTTCAGTCATCTCAATCTCTCCATTCATGTTTAATATTTGTTTTCTTTGCTTAACTATATATTAATCTATTACAACTTCATTGTCAAATATTATTTATAATTTATTTAATATTCTTTATTTGATCATCTTATAGTTTTTTATATATTAAAAGCACTTACATATCTGAAGGTGGTAGAAACAGACAGCAAGTGCTTTTAATTTAATTATAAAAAGGTGGTAGTGTTCTTTACTGGAATCACACCAGTCTTCCTCTGAATAGGAATGTTAACTATAACTCAGAACATAGTCTGTAAGGGGTTATCCCTTACATCTATTACTATACTACTTAATGAAATATACGTCAACACCTTTTATCAAATATTTATAATTTATTTTTAAAAAGGTAGTTGATCCAAACTTAATCCTTGAACATCCTCAAATACAGCTTCTTCTATCTCAAAGTCTTCAATTAGTAATTGCGGTTTATCCATTCCATTATATGTATTTACTGAAGCTGTACACACTAAACTCAATTTGATGTAGCTTCCGCTTGTTGCTATCTCATGTTTTTCTGAATCAGTCAGTCTAAACTTAATACAATCCACTCCATCAATAGTAACTTTCATCGTACTACCTGTTGCACCAATAAAGTTTATTTCATTCTTATTAATCAACTTTTCTTTGATATGAATTAATGGTTCATCAATACCATTGCACCAAATATGTGAATGATTAACTAACTCATAGATAACTTCTGTATCCACATGACTTGTCCATTCAAAGTCTACCTCGTATTGTGTATCATTAAAGTCTACATCTTTTAATAGATCTTCTAATTCCTCTTGTATAGTTCCTGCATCTTCAATTTTAAATGAGACACCAAACGCATTATCATGTCCTGCACATTCAAACTTACCAGTTGATGTTAAGAAGTTATTCAGACTTTTAATAGGACAATTGGGAACATTCCTAGCAGATCCTTTTAACTCATCTCCTACAACTTTAACCATCAGAACAGGTTTATTATATTCACGCACTAACTTCATTGCAATGAGTCCGTTAAGTCCTGAGTCTTCTATAATATCCGTAGAATTAACAATTAAGATTTTATATTTATCTGATTGTTTTTCTTTAATTCTCTCGATAATTTGTTCCATCACGCTATCTTCAGTCTTCTTCTGTCTACGCTTAACTGACATAGCTCTCAAATATCCTTCTTCAGTGACACTCTGTTCCATCTCCTTGCGACTATTATATATCATATAATCCATTTCACAGAATCCATGAATCATTTGTTTCAACTCTTTTTCCGTTCCCATTCTGAATACTGAATTAAACATGGGGGCAACATTGAAACCAATATCTTTAGCTGTTAAATCTCTATCGTCAGACATATTGCTATTCTTGCTGATAACTAATTTTAGCATTTTACTATGAATATTCTCTCTTTTTAATCCCTCACGCATTAAATAATATGATCCTAAATCTTTACTAAAGTCCGCTCTATCTGCTACCATCCCACTCGCAGCTAAATCTAATAAGCTTCTAGGTTCTTCTAATCCAAACATTTCACTATAACCTTTACAGAATAGATATACCATAGCTGATCCTGTTAATGATTTATTAGGGAAATCAGGTGAGTTTTGATTGTTTATAATAACTGCTCTAGCATTTTGTCTGTATTCAGCTAAGTGATGATCTATAACTAACACGTCAATACCCTTAGTATATAGTATATCATGTTCTGAGAAATCACTAGAACCAGCGTCAGGTGAGATAAGTAAATCTCCTTCAGCTAATACTTCTAACACTTCTTCTGCTATTACACCGTGAGCCTTACTCTTCTTATGAATAATAATCTTGACTTTATCTTTGTCTAAACCTAGATAGTTAATTAAATACTTGTACATAATGGCAGTACTTGTTTCACCATCAAAATCACTATCACAGTACACACCAATCTTACTACCATTTTCAATATGTCTATTCAACAAAGCGATGCCTTCTTCAATATGTCTTAACTTTCTCCAGTGCGGCATTAAATCTTCTGTTGGATCAATCACTTTCTCTATATCCTCTTCCTTTATCCCACGATTCTTTAGAACAAAATGAAGAGGATTAATAGAATCAGTATATTCGCTTTTAAGCTTTACTTTCATCTTTTAATCCTCATTTCTAATATCTTTTAATGTTATTAAATGTTTATCATGTTGCATTATATCTTCTAAATCATCTTTACTAACATCTAAAGGACTATCCTTAAATCCTAACTTACCTCTAGTGTCAGTAATATGATATGTACTTACATAAGGTGCAAACATTCTCGCAATCTTTTTAACTTTATCCATATATTCGTCATATTCTGGAGTATCAACCATGATATATTCTTTATCCAAAGCTATGATTACTTGTTCAATACCTAAGTCTAATAATAAATCTACTTGGTATCTACTCATATTTGATCCACAAATAGCTACCACGAAATTATCATCACCATACATTGTGTCTGAGAATAAACAGCTTTTCTCACCTTCTACAATCATAACTTTCTTCTTACGTTTGATTGTCTCTTTATTTTGATATAAACCGTACAAAGCATATCCTAATGGATGGTTATATCCCTTATCCCCAATATATGTCGGGATATATTTAGCACGTTTAACCAGTCGTTTATCCCAGTTACGACTTCTAATTCCAACTAAATCCCCTTTGTCAGAGAAATGAGGGATAATTGTCTGAAACATCTCAGGATAGAATTTAATCTGATATTTTTCCATTGTTTCCACACTAATACCAGCTTCATACCAATCGCTCGGATACATCTCAGAAAAGTATTTTAGTATATTGGAATTATGATTATGTAGCTCTGGAACAATCTTCTCCTTGCGTTGAAGTCGTTTCAACCATTCCCAATCATTAATTAATTTAACTTTGTGCTGAATACCCACCATTTGTTGACTGAAGTTAATATTAACACCTAATATGATCCCTAATTCTTGAATAGATTGTTTAAAGTTAATTTTATTCCCTCTTGTTTTATTAACTTTTTCAATCAAATCATATATATCAAACGATCCACAGCCAGTATAACAGTGAAATGAATGTGAATCGGAATAATAATAAAGTTTGTGTGAACCATTACTTTTATTATGACAACATGTTTCTGCTATCAATTCATTATTTTTACCTTCATAACTTTCAGCATTATAATAATCAAATATTCTTTTAATATCATCTACAGTCAAAGATTCTTTGAATTTGTCTTTATCAAACATCTAAATCCCCCTTAGAATAGAGGTTCTTCAGTTTTTTGTTCTTCTTTAACAATTAATTCTTTAGGAGGTACTTTTAATATATTGTCTTGATCGTCTGTCATAAATAAATCTGTCATACGCATAGTATCAAAATCAATATACAAATAGAGTTTACCTTTAAACTTAGAATGACGATTCTTATAGATATGCCATATCATGTTAGGACGTTTTTTAATTCCTTCCCCCATTAGTTTATCTATCACTTCTTCATCTTCTTTAGTTGGCTTAGTCATGATACATGCCTTAGTAAACTTATCAGCCATCGCCTTAGCACCACGCAATACATTCTGATCGAGTTTTTTAGCATTTTGCATCTCACCATTAACTTGAGTAGAAGTAGATAAATGGAATCCATATTCTTTAGATAACTCTACTAATCCCGCAGCAAAGATACTTAACATCATATCCTCACGAGTATTCATACCTTTAGTTTTACTTGCTATTTCCTGCATAATTTCAAAGTTTAGATGAATGTAATCAAAGAATACATAGTCTACATTATATTGGACTGCATATTTTTTTACTATTGCATTAATTGTAGTTGGATCAAACTTAGGAACGTATTCAAAGAAAAAGTTTTTCTGTTCTTTTAATTGGATAATAGCTTCTTTTACTACTTCCACTTGTTTATCATTAAGGTTGTAATCTCTAATATCTTCTTCTTTAACTCCAGAGATATATGCCCATAAAGTAGGCTCTAATTCTTCTTGTTCCATCTCGGTTGTGATATACAATACTTTTTCAGCTTTTCTTTTCGTAATCCATTCATTCTTATCCCAATCATACCACTTAGAAATAGCTAAATCAGTAGCTTCTGCTAATGAAATACGTGACTTAAATGTGTTAGTTGGAGCAGAACGTAACATAGAAGCACCTAGCAAATGCCCTCTGAATATTGAATTTTGTAATAATCCGCATGTCGCTACTCCATATTGTGGTGACTCTTTGAAACTTTCTAACAACTCTAATCCATGCTCACCAGCATAACCAGCTTCAGTATCGTAACCTATCTTAAAGTTACTTGCAAAGTCATTAACAATCTTTTCGTAATATTCAATAATATCTTCTACTGTTAACTGTTCAAATCTATTCTGCATTGCTGTATTTTCTTCAGTATCTTCCGATTCCTCATAGATACCTTCCAAAGAAAATCCATTAGCCACTATCTCTCTTAACAGTGAGAATTTCTTAATACGATTGGCGTAGCGATGATATGAGTCAGGATTAGCTATTTTCTCAATTTCATATAAAAATTCAATTCCATTATTTTGGTTGTAAATTTCATATAAACTGTCGTGATGACTGATAAATTCATCAATATCTTGAGGTTTAATTGTTGATAAACCATCTTGAAATAGATTGCTAATTGAAGCGAATATAATTTGATGAAACTTACTTTGACCATTAGCATAAAAATCTGAACGTTCTAGTTTAATCTTACTTGTTTCTAATAAGCTTGGTTCTTTCATTAAACAACTCAATGCACTACACATTGATCTAGTTGGAAACAAATCCATCTACTTATTCCACCACTTTCTATAATTCTTCCATATTGATATATTTCTTACGTCTATTCACAGTTGCTTGTGGTGACTTAATAAATACTTTTTGTATTTCAATATCTACTTCATTCTGCTGTTGAATACTAGCGATTCTTCTGTAGTAATTCTGAGCATCTTCCATGACATACGGTACTATTCCGATAGTTGCAGTTGTTTTAATAGGATTATCCTTGATAATATAAAAATATTCTAAGGCTAACTGTATAGCAAAGTATCTGTACTCATTTTCTTCGTGAAACTGTTTAATTTGTTTCATAATACGTGGATTAGGATTCTTTGTTTGATATAACTCACATATATACTGTATGAGTTGCTTACGCTCCCTTTTATCACGTTCTATGATTAAATCTTCTTCTGATTTATCAGCTTCATTTTGTTCAATACATTCTTGATGCCAGTATCTCCTACCAACTTGTACTAGATTATCTTTAGTGTCTTGTTGTCCACAATATGGACATTTAACTTTTTGTGCTATGTAGATCACCTGTTTCTAATAGTGATAGAGAAGAATAGTAGATATGGTAGTCTACTATTCTATTGTATATTATGTATTTATAATTTGTTTATTATAATTTTTCTTTAAGCTCATCTAATAGGATAGACATAGCTTCAACTTGTTTCTCTTTTAAATCTACTGGTTGAACTCCTTCACCAAATGTATCTTTCATTGCTTCAGTAAACTCTTCTAAACGATCTTCTTCATAGTATTTGTTACCAATATTGCGTAACTCTTGTTTAATCTCCTCAAAGTCTAATTCATCAGTTTTAGTATTTTCAACATATTCCTCATAAGATACTGCTTTACCACCTTGTGCTTCATCACGTTCAATACCTAATTGAATTGCTTTTTCTAAATTCTCTGCTGTAAATGGATTAATTTCGTTAGGCATTAAATCAAAGCGTGAACGTGCAAAGTATTCAGGGGTTTCACGAACATATCCTGTCGAAAGAATTACATTGCCATCTTCATCTACACCATTTGTTTTTAAGAATACTGTGATGTCCACTAAGTCACGAACGATTCCCATTGATCTAACGTCTCCAGAAGGAATCCATTGTTCAGTATCTTTTTCTTTAGCTTGGTGTCCAATAAATACTACTGTATATCCCACTGAAGTTAATTTATCAATTTCTCCCCAGAATTCTGTACGGTATTGACTCCATAATCCATATCCACCATTTCCTGACGCAATATCAACCGCACCATGTTGACTAGCCACATAACTCTGACAATAGATAGCAGCAATATCAACTGTATCAAAGATTAGAGTATCATATATTTCTCGTGCTTTATCTGCATCTTTACCAGTAAACTGTTTATTAAGCTTTTTAAAGTCTGACCATTTAGTGATATATGTAAAAGGAATACCTGAGATTGCATTTAAACCTTTCTCAAAACCTAAGTAATACGGTTTACTCATTCGTGCTGCTTGTTTAGTCTTACCTGAAGAGTTTTGACCATAAAGTAAAATTGTTTTTCCTTCTAATCCTTTTGGTACTACTGAAACTGTTGGGTTAAAAATATCTAATGACATAAAATTTATCTCTCCTATTATTCAAAAATTAGTTTATTTGTTTTATTGTTAATACGTTTGTCATGGTGCATTGGTCTGTTTGAATATTCATCATTTGTAAAATTATTTTCTTTGAAATAATCTATAAATTGTTTAAACTTGTTATACTTTCTATCTAAATAAATATTCGCATCTTTATAAAATTTATTGTAAATATGATAAACTCGATGATTACCACCAGATTCAAAAGTATATATGTAACTATCTTTTTTTTTATAAATATTTTTTGTCTGTTTTTTATAGTCAGTTAATTCATGCAACTCAAAGAAATCTTTTAATTGCTGACAAAATATTTTATTGCTGACAATCTTTACTGTATAATGTTGAGTATCAATTACCTTACCTTCATAGCGTTGTTTGGTTAATGATCCATCACCATCAAAATATCCTCTTACAAAGTGTTTAAGTAAATGACGAGGGAGTTTGTCTTCTTGTGGAAAACGAATCAATTCCTTTTTATCTCTTCCTATGGAGTTGTTAGTTGGAATCATACCTTTATCAATCAAATGTTTAATAAAAGTAGGAGAACTAGCAATTAAATCTACGTATTCATATTCTTTACCTTCTACTATTGTTTTATGTACATTAAGTTCGGGATATTTAAAATCAATAGCATGAGCAAACTTTTCCAAGTGAGGTTTATCGGTTGCTTTTAAAGTTAACTTAAATCTATTTCTTGTTTTTCCATTCTTTTGTAACTTGTTATAAGTAATAGTTCCATCAGCATATATCATTCCCAGCCAATATGCTTTTTCTTCTGTGTCAATTACTTTAAAATAATCTTCATTATACTCGTGCAATGTAAATAACTCACTCGGCTTTTTAATAGGAACTCCCCATCGTTTTAATCTTTCATTAATCCATGTGCTGCTTCTATCAAAACGTTGCCCCAATGATTTTCCATCCTCATATTTCATCTGATACGTATTAATAATAAATTCTTTTTGTTGTTCATTCGGAACATATCTATTTCCGATCTTCTCCAACTTAAAAAAATCTTCTCCTAGTTTTTCAATATCTTCCTTAATCCTTTGTTCTTTTAGTTTAGTAATTCTTTGCTGTATTTTTGATACCATTTACTCACTTTCCAATCTTTTAAAACTTATCTTTCATTTCTAAAATTAAATAATTGATCTAAATATCTTAATTGTTCTTCATCACTCATCAATAACAATTCTTTAATATCATTACAAATTTTTAATTTATAAAATTCTGCTGGTGGAACTCCAATTTTTAAATGAGATTGTTTATCATAACTCCCAACATTAAACTCTACTGTTCCATATCTTTCCCCACCATTTTGTGTATGAAATCTATAATATAAAGTAACTACTTCTTCTTTATCGTTCATTGGAATATCAACTACATATCTATCTTGATCATTAGTAAATTCAAAATAATAATTTTCTTTGCCTTCATATTTAGTAATCTGCATAACTATTCTCCCTCTTCTTTCTTAACTGGTCTATATCCATCTTGATTAAGAATAGCTACTACATTTTCATTCTCATCTATTATTTTTATCGTTTTTGCTGTAATAGTTGTTGGTTTATGTTTGGTAATTAAAGAACCAGATTTAATATTATCAAATTTAATATCATCGAGGAATAATTTTCCTCCCCCAAAACTAAAGTTATTCATATTTTTAGAATCAACAGGAAGTTTTTTAAACTCTTCCCTGATCTTCTCTAAATCTTCCTCATGCTGATCTATCTCATTTTTTAACTCAGTTAAGATTTCTTTAACCTTACTAGCAATCCATTCATGACGTGGTTTATCCCAATTTTTCTTTAAGTCAATTTCAATGTGATACCACTCATATTCTTTTTCATAAGGCTCGAAATTATTATAAAGTGATATTACTATTATTTTTAATCGTCTGTCACCTCTGCGATTTTCAAGTTTTGCTTTAATTTCGTAACCATAGCTAAATACTTCTTGTACTAAATCATTATTTTGTAACGAGTCAATAATTACTTTTTCAATATTCATTCTTATGTTTCCTCCCATGAAATCCTCATTTTATCAAATTATATTTTTAGTCACAAACTGTTATTCCATTTTCTTTTAACACTTTTAATAAATCTTTTGCACATATTGTAGACGTTCTTAATTCCCCACCTGCAATTTCTTTGTACAGCCCTGTAGATCCTTTTAAGCTTCCTCTGTTAACACCAACACACTTATAATTCTTTTTAAATGTATCTTCAGTCACCACCAGAACATCATCATTTTCTGTAACAATGTAGTCTCCATTTTTAACAACCCTCACATCTTTACTATGAAAATTAATCATAAATGTATCGAACCCACAATGTGTAAAATATTGAATTGGCTTCTTAGTGTTCTTAATAATAAATTTAGTTACTTCTACATAGTTATCTCCGTTCCATTGAATTGAATCTACCAGTGTTTGTTTCTTTTCATATACTTTAATCATAATTATTTATCTCCCTTTTATCTTATAATTTATTTTAGTTAGTAAGAATTTACTTCAATCTTATCTTTTGGGTCATATACAGGTTAAGAGACAGGGTCTTTAAAATCTTTAATTTTATTTTTATTTGAGAGGTGAGTTCCCCCACCTCAATATGTATTTATAATTTATCTAAATTATGTATGTATTTAGAAGGGTAACGAATCTTCGTCAATCGCTGTCGTTTTCTTCTTAACACCTGTAATTCCTTTTTTAACTTCTTCTTTTTTATCTTCTTTGGACTTAATATCTACTTTAGCTGCTTCATATTTCTCCATTGCTTCTTTAGCTGTTTTAGAATCAATGTGTGACGGAGTATCTTCCTCAATCACGTTACCACCAATAACTAAAATACGTCTATCAGTTTCACGCTTAGTATCTACGATAGGTTTACCAATAGAATTTTCACTCTGACGCACTACTTCTTTAACAATATACTTGTTATAAATTTTACCTTGTAATGTCATTGTAGAACCTACTTCAACATCATCTTCAAAGTATGAAGCTACTCCGTTTTCATCGTCTGCTGAGAATTCAAATGGATGAGCTTGTCCTCGATAATCTACTGTAAACCCTTTAAATTTAACTTGATCCGTTTCCTCACCCTGTGCATCAGTTAAACGAACACCTCGTGAAGATACATATACTGTTAATGTGAATGTTGCACCAAAATCTTCAGGGTTAGCATTTTTGTTCTCAGAAATGTTTCGTGCTACAATCTGTGGATTCTCTCTAACTTCACCTGTGTTTTTATCTTTGTACATATTCACTTCTAATGAACCGAACACATTTACTACAGTAGCATTTCCTTCAGCACCATTAGCAACATCTTCCTTAGATACATAACGTTCTTCCATTGTTTCAATTGCTTTATAGTTTTTGTTTTCAACACGTTTAGTCGGATCTTTCTTATCTTTATATGACTTCATAGCCATCATAGATACACGATGTTCCTCACCCTCAGTTGTCTCAACAATTGCATTAACAATCTTCATAGGAATTTTGTCTGCTCCAGCTTCATCTTTGTGGATAACTTTAAATTCTTTTAGAACTCCTGTAAGGTTTACTCGGTTTTCGTATTGTTTTTTAATTTCTGCCATTATAAAATCTCTCCATTTTCTCATTAGTTTTTTATATAATTTATTTAATAACAATTTTTATGTAAAACTACCTAGACAACTATATAATCTCACTCTACAATTTCATCATTTAAATATTCAGGAATTGAATCATCAATGATTGGAATATCAGGAACAATATCAACAGTGTTACCTAATAACAACCCATTAGGCGATAGAATCGAGTCAGTTAATTGATCGACTGCCACTTGCACATTATTTGCATCTGCCACTAATAACACTCCACTTAAAGTAAATGCGTTCAGTATGTAAGCAATATCTTGGTCTTCTAATCCGCTGTATAAATCTGTGTTTAATCGTGCGTTACCCGTTACAACAACGTTACCTTTTGCTAAATCTTTTTCATTTAACATAAGATTACTTGTCATTGCATCATTGCTAGGAACTTCAAATTCTTCAATATCACTAACAACTACACGATTCGGGTCTGCAATCCAGAATACATAGTCACCAACAATACGTGATACTACATGTTTTCCCACTTGTTGTTGCACAAATGCTTCATATGATGGAAGCTTAGAAGCATCATATTCAACAATACGCTTGCTTTCATCTCCTAGTTTGTCTGTTCCTCTAGGTTTAATAACTAAAAATTTCATTTATGTAATCTCCTTACGCTGTAATATAAACAGTAGATAACTCAAATGATCCATATGTAGTGTAAACATTTTCTAACTCTTTAAATTTATTTACCATATCCAATGCAGGATTGGTAGTATCAGTGATTACTCCGTTTACTGCGATAATACTATCGTAATAAGCAATCACACTTTGAAAACTACTAATCTTTGTCCCTAAATTAACATCTAAATAAGAATAAATATTAGTTGGAGGTGTAACCACTGGATCTACAGATTCGACTTCTTCCAATTCTGGAGCTTGTTCATACTGCTCTTCAAAACCTTCTTGGAATGGACTATCTCTATAGGTGTCTCCTACATCCGAAAAAGATTCATTCTCATTAACTAGCTGTGTTTCACACATTCTAACTAAATCACTGATTGCTCTTTTTCTAAGAAAAACTACTAAATCATAGATTGTTCCATCAAAGTTCCCAATGTCGGCAACCAGTGATACATATTTTGTTTTTAAATCCATAATTAATTCTCCTGTTCTTTAAACTGGTTGAATTCTAATTGTCTCTTGTGTTCTTTGTTTCTGTAAATTTTAGGCGTTTCAGCGACAATATCAAATTCAATAACTGTACTTGATCCATCTTCTCCACTCATTAAATGGATATTAATGTGTTTCTTAATCAGTTTAAACATGTCTTGTAATGCTTCTTGTTCAATTTCTTCCCAATCCTTCTCTTTTAACTTTTCCAACGACTTGTCACGATGTACTTGTAATGTGTAATGTGCCAATTAATCTCCCTTTCTATAATTTATCTTTGCAATTATCTTGCAAAAAAATGATACAAATTGAACTACCTTTACATTATATCATTTTTTTAGAAGACAATCAAGCATTTTTTTAATATTTATATTTTATTTTTATGTAACCCCTTAATGGGGATTAATCAATTACTTCCACATTATATAATTCATATAATGCATTTTTATGTTTCTTTAAAAATTCTTTGAACTTCAAATTAGGATAGTTTTCTGGTACAAACTTATCATATCTTCTAAAAATTTCTTCTGTGTCTTGTAATGTAATCTGATTTTCTTTCGCAAGAAGGCTATAATGATAAATTATACCTGAATTAATAATAGTTGTCAATGATGAAATTAATCCTTCAGTCCATTCATTAATCTTTCTTAGTTTGCGGTAAACAAATTGCTTGTCCACTTGATCTGACTCGGCTTTTCCTACAGCAATATTTCTAAAAATATGGTCTCCCATAATAATATCTCGGCTACTATGCTTTTCGTCAGCTTCACCATTGCTAGGATAATAAGTTTGCTCACCATAAGTTTTTAACAATGCATTGAGTAATTCCTCAGAAATATCTAAATCTCTTGTTTTAATATCTCCTGTATTCTTATCAATACCATGCAATGTGATTGTGTAATATAACTCATCATATTTTTTGACTTGTTGAGTTGAAGCCTGCTTTACATGATCAATCTTCATGTTAGTTATTTCTGAGTGTTCATAACCTCCAATACCTTCAAACAAAGATAAGCATAATGCATAATCTACCCAGTTATAAATATCCTTCAATGCTTCATTCATATCATCTTTACTTAAATGCTTTAGTTTATATGTGACTAGATAATCCTCTAGTGAAGACACGGGAAAAATTTTATATAAATTAATATTGCTTTGTTTATCTCCATTCTCAATAGCATAATCACAATATTGTCTTAGCTGATGAAGATAAGTATATAAAGTGTTTTTATGTGCCGAATTGAACGAATACAACAAAATTTTAATTTCTTCATTGTTGAAATTATACAAATCCTTATCTAATTGAGATTCCAACTTTTCAGTGATATTAAACAATGACATAAAATGTTTTTTAGTATTTTCGTTTTCAATAGTTTCTAAAAAATCCTGTTTGTAAAAGTAAGAATAAAATTTCATAGTCCTCACCTAATTCCTTCAGTTTTTTCAATTTTGTTTTTTAGTTTTTCAATTTTCTGATCTGCTAATTTTTCATTATCTTTTAGTTTGTTGCCCGCCATAGTAAAATCATATTCATGGTTACGAAGATATTCTAATAACTCTTCCATAAAGTTTGTGAATTCACTAATTTCTTTATTATAACTATTAGCATACAATTTTATGAAAGATTTAACAATAGCTTGCGATTTAAAAGTTAAATTTACTTCTTTTAATTCATTGATTAAAAATAATACCTTGCTTAAATCTTCAGCTAAATTAACTTCCTCACGTCTTGTTTGAATATCGAATAACTCATCAATAATGTTTGTAAGATAACTATACGTGATAAGCGAGTTTTTATTTTTATGTTTGCTTGTAGCAATCATACGCTCTAACTCTACATCTGAATCTTTGATAGCCTTAACTACCTTAGATGCTTTAGAATCTTGTTGTAATTCGATCATTCTATTCTTAGACCAACTTGTAGCCTTACTATGTTGCTCTTGCCATCTGATAGCTTCTGAGGTTGTGTAGTTACTGAATACAACACTGAATTCAAAATCAAGTAAAGTATTATTACTGTATGCTCTTTGTGCAGCAAGAACACGGTGAAATCCATCTAAAACATCTAATCTACTGCCTTCAGTGATAACTAAGGAATAATCTTCATTGTTATATAGAAGCTCTTCCCCTTCTAAAGAAGTTTTTGGTGCAGCGTTTAGATAGATTGTGCTTTCTTTTAGTGAATCATTAAGAAGCAACTTTTCCATCTCTTTGATGTTCTTCATGTTTAATGTAGGTTTTTTGATTACTTTGTCTGTTCGTATTTCTAAAGTTGCTTCACGTTGAATATCAAAGTTATAATTAATAATTCCACTATTAACTAATTCAGCAATTTGTTGAACTGATAACTTTGTTCCATAGGTATTATTAATTGGAACGACAGGGAATAATTCCATTGGTAAATTGATATTTGATTTTTTGGAATATGATTTGTAGTCATATTGTTTAGCTTCGTCTTGCTCGCCTTTAGTAACGTATTCTGATAGTTTATCCTGTCTACCAAATACTTTAAACGCTTCAATAATAAACAATGTAATCAATCTAATGTCGGTAGTTTCAAAAAACTTCTCATCGAGATTTTTAACTGTGAAAGAGTTAGTAACTCCTTCAGGAATACCATACATTTCATTCATGTTTGTAATTAATTTGTTTTTTATTTCATCTGTGTTTTGATTTTTCAATTCATTGATCAATGTTTTAAATATTTGTTTTTTATCCATTTCTGTTTCCTCCTTTTTGTTTTTTGGTTTTTTGATTTTTAGACTTTTAGTTTTTTCAAAACTGGATTTTTAGATTTCTGTTATATAGGAATCTATTTTTTCGATTTTCACCTAGAAGTTTTTACATAATTTGTTTATTTATTTTAAATTATGTTTTCTACTTCTTCTATAATATATCATACTAATTTATCGTTTACAACAATTGTTTTGCATTTTCTATAATATTTTTTTATTTTATTAACTCTTTTTTAATCATTAGTTGAATTGCTTCAGGTAAACTAGATAAAACTTCTACCAGTTCTTCCTTGTTGTAATCACTAAAATTAACTTGTTTAGAGTTAACAGTCTCACGATTAGAGATTGATCCTTGAGTATCTTCTTCTACCTCTGCTAGATAACGTTGTGTTGTTGCGACATTCTCATGACCAGCTTTCATTTGAGCTTTACGAACATCTTTTGTTGTTTCATATACATAAGATACTGCACCCTTTTTAAAGCTGTGGAATGTGATATTACGGTTATCCCAACCTAACGCTGATTTTGCACGCTTAATCATTACTGAGCGATTTTGTTCTGAGAAGTTGAATAATGTGCCTTCTAATGTATCTAATCCCAAGCCTTCATAAATCCTATTATAAAACTCAATAGAGATTTGTTTGACATATGACTTCTTACCTTTGTCTACACCTTTAATCAATACTTTATCCTCTTTAACAATGAAAGAAGAAGAAATTAATTCATTTAATGCGTTGGCACGAATCCCTGTATCAAATGCTAATTCACAATAGAGTGCTTTCTTCTCAGCTTCATAACGCTCATTGTTTCTAATCCATTCAATCAGTCGCAACGCTTCCTCTTCACTGAGAACGTCATAGGAATTATTAGTCGCTTTGATTTTCTGCAAGCTATCCATGAAACTTAGATTGATGTTGAAACCATATTCATCTTCCATAGAATTAAGATAAACTCCTAACTCTTTAATAGCTACAAGCTTACGTTTAACAGAAGTCCCTTGTAAACCTTTTTCATTTAATAAGAAGTTGCGATAATTTGTGACTTGTTTACGGTTAATAGAATTTACTAATTCATTAATAGTTGCATATTCAGTACCCAATGTAAATTTTACAAACTGAAGTGTATCAAGTAAATATGCTTTACGTGTGCTTTCAGAGTTGATTCCTGATTCTTTAGCGAAGTCTTGAATCATATCATATGCTGTTGGTAATGAAGTAAATTGTAAAACCTGAGCCATAATTATCATTCCTTTTCATTTATTATTGTTTTATTTGTTAATTTAATTATAATTTATCTTATATGAAATTGCAAGCATTATCTATCAGATATTCAACTTTCCTGTTAATTTAATTTTGAAACAACTATATCTGGAATATCCCCCGTGAATTTTAAAATTTTCTGTTATATAGCGATTTTCAATTCCAATTTTAAAAACCCAAAAAATCCCCCGTGAAATTACAGAATTGCTGTTATATAGGGATTTCTGAACGTGAATCCATAGGGAACGAAAAGCGAAAAAAGAAAAGGCAGCTAGTCGCTACCCTTTGAGTTCTTGATATTGTTTTTCTGTAATATCCCCATTATCTTTTAATCTTTCAATTAGTGATCTGTTATCCTGTTTAGAATTATAAACTTCTACTGTAAAACCGTTATAAAGTATATCGTAATTTTTTTCTTGTTTCATGCTTAACACTCCTTTTAATTTGTTTGTATTACTATAATTAATTATAAGCCATTGTAATATGATAGTCAAACATTTTATTTAATTATTTATAATTTATTTATTAATATTTTCCGATCTTAATTTATACAGTAGTATCATACAGTGTTATCATTTATAAGCAATTTAAAGGCTATTACAAGCGATTAGATATAAGACATAAGGGAATACCCTTATTATTGTTTAAATGGTCTGTATAGCCTTTATATGATGAAATACTGAATTGTGTTAAAATGAAAGAAAAATGAAAACGGGAATAACAAGCAATTTATTGTTGCTATATTATGATAAAATATCACTTTTAACAGTTATATCAAAAACATGTAACATAAGTTTATAAGCTGTTTAAATTAGCTCCTAAGCGTTTTAAATAGCTATTTAATATACTACTATTAGATAATATAAAAGTCGCTATAAATGGTTTTAAATAGCCTATATGAAGCTGTAAAGAATTTAAGAATATATAAATAGTTGCTTTGATCCGTTTTGAATAGTAGCAGAAGTATAGCACACTTGAAAAACAAAAAAGCCTATCCATAATAGATAGGTTTGATAAATATATAATTTATTTAATGTTTTTAATCTTCTGAATCAAAATCAATATACTTTTTATATTGTCCTCCATACTTAATTAAAAACTCTGTTTCCGTCATCTTTTTACCGTCAAAGCCGCTATATAAATGGCTATCATTTGTATATGCTCGATCAGTCCAATAATTTTCATAAAGTCGTTTAGCCTCTTTATTAGTTAAAATATAAGTATTACCACTTTTTCTCACATGATTAATATTAATCTTATTATTTTTTAAATCACGCTCGCATGTCTTTGCTGGCAACTTATAAACTATTTCACACTCTTTGAATGTCATGACTTCCATCAAAACATTATTAAATTGTGTACGATTATTTTTTATTTTGTTTAATTTGTTCCAGCGTTTGAAAAATTCCCACAATAAACCATTTTTTGATCGTTTTTCGTTGTTTACAAAATTATTTTTTTTATATCTCATTTTTTTTGATCCTCCATAAAAGATAATAACAGACAACTATATATTATAGTTATCTGCTTTAAAATGTTTAATTGTGTATATACATTATTAAACTATTCCCACTATATTTTTCTGAAACTCTTTTTTTATATTGCTTTATGATATGCTGCTTAATATCGTTAAAATGTATCATGTCAATAATATCAAATACATAAAAGCAATCTAAACTATTGAAATTAATCTGATTGATAATGTCGTTTAAAATGTGATTTTTAACCGTAGAAGATGAAAGCATATAATTGATATTGTTGTATTGATTAATATTATCACGATCCAAAAATACAAACTTATCACATAAAGCAGCTAAACCATTTTCAATGCTATTGTATAAATTTTCTTCTCGTTCTTCTGCTGCTGCTGCTGTAAAATTATTTTTAAAGTATTTTAAATCGAGATCATAACCATTAACTAACGGACTTGTAAAAGTTTTTGAATACTCAATAAATTTATACATTGTTTTATTTGCTATTGTTGATACTTTAAAAATATCAATATATAGTACATTAACTTGATACTGTTTAATAGTGCTATTGTATATCAGCTTGTAGCGTAAGTAGTAAGTATTAATATACTCACTACTTAAAATTAAATTATCTGATAGCATTTTTTTGATCCTCCTATGCTTTTTTTATTTTATTTTATATTAATAACTAAAAACTTTGTTTTTATATGGTTTAGTCCATACACTAGCCATTTCTAAGATTTCCAGCACGTCGCTATGATTATTTAAATCTAATTTAATATATGATTCTTTGTCATGCTGATATTCGCTTTCCTCGATCATTCTTTCTAATAAATTACTACTTAAAATTTGTAAGTCGATAAAACTTTTAAAACCTGTTTCAAAACTACCAAATAAATAGTAACAATTTTTATCAACTAAGCTATATTTTTTCATATACTTAAACCTCCTTAAATTTTAATTAATAATAATATATATAGTCGTTACTATCTTGATTTAATTCTAATTCATTAATAATATAGTTATCTTCTATGAAGTCCTTTATATTGTTTTGATCTGTTCCAGTTCGTTCTATTGTTTTTCGTTGTATCATATTTTCAGCAATAGCGTTTTTGTATTTATCTATACTATCATATGCACCTAATAGAAAAATGTTATCATCTGTTAAATAATGTACTATATACAATTTCATTGTAATACCTCCATAGTTTTTATAATGTATTTATTTGATCAAAGTTTTATTTTATCTAATAACAATAATAATATCCATTAGGTAAAAATATATAATTGCAATCTTGCAAACGTTCGTCAATATCTTCGATTTCTGTTAAACCTGATATATCAATATTAAAATAATCGCTAGTTTCTTCTACTGTTTCAAATACTTGCATATTATTATAATCTTCATTTTCAAAAAAATCATTTAAATTCATATCATTTTCTTGATAAAATTCAATTAAATCATTTTTTAATTTTTTTGTTAATTCCATTTTTATTCCCTCCAGTTTTTAAGTTAAAATCATTATTTTATAAATACCAGTTATTACTATCTTGCATTAATTCATAATAGTTACTTGAGGTTATAATTCCCTCAATTTCTTCTGGATCCGTTACATAACTGATTTCATCGTTATAATTTACTTTTAAATTTTCAATTCTATCATAAATTTTTAAGTTAATAACGGGAATATTAATATAATTAATATTGTTTTGATCCTCCTGATTTTCAATAAATGAAATTGCGTTTTCTGTTAATTCCTTAATTAGTTCGTTGTAAAGTGTGCTATTATTCATTTTTATTAGCTCCATTCTATTTATAATTTGTTTTGTATGAAATGTTAGTTTTATTTTACTACTAATTCACAATATAGTTTATATTCTTTAAATTTATCATTACTAATAAATTCTTTATATTGTCCGATAGTTCTAGTTAAATTTAAAAATGTTTCATTGTCTGGAGTGTTGCCTCTTAATAAGATTGTGTTTTGTTGCAATCTGAATTGTGCTCGATCAAGTCCGAAAAACTCACATATATTTTTAATACATTCTTTTTTGTATTTCTCACAATCTTTTAAAGTTGTAAAGGTTGGACTTTCATATAAAAATGTTTTTGTGCTCATCTTTAAAACCTCCATTTTATCCAACTATTTTATGCTCAATATCATTTATAAAAAGATAGTCATATAAGTTCAAATGATAATCTTCGCTTGTATATTCCACAAAAAACTCATCTTCGCTACTGTATTCAGTATGATTATTCAGCCAATCCATAAAATCTTTATTATACATTAATAGGCTTTTTTCTTCTTCTTCTTGTGTTTCTTCATTCCATTCATGGAAATATATCTCTACTGTTTCGTATCCATTTTCTAAAAACTCATTTTGATTGATCATTTTTTCTACCTACCTTTTTTATATTTTATGTATCATAGCAAGCTACTGTTTTAACTTGCTATGATGTTTTGTTAGTTTAATTCTAAAAATAAATCAGTTGCAACGTTTAAAACATTTAAATTATATTTTAATTCGCTTAACTGATCCTCTATCACATTTTTAAAAGCTTCATCTTCTTTAAAATTTGGATATTCTACGGCTACGCCTGATAAACCACCGCTTGAAATAGATTCCACTAAAAAACTAACGTTATATGTTTGATTTGGAATATAGATAGTTGCGACAAGTGATACAAATAAGCTATCTTCTATTAAATCATCTTCTTCTACTACTTCTTTGATTTCTGCTAAAATCGCTTTACTATGATTATATTTTTCAGATACTTCTTTGATTTCTTGAAATGATTTTTTATTGTTTAATAATGTCATTTTATTTTTCCACCTTTTTATAATTTTTTTGTCTGATCTGCTTTGGGATAAAATTGTGAATTTAACTTAATTTACAAAAACTTGTAATCGTGCGTGCATTGTTGGCACTTTTTCATAGTTATTAGATTCTAGTTGCCTAATAATTTTATCCAATTCTTTTTTACTAGTTACAACTGTTTCAAACAAAGAATAGCCATGACCCTCCATCGCACGACTGTTGCCGATTGAGTACATTTTATTAGCTTGGTTAAATTCCACAAAGTCATATCCGCCAAAAGTTTTATCAATTCTCTTTAAAATTACCGTTCTATTCTCATGAATTTCTTTCATTTTAATTCCACCTTTTTATAATTTTTAAGTGTTAAATTTAAAAGTACCACCTTTTTAATGTTTAGCACTCATTAATTAAACGATCTGACAACCTTTATTATCTGCTGCTATCATTTAATTAATGAGGGGTAAACCCTCACTTGCTTATCCTTATTATATCAAATACTTTTTATAAAGTACAGTATTATCTATAATTTGTTTAATTATTTTTTTAAGTCTTAATACTAAGTTAAATAAGTTATTGCTACACGGATCGAGCAAAGTTCTATAAAAGACTTCATTTTTTATTGCGGCTTGTATAACTTCATTTTCAAAATTATTTGTTTTGTAATCATAGTTAACATTTTTACGCAATATAATATCATAATACATTTTTTCTAACCTCCTTAAACAATATTATTAAAGTTAAAACCGATATTATAGTATAGTCCACTTTGCCGATCTCTCACACAATAATAATATTTTATATCGTTCGGCTTGTTATCTTCTTTAATTTGTTGCACCTCATCAAAGTTAAGAAGATAATCATTAATTATTTTTTCGGCTTGCTGCTGGTCGTTAAATTCTTTGATAAATAATAATTCTCTATCCAACAAGCCGATATTATTAATTTTAAAGTTGTAACATGTTAAAGCAAGCAAACGTTAACCCTCCTCTAATATTCATGATTATTAAAATAATTAAAAGTATTGTATACTTCACTTTCAAAGATTTCAATTTCATTTTTTAATTTTTCTTCTTTATTCTCATCTGATAAACTACTATTTTCAATATTTATAATCATTTCATCTTTGAAGTGATTGTTAATATCATTTTTAGTCATTCCATAAATTTTTTCATACTCTTTTTCGGCTTGTTTGTCATGATCAAATACAATAGTATTGTTAGGATCATAATAGATACCATTGTCGATAAAGTCACATAACTTATTTACAATTTTAGCTGCTGTTATTCCATTGTCAATAGTATTCTTGTATGATACAATTTCAGTCATATTGTAATAAATCAATTCATTTTCAGATAATTCTACGATTTCCAAACCGATATAATTTTGTTGAGATTGTTGATAAGTGATTTCAATAATTTTCACTTTTTAGTACCTCCATTATATTTTATTTACTCTTAAAGCATATCAAATTAATATCTTATTGTACAGTGTTTATTGTGTTTCATGTTTAATAACTATTATTTACATAAGTACCGTAGTAATTTTCATTTTTAAAATACATAACATCAATATTACCATAATAACAATATTGTAAAAATTTCTCTTTTTCAATATTGTTATAATATTCTAATATACTTATTAGATCCATATCGCAATATACGTCATAATCATCATTTATTTCATTCTCTTTACAATATTCTTCTAAACTTTCATATGTGTATAGTTCATGTACGTTATTATAAAAGCCTGTTAACTCGTCTTGATTATAATTGTTTTCTTCAACCATAACCGACCAACCACAATCACTTAAAAATTTATCTAGTGTATTCATTTTAATTTTCCACCTTTATATAATTTATTTTACTTGTAAACTTTACAAGTATTATTTTTATTAAACTGATCAATGTAGCTGTATTCTTTACAGTTATCTGACAAGTTAATAACAATTAAGTATGTCATCATAATCAGCAGCAATATAATAACAATTAAGTTAATCGCTTTGCTACTTAATTCCATTAAATAACCTCCTCAACAATAAATTTGTAAAATTCCATTAAACTATATAATTTATTTTCTTTGAGTTGATCACAATTTATATAATCATACTCAATACAATTTAATTGTATTTTAATAATGTCACGGTAAAATTTGAAACCTTGATTATTATAAAAATCGTGCTGTAAATCAGATAATGAAATGTTACTGTTTAGAATTTGAGCTAAACAATAACCCTTCATTCGTTCGGTTTGTTGTAAAGTCATAGTGTTTGTTTTGATCTTCATTGTGTTTGTCCTCCTATTAGTTTTAATTAAGTAACTTTATTACTTGTATCAAGTATATCAAATACTTTTAAATAAGTCTAGTATTTTCTATAATTTATTTAAAAGTATTTTGTTTATGTTAGCACCTTTTTAATTTTCTATGGCTTCAATAATATTTTGAGGATCTGAGAAAGTATAATACCCGTATTCTTTTTTATGGTCAAAATCTTTTATTGCTGTTTTCTCAGATTCATAAAATGACTTTTTAGTCGGTTCGCTAGTGTGAACCATATTATCAAATTCAATCGCTTTTAATAGTTCTGATTGATTGTCATAAGTTACCTCATATTCAAATATAGCGGCTTGATTTTCTTTACCATTTGTTAAAGTGACTTCAGTATATAATTCTGATACATAAAAAGTATATGAACCATTTTCATTTGCTGTAAAATCTTCAATAATTTGTTCACTTTCTTCTATTTCTTCTATTTCCTTTATTTCTCTTTTAACGATTGTTTTAAACTGTTTTCTTATATCATTTAAAGAGTATTCATGAATAGTTGATACTTGAGTTGTCGTGCTAATATATTCAGCGTGAAGTTCTACCCAATAACCATCTATATCTTTATAAATATCTTTGATTGCCGCTTGATATTTTTTAGGGACGTATTTCATATATTTGTTTTCTAACATTTTAATTACCTACCTTTTTTTAGTTTATTAGTTAGTTAATTAACTAATCTTATCTTATTTATAATTATACTTCATATAGATAGATAAGTCAAACATTATCTATAATTTATCATTAATAAATCAGAAAATAAAAAGCCTATCATCTGATAGACTTTATAAGCTGCTATTTAATTGATCTTAAGTCAAAACTAATTTTATTTAAAAATGAGTTTTCTTGTAAACAATTTTGGAATAATGTATACACTTCTTCTTTTTCAAAATCATTTCCTAGTTCTAATTTTATATTTAATGGTATACAATAGTTATAACTATCTTTCACAAAATCGTTATAAGTATATTCATATTCTTTTAACTCATTACGCAAAATCTCAGCATTTTCTTTAATTGCGTCATTCATGATCATAGAAATGTATTTAACCGCTAATTCATTTTTTAAATTTGTCATTGTAATAACCTCACTTGATAGTATAGTATAAAGTTATTAACTAACCTTATCTATTTATAAGTATATACTATATTAATATTATTGTCAACTGTTTTATATAATTTATTTAATAAGTTTATTAGAATTAACAGACTGTATAGCAAGCTGCTTATATACGTTGATTATGTATATCTCGCACAATAGACGATAGACAAGACTATAAAGGGTATGTAAGGTTAATTAATAAAGTCGCTAGAAATAGCCTATATGATCAAATAAAGCTATATGAATATGTGACAATGTGCTATATGGTTGGTATATGGTAATTGTTGGAATAGATAATATAGTATGATAAATGTATGCAATATCATGTATATATGATGTATATTAATATTAACATGTGATAGTTGTAATATATGGTATATTGTATTGTGTGATATAAGATAGTGCGATGTATAGTTGTACGATACAGTGTAGTATGATATAAAGTTGTATAATATATAGTTGTGAAGTATATAGTATAGTATAATATATTGTTATGCAATATGAATTGATATAGTGATAATGATATGAATGATATATATTGTATGATATATATATGTTTATGTGATCAGATGTGATATAAGAAGTAAGATAATATATATATAATATTAAGATGTGAGGATCAGAATGATATAGTATAGTTATAGTATAGTGGATTATATAATATGTGCTGATTGTATGTGCTGGATTGTGAAATATGATATTTGATATTTGATATTTGAAAAACTGGATTATGATATTTGAAATGCGATATTTGAAATGTGGAATATGATAACATGATTCTGATGTGATTGTATGTTAATATGTGATAGTAGTATATTGATAATATGATTATGATGTGGTTATGATGTCAGAGTATTATAATATGGTTATAGTATATAATATATATTAGGTATAATAGTTATACTAGATATATAAAGTATAGTTGATATAAAAAGTATAGTATAGTGATTGAAGTAACTACCTTGTAATGCAAGATAGCTAAAGATGTATTTTAGATACATGTTTAACAGTTGACATTTATTTCCATGTTATACGATTCAATCAAAATTTTTAAATTAATAATGTTTCACGTTAAACATTGTACAATTTAATTTTATAATATATAATAATAAATAAGTTAATCATTAATCATATATATTTCATCAGCAGCAAAAA